CTTTCTATTTTTAATTTAAATGATTAATATGGGTAATTTGATAGACAAGAGAAAGAATTAAATTTGGTAAAAAATTATAGATAAATTGTTTATAAAAGGGAAAGTTAAGAAATTGAAAAAGGATTGTAGAAGCGAGAAAATTATGAATAATATTATTAAGAGATATTTTGAACTTAAAGCCAGAGATGATAATAGACCTTTTGTTCGTTTGTTGAGTGTTGCTTATCAAAATGATAAGATTACTGATGATGAGGCTTTATTATTTTGTAGTAATAATTGGAAAAAGATGCATGGTTTCAATCTTGAAAAATATGGAAAGATGGATTATAGAGGTAAGGGTAAAAATTACAAAGAATTCTTGTGGAATGACAAAGTAAGTTTTGTTATTAATGAAAAAATAATGAAAATAATGAAAGATTACGTTGTGAACGAGAGGAATGGCATTGGACTGGGTGAAAAGGATGTTGGAAGTAAAAAATGGGAATGGGCATTTTGGAGTGATTTGCTTGGAGTTATGGAAAATGGATGCATTTAAGGTTAAAGTGGAAGAATAAAAAGAAAATGAAGAAGGATAGAGGCTGTGATGGCTTCTATCCTTTTTTTTAAAATTTTTTATTTTTTAAATTTTTTAAATTTTTTATTTTTTTTGAAAAATTTTTTTTAATTTACATTTTTGCAGCTTAAATTTTTTCAACTACCTCTACTTTCATCTGATTTTATGTACTTCTTAAATCTTTTTTAAGAGGTAAATGTAAATTCGAGTGTACTCATTTATACATTTGATTTACTCATTGACTGTTTGTTCTCATTCGAATGAATAGTCAATCCCCTGCGTAAATCAATCCTTACTTCTTCTTATCCTGAAGAGTTAAGAATTAATTTACATAAACACTCAGCAATTAATCTCTTAGCAATTTTTCCAGTAGCTAAGAAATTAATAAACATCAAACATTTCGTCAGGTTATAAGACGTAAAAACCAGAAAGGAACAAATCATGGAAAACCGTCTCGTTCTTAACATTTTTGGCGTTATCGCCAACATCCTCAACAATATGGACATCACTTTCGCTGATGAGGCGATTGGTGGCTATTCTGTGGATGAAATCACCATTCGCATCAGCAGCAGCGTTACTCGCAAGGGTTATGTTGATGTGGAAGTCTGCACAGAAGATGATTGCTCTTCTGTGGAAGAGTTTCGTGTATGGGCGAACGCTGATGTTGTTACTCGCGTTCGCTATCTCATCAATATTGATGAGGATGGTGATAAGGAGTACGCCTATTACACCATCAATGAGGGTCTTATTCCTGTTAAAGAATAAATTGCCCTCCCAATCCCGAAACAGGGAGAGACTAACAATCTCTCTTTGTCTGTCGTAGCTGGTTACTACGGCACTGATGATGGGAAACCAAAGTCAGCAATCCATCATGAAAGGAGGTAAAGAAAACATGATGGAAGCTATCTTCATTGGTAGCATCATTAGTAGCATCATTGCTATCACTGGTGTTATCAGCCTTGCTTCTATGTACATCATCTACAGATGCACAGGTGGTAAGAAGAGTTTCATGTGGTATATTCGCCACATCTAACTTTTCGACTCGTTCTGGAAGGTTAACGAGTATAAACAAATAGCCCTTCTCCAAACAAAAGTAAAGAGACACTTCCGAACAAGTGTCTCTTTATTTTGTAGTGCTTATTAACCTATATTGATAAGTACTTCTATCAATCTTCAGGAGGTAAAATAACGAAGACGATTATCTAAGTAAATTATTTTCTTTGCGTAATTGTTGTTTTAGTAATAAAGCACCACAACGTATAAGTTAATAATTTATACACATCACCAGTAAGAAAGGTGTATAGGCATCTTTCTTACTACAATGACAGTATAACATATAAAGTTATATTTGTCAATAGATTTTCTAAAAAAAGAACAAAAGGAGTTAAAGCTATGTATATCAACGACATCAACATTACCATCAGTAACAACAATAAGTGGCTCGACAAGTTAGTAGACAGTTTTAATACCCCGTCCTTCACAGAGACCTTTGTAAAGGTCTATGACCGTTTTCGCAATCAGGGGGCAACCTTCCTCCAGTGGAGAGCCCTGAAGACTGTCTTCAATGAAATTTTCACTGAAGAAGAAGAAAATGTTTGGAAGGGCATTCTTACCTTAATGCAGAAAACTTGTATCACTTTCCCTCAGTCCGAAGGTGGCCGCACAAGTTACTGCTGGAACAGAAAGATTGTCCATGAGAAAGACGGTTGTGAAGGGTGGATGATTGAGAACTAATCCACTCTTTTGTCCTGAATATGACAATAAACTGTTCAATACCTAAGCATTGTTAAAGCCCAGTATCCGCCCCAAAAGGAGTTGATACTGGGCTTAATAGAGTGCTTAGCAATCCAAATCGCACTCGGAAAGGAGGAAATTATCATGTAGAAAATAATTTCCGTAAATTATGCTCTTAATGTTGTAACAGTTGCGATACTGAAGAATTATAACTTCTGAGCATAATAACACCAAGAGGAGAGGAGTTAGTAGCTTCTCTCCTCTATATGATTATCTTGAAGAACCACAACTTCTAAGATAATTGTACATCAAAGAGGTTGTGTAGGCAATCTCTTTACCATCATTATAACACAAAACAAAATGGTTGTCAAGGAAAAGACGTAAAAACCAGAAAGGAATCAAAGTATGTACATCAATATGAATTCTGTTGTTGTGGTCGCTATCTCTCTCGCAATCGTAATGATTGCATACGGTGTTATCATTAACATCGAAGCAATTGTGCATAAGAAGAGCATGAATCCTCGTGCCATGTTCATTATCATGGCTATTCTTGCTATTTCTGTTATTGTTTTTATCTGTAACATTGATTACAGTAAGAGCACCCCCGCAGAGGTCTACACGGAAGAAGACCTCACAGGAAGCTATAACGCTGGTTACGACAAAGGCATTGAAGAAGCCTATACGACAACTGAGGATTGGTTCTCTAATCTTCAGTCTGTTACTATCGGCGAAGACAACTCCACAATCCATCTCATTGATGGTAATGGAGAAGAATGGGTTCTGGTAAGTGACGATTATCAGAACTAACCCCTCGACCTGAGCAAGTCGTTAAACTACTCAATATAACAGAAGGAGAGATATCCCTACATCTCTCCTCTGTAGTGAATAAGGACCTACATCCTTGTTTGCTTTTATCTTCTTAAGGAGGTAAAACAATGAAGAAGATTATTTCAGTCGATTATTCTTTAAGCGTCGTTGTAGTTGTAATTCTAAAGAACTATAACTTCTAAGAAGAATAAAAGCTCATTAATAAGAGAAGTGTGTAGGCACTTCTCTTATTACAATAATAAGTATAGCATATAAAGTTATGCTTGTCAAGACTTTTATAAACAGAATCTAAGCATTGTTAAAGGGTAGGAACATATGCTCCTACCCTTCATAGAGTGCTTAGTTACCGCTAAGACTCTATCTTATCTGACCAATAAGATAATAAATAACAAGTTAGTCACCAACACTAACGAGTTAAAAGAAAGGAGGAATTCATGTAGGATAGTCTTAGTAATAAAGCAAAGATTGGTTCTATTCTAAAGTAGTATATCACTTCTGAATTTGAGTTTAATTGGTATATGCAACGCCTAAGTGTTGAATAGCTGATTGAATTCTTCCAGATAGATATATCTAAGTTGGACTTAGACTAATCAATTTAATAAGAAGAGTGGATTGGTCAACCACTTTTCTTATTACAATAGCAAGTATAACACACAAACAAATATTTGTCAAGCTCAAAAGAGCAGAAAGGAAAAAAGAAATGAAAAACATTACTTTAGATGGATATGAATATACTGTGGTCTATAAGCAGGCTACCACAATGAATACTCTCTGTGTCTATAAAATTCAGCAAGTCATTGAGGAGACTGATGAAGCTCCTGTGTTTTTTCTTGCATCAGGCGAATTGAGAGAACGGTTTATCAGTATGAGTACCTTCAATGAAATGAAAACTCATATTATGCCTCAGCACTACGAAGGGTTTTTCAAAGATGAATTCACTGCCATTCTTATGGCAAAGAATGTTGCAATGGATTCTTATATTGCACTACAGAAGTCTGCTCTCGAAGAGGCTCGGAGAGCTTTGGCAGAAGTAACTGAAAAGCTTGCAAAGCTTCAATCTGAAATTTCTTGGGAAGGTTGTGATGCTTTTATTAAGTATTATGATTCTCAGGAGGAACTGAGAGAGGCGGCTCTGAAGTGTGAAAAGGAGGCTGAAAATAAATGACATAAAGTTTATTTGAGTTGAAAGGAGGTGTATATATGAAGCTCAAATATTTCTATGATGGACCTGTTACCAGATGGTATGACTATTATTGTCATTATTCTGGTTACACAATGGCTTCTTCTGAGAAACAAGCCTTGAATAATCTCAGAGGTAGAATAAAGCGTGAGAAGGGTTTAACCATGGATTCCAAGTTAGAGTTAAACCTTAAATATCTCAAGCAATTGTAAATATCAACAATCAATTTGACAAAAGAAAGGAATTAAAGTCATGTCTAAGAAAGTGAAAAACACTGTTCGCTCTCTCACAAACATTCCCACTCATTTAGAAGCGCCTTCTCTTAGTAGGGCGCTTGATACCTATGGAAATCTGAACTGCTTGATTGATTCAAGTTTGAAAGAAATCATTAAATGGTGTGCAAAAAGCGCCAAAGATGATACAAAAGAGAGATATGTTTTCTCTCTTAAGAATTTGGAGTATATCCTTGAGCATCTCAGTACTGAGGTGCTTGTAACCATTAAGGTTACTCCCCTTGAAGATGATTTTGGAAATCCTTGGTGTTGGATGCTTACCAAAATCAAAAAGAAACGCATTTGCTTCTAACCATATAGCTTAAGACAAATTCAAAATCAAATTTAATACAGACTTGAAAGGAGTCAAAGTAAAATGAAAAAGATTAGTGTTATGGGTCGTAATTACACTCTCGACCAGACCTTAGCTGAGATGAATTCCTCTTGGGGTGTTAAGCATCTTTGCAAAGTTAAGAACAACTTCTGCGAAAACATCTGCAAGGGTAAATCCTGTAAGATGTGTGAGAAATGTGAGATTGAACAATGTTTCAATCTCTCTCTCAAAGAAATCAAAGAAGGAAAGCGTAAGGAATTAATTCCTTGTGCTGAATGTTTTAACGATAGAGTCAATTATGGTGCTCGTCGTTATTACAATGGCAAAGGCATCAAAACGGAGGTGTGGCATGTTTAAAATTGTTAATCGTTACGGTAAATCCGTAACAGTCACAATGAGCATGAAGGAAAAGACTGTATTTAACAGTGAAGTGTTTGCAAACATTGTTTGTAAATTCCTCAATACTAAAGAAACCAAACCTGACTGGCTTGTAAACAATTTCGATGTTGTTGCTTGCAAGCCTTATAAGGTAGAAAGAGTTTAAACATTGTTAGAGGGATGGAAAACAACTTCCATCCCTCAATAGAGTGTTTAAGCCCAACTTATTCACTCACACATTAATTCAGCCTACAATAAATTAATGTATTATTAAATTAGAAAGGAGTTTTGCTATGTAGAAAATCTTAGCAGTTGACTATTATTGGTCTATAATAATAGTCTTCATCATTTACAATCGTAATTAATCCCAGTTGATTACGTCACAAGTAGAGAGTGTAGGCTTTCTACTTGTGTTTATCTTAACACACTTGATAATATCTGTCAAGTGAACTTTTTTGATTTATGAAAGGAATTTAGAATTATGAAGAAGATTAATCTCACCAACATTAAGAACGAAAAGTCCGTCAGCGAAGTCCTGTTCGATGCACTTAAGCCCAAGGCAATCACCAATGAACAGTCTAAAACTGTTTATGCTCTCAAACTCTCTGTTGAAAGAGAAATTGAGAAAAGAGAAGACGGTCGTAACTGGGCTATTAGAGACATTCCTCTTTATCTTCCTGAAGTGGATTTACACTATCAGCGTGAACCCAAAAACTATGAAGTAGCCAAAATTACCAACAACTTTAATATCAATAAAGTTGAAGTTAAAGCAGCTTCTATTCGTAAAGTTGGTAACACTTGGCATCTGTTTCTTATGGATGGGGCTCATACTTTGAGCGTTCTGCTTTATATGCAGAGTAAAGGTTTCCCCATTTATGCTATCACCTGTAAGGTTTTTATCAATCTTACTCTGGAAGAAGAAGCAGATTTGTTTGCTACTCAGAATGAAGGTAAGACTAACCTTCGTGGCTATGAAAGATATAAAGCTGAACTTTGTGCAAAGAAGCCCACAGCAGTGATTATCAATCAAGTCACAAAGGAATTTGGTCTGACTGTTAAGACCAATCGCAATAGCACCATCAATCGTTATAATAACATCAATGCAGTTGAAGAGCTGTATCGTATTGTTAAGCGCGATGGTGAAAACGCTCTTCGTTTTGTGTTCGCTGTTCTTCAGGGGACTGGTTGGAAGGATGATATGGTTTATACTCAGCGCATGTTAGCAGGAATTTCTGCTTGCTACAAGCACTGTGAAGATACCAAAGCATTCAACTATTTTCTGTTGAATCTTAAGCAGTATAAGAGCTGTGATGAGTTTGTTCGTGTTGCTCAGGATAAGATTGAAGAACACGAAGGTCATCCCGCTGAGAAGATTCGTGATTATCTTCTTACCTACATGGTTTACAAGAAGTAAAAGAGAAAAGACTGGCAGCTACCAACTACCAGTCTCGCTTAAGACTCCAGACTCCTGTAAAGTCTGTTTACATAATTACTCACAGAAAGGAGTATATCACATGAAAAAATATCTTTATGTTGATATGGTTGCATAGGTTTTTGCAATCAGAGTCCTCTATAATAGAAATTAATGAAGTAATTAGAGACTAAAACCTACACTCATCAAGTAAAAGTTACAGGCTACCTTGCTTGATGAGTGTAATATAACACAAACACCAACACTTGTCAAGTAGTTTGTAAAATTTCTTTTTAAATACTTGACACCATTAAGAAAGGAAAGTATAATATGACTAATCAAACTTACAATTATGTCCTCGTCGCCCATGATGGAGTCAATTTCTACCCTGTTTATTCTTCTAACCAAAGAACAGTTGTGGAGAATATTATGTGGGCTGTATGTATTCAGAAAGATGGCTTCAATAAAATCAATAAGGAGAAGCTGAAAGAATTTCTTCTTCTTAACAAGATTAAACTTGTTGACCAATTGGAGGATAATGGTGTCCCTACATCTCCCGATTGGAGAATCAACCCGTCTCATCTTTTGAAAGAACTTGATAAGAATTGGGACTATTGGAATATGTTCCTGCTTACTGTCCCTGCTCTTAACTTCTAAAGGTTAAAATATATCTTGTATTTCAATTAAGAAAGGAAATGTAATATTATGGACAACAAACTTTACCTCCAGCGCAGAACGGAATACCTTCTTCAACAGGCAATTGATGCTGAAATTGAGCGTTGCAAGGAGCTAAGGAATAACTTTGATATTTCTCATTGTTGCACTGAAATTGGCCTCCTAGTAGCTCTTAAAATTCAGGCTAGAGACTTGATTGATAAGCTGTAAAGGTTGATAGAGTGCAGGATTGAAATATATCCTGCACTTCAATGAGCCTTTAAGCTCAATAAATTTACGTCACGTTCAAGACGTTAAAACGGAAAGGAGCCAAACTATGGCTAACATCAACATCAACACTAAGAAGTCCCTCAATCGCGTTCAGCTCATGAAGGAAAACAATACCAATATGGAATTCCTTTATATCGACGGAATTAAATGCGGTTGCATGGGTTCTGTCAATGACCGCGACCGTGAGGCTGGTCTTGCTGTTATCCAGCGTATTGTTGATAACAGTGACAAGACTGGCATGGCTCTCGTTATGGAGGTTATGGCTCAGGTTCAGTTTGAGTCCTCTATGAATGAGAAGGAAATCAACCCTGATGAAGTCCTCGAAGTTAAGGTTGATGGTATCATTTATCCCTGCGTTCTCAGCTATGAAAAGAAAGCTTTGTTTGATGAAGCTGGCGAGGAAATCTGCAACACTCGTGATATTGATTGTGAACTGGATGAACGGGCTCTTAAGGCTCTTCTTGAAGCTCGTGCAATCAATGCTCTTCGTGAGGATTTGGCAAGCAAACACGATGACTACGAGGATGAAGATGAGGATGAGGATTGTGAGGAAGATTATGAGTAATTTCTAATCATTCATCTATAAATTCTCATCAAATTAACAACAAAATAGGAGAGGGTTGAAATATACCCTCTCCACTTTAAAGAAAGGAAAAGAGAAAATGAATGATAACAACAAGTACTATGTTCCCATTTACAGTGCCGTTGATACCATTCTTATCGCGGCTACTATTACTATGGCTATCCTGAAGTATAACGCAGGATATGATATTCCTACAATTGTTGTATTTACCCCTTTAATTGCTATAGCAATTATATTTGGTATTCGCCTTGGTATCGCTTTCATTGCATTGGGGGTTATTACTTTTATGGATATCCATGAAGGAAGTAAAAGATATCATAATTCTCACGAACGCTATGAAAGCGCTCCTAAAATTTATTGGAATCCAGAAACAAAAGAAATGGAAGGAGTTGAACCTATGCCTGAATACGACAAATGGAAAGATGAAGAATAACTCAACCAACACAATCAACTAATTTTAAAATGAAAGGAAATTCAGAAAATGAACACCACTTACATTGACAACATCCCCAACGAAATCATTGAAAAGAACAAAGCTACTGTGAAAAAGTTCCTTTCAACTAAAGAGGGTGCTCATCCCAATCTTAACAATTGCCCTGATATCACTTTATATTGGCAGCAGAAAGCAAATGGTAAAGCTTTTCACTTGCTGAGAGGGGAATATGAAATTATTCAGTCTAACGATACTGTTGGTCAGTATCGTAAAGGAGTAACTGGTCATTACAATGTGAGTAATATTCAATCCCGCACAATCGTTGTTGGTTCTGGTAAAGATGCAAAAGTTACTTATGCTAAATATTATCCTGAGTTTGAAATGCTTGTGCTTGGTATCATGGAAATTAGCACAAAAAAGATTCCTGAAGAGAAAAGAAATTACCACTTTGTAGAACGTTATTTTCTTTTCAAGAATTGCCCTGCTCCATTTGATATCAATGGAGATATTGCCTTTAAATCTAAAGGAGGTAAATTCTATAGCTTAGGATTTGTTAATTTCCTCGAACATGATTTGTGTAAGGCTATTTTTCATTTCTACTTTTCTCAAACAATTGAGGAATTTACTGAAAAGGAATGCAATCCGAGAATCAAGTGGACGCAATGGACTCCTTATACGTTCGCTGATTATTATAAAGTGGCGTATCCTCGTATTATTTCTAAATCTTCAGCGGATATTTCTGAAATTGTCAACAGCTTGCCAACTGTCAATTTAAATGAACTTCGTCAGTTATATCCTAAGAAAGCCATTGATGTCAAAAACAACTGGAACAATGAATATCACACTGAATACAAAGATACAATTTGGACATTTAATATCTTAAATGATAATTATTGTGTCATTCGTCAGTTCGGTGGGTATTTCGAGTTTGAAGAGCAGTCACGTATTCTTATTGATAACAAAGGAAAAGTAACAATCTTCAAACCACATGCAATTCTTAATGGAAGTGTTGTATTTAGAGTGTCCAGCTCTTCTGATGTTGGAGTTCCTGCTGATAATACCTGTTTCTTCAAAGGTTTTGAGGATATGTTTAAGTTTAAGAGATTGTTTTATATCTCTTCTATCATCAATGATAGCGACATTATGACTAAAACAAATTCCTTAATTCTCAGAATCATTTACACTCTTAGATGTCCTGCTATCGAACAATTTTATAAAGCTGGATATAAATACATCGCCAATTATCTCCTGAGTGCATCTGCAAAATCTGACATTGAACATCTTTTTGGATTTAGAAAATATTCTAAATCTGCAAACATTTATGAACTTAGTGGCATGAACAAGCACCAGCTTGAATTGGTAGATAAGATGTTTGAGGAAAAGAAAAAGAACCCCAATAGTCCAACTTCTATTTACAGAGGTTTGACCTATACTCCTCGATGTGTAATTGAAACCGTTCGATTTGTTGCTGGCGTTAAAAATCTTTCTTCTATTACCGACAAAGACTCTGACTTTTACTTTAACATGGCAAAAAGAATGAATAATGTTCATTCTGACTATCATAATTTTTTGCATTTTGTTGGAGTAGATAACAAAGTATATACTTATTATCGTAGCAGAGAAAGTTGGGAGTACATGAGCAAAGACAGAAACATCCAGCCGCCAACTCTTGAACAAAATGAAAAGGATAGAAAGAATCTTCTCAAGCTTATGCGTCTTCAGGAAAAAACCGATAAGAAAGGTCTTAATGAGGATGTGTTTAGAATTTTTTCTGATACCTTAAATTTGTTCAAGCAAATCTCAAACACCAACCGTCCTGATATTGATTTGTATGCTTGTAAAGATGTGAATGAGCTTCATCGTTATCACAATATGCTGATTGAAATCAACATTACAGACAAAGAAGCAAGAAACAAAGAAGAACAGGAGAGATTGAACAAGTTAGCAGCTAAACTTTATGACCAGCGCAAAGAAAAATTTGAATATGCTGATGACAACTTCTCCATTGTTGTTCTTAAAGAGATGAACAAAATTACAAAGGAAGGTGTATATCTTCACCATTGTGTTGGTGGTTATATCAATCGTGTTGCAGAAGGTAGAACAAACATTCTGTTCTTAAGAAAAAATGAAGAAATTGATATTCCTTTCTTTACGATTGAAGTTAACAACCACAATGAAATCATTCAAATTCATGGACTTTACAATCGTTGGCTTGGAAATGAACCTGATGCAGTCAAATTTGTAATTGACTGGATTCATGAAAAGGGAATCAAATGTCCTGTCAACATTGTGCTCAACAAAGGTCAAGGCTATAGCGCAAGTAGCAGTAAACTTGATGCTAAAGAATATGGTTTGGAGGGTAAAAGTTATGTCTAAACGTACACCTAACAATGCTATCACAGAGTATCCCCAGTACGATGGTATGTACTATGACCGCTGTGAAGGAATTCAGCGTAAGACTCATGGCAGTTATCGGTACAAAATTAACAAACAGTACAAAGAAAAGCGAAAGCAGTATTTGTACACAATAGAAAAAGAGCAGGAATAAAATCCTGCTCTCTTTTGATATAATCAGTTCCTATAAACTGTTTATATATTAACGCTAAATGGAAAGGAGAATGTCTATGTAGACAGTTAAACAAATAAACTATTAGTTTAATGTTTATTATTGTTCTATCATTCTTGGCCGGACGTACGAACTTTAATAACTTAAATTAATTTCCACTAAAGAGGATTGTATAGGCAATTCTCTTTAGCTCGATATAACCAGTTCCTATAAACTGTTATATAATTGCCCCTTGTCTAAGGAGGAAAGGAGTTGAAAGCCATGTAGAGAATCTTCTTTGTAAGTTACTATTATAATCTCTCGTAGATTAGGATAATTTACAACCGTAATTAATAGCCGTTAATTACGAAGATGTGTAGATGGTAAATAAGAAGTATAGGATTCTTCTTATCATCTATACATATATTAACACACAACATCAATCTTGTCAAGTACTTCTTAAAATTTAATTTCTTTATTTAGTTTAAATACTTGACATTTGCGGATTTGGGATTTATAATAATCTCATCTTAAATCAAACAACACATTACATTAAAAACTTTTTTGTTTAGAGCTTAAAGCTCGGAAAGGAATTTACTATGGGTTTCGCCAATTATAACGTTGATAAGGTCAATGCTGTTCTGGAAGCTGTTGAGAACACTCCTCGTAAGAAGTACTACGAAGATATGGGTATCACTCTTGAGAACGTAACTTCTCTTGAGTCTGCTCTCAAGCTTAGTGGCTTGGACTATTCTGTTGAGAAGCGTCCTATCCAGTTCGTGAACAAGGTTGAACAGGAATGGAATGGCCAAAAGATTCTGGTTGATACCCCTTTTATCATCCCTGACCAGTTTGCAACCATTCGTACTGACACTAATGCTCCTTTGGGCATTGTCGGTAAGAATTACAACATCCTTCAGAATCGTGAAGCTTTTGACTTCTTGGACTCTCTTGCTTTGGGAGGTGCTAAGTTTGAAACTGCTGGTAGCTATGGACCTAATGGAGCTAAGAGCTTCATCACCATGTCTACTGAGCCTATGAAGATTCTGGACGATGAGTTCTTGCCCACCATGATGTTCCTTAATAGCCATGATGGTTCTAAGGCAATTCAGGCAATGTTCATCAGTATCCGCATCTTCTGTTCCAACTGCATCGCTCGTGCAACCAGAGGTGCAGAGAACCGTGTAAGTATTCGTCACAGCAATTCCATGCAGGCTAAGTTGGAACAGGCTAAGACCGTTCTGCTTCAGAATACCAATTATCTTGAACGTCTTAAGGTTGAGGCTGAAAAGCTGGCAGTCACTCCTTACTCCAAGGAAGCCTTTGAAGCTCTTGCTCGTGAGCTCTTCCCTGTCAAGGCTGAGGATTCTGAGATTCTTCAGATTCGTAATCTGGCTATGATTGAAAAGCTTATGACGGCTTACAATCAGGATGACCTTCAGAACTTCAACAACACGGCTTGGAAGGCTTTGAATGCAATTTCTGACTTTGAGAGTCATCCCACTCAGATGCGCAAGTCTTCCAAGTCTACTACCACAGGAGCGTTCACGGCTGTTGCAGTTAATACCATGCCTATTCTGAACTCTGTTTGGAATCGTATTGCTGCTTAACAAAAAAACAACCAAACCAAAAAGGAGAACAAAAATAATGAAAAAGATTAATCTTGCTCTTATCATCATCACTATTCTCATGACTTTTATGTATATCAACAGCAGAGAGAAAATCTCTGCTCTTGGTGTATCTATTGATGATTACACAGACCAGATTGCAGAACTTCAGGCTCAGGTTCTTATGTATGAATACGAAACATGGAAAGCTCCTTCGGATGAGTCTCTTTCCAATCTTCCTCAAACAAATTTTGAAGAAGGTGTGTATCTCGCATACGCAGAACTTGTTGAAGCTGATATTGAGAATGATACTTATTACTTCAAAACCTTGAATGTTAAGCACGATGACGGTTTTGATGGAATTTACAAACTGGTAACTGATATGGCTGTATATGAAGATGCACCATATGTCCTCACCATGGAAAGCAATGGAACAAAAAAACCGCAGATGATTCCATTAGTGTTGTGTGGATTGCGACTCCGTAATCCACACTTACACAACACCTACAAACAACATATTTAAAAAAGAAAGGAATTTAACTATGGACACTATCGCTTACAAGCCCACTGCCAATATCATTGACGAAAACATGATTAAGAAAGTCAATCCCGACAGTTGGAAAGCTATTATCGAGTTTGATTCTCTTGATGAAGTTCTAGCTCTCTATCATGCGCTTGGTGGTGCAATCGACAAGCACTTTGCTGACGCTCGTAATAAACATATCTGGGCATTAGGTTCTAATACACAGGCACAATCTATGTATTATGAAGGACTGGCAGAACAGCAAAGAAAATGCGGTTACAAGCTCATGAGCATCAAGAACGCGCTTGAAAAAGCTTTTCATTGTTCTGAATACTACTTTGAAGGAAGTGAAAACAAATGATTACAATTATCCAGAATAAGGATAGAGCTACATTCAGAGTGATTAACGATGTTGCTTTTGACGAAGTAACTGTTATGATGCAGGATGCCGAAGCTGCGGATGAAATGATTTATCATCTGCTTGTAAATGTGATTAAGGGAGAATAAGCATGAAAAACAAAATCTTATCTTTCTGCCTTGGTGAAGAAGATAGTACTGCTATCTTCTGTGAAACTCGTGAGGAATTTCTTCAGTATATCAATGAAAAGATTGATGAAGCTGAAGAGCGTGGTCAGGAACATTTCGACATGACCATTGAAAAGACTGAATGCTAACAACAACATTTGTGAATTAAGAAAGGAAGTATAACATTATGAAGAAGTATATGGTTATTGACACTTGTGAACGTGAGATTGGTGAACCTGAATTCTTTGATACCATGCTTAAAGCTCAAATTTGTATGTTTAAAAGGTTTTTTGAAGCCTGTAAATATGTGGATGAAAACAGTTATGATTACGAATTCGAAATCAATTCCACAGAAGATTTAGATAAAGTTATGGATGTTCTTATCAAAGAAGATATTTTGGATGATGAAAACAATCTCAATGACACTTGTGCATGGGCAGAAACTTCTAATCACGATAACTGGGATGCTAAAATCATCGAAGTCGAAATCTAATCCCAAATCTGTATAACTCTTTTATCATAAACTAATTTATTATCCTGTGCTATCGGGTTTACGGGCAGAAAGGAAATATTATGAATAACACTTATTTCAACCTCAAGGTCAACTCCATCCCCGCTGGTCAGTTCTTCAAGATGGCTTACGTTTCCGATGTGACTCTCTCTGCCCTCGGTCGTAAGGCTGGTGTCTCCGTTCTTAAGCGTGTTATCGGTACTTATCGTATCGGTGTCAACTACAAGCACACCAAAAAGGCAATCGCAAAGGCTGCTGAGAAGAATATCTCCATTGATACCGCTTCTAAGCTTCCTTGGGGTCAGTGGAAGGATGGTAGCAATCGCATCATCTGCCACACTAATAAGAAGGGCGAATATAACGAGTATCTCCGTGTGTACGATACTCCCAATAAGCCAAAGGTCCAGCACTATCTCAATGGTAAGCCTATTTCTAAGGAAGACCTTCGTAAGACTGGCTTCGTTCCTGATAGTTATTTCACGTCTTCCAATGAGACTGGTTGTATGACTATCAAGGCAGACAACATTGAATGGCTTGGTAGACCCTCTGTCTAATTTCAACTGTTCAACACATCAACTTGGGAGAGAGTGAAATATCTCTCTCCCTTAAATTAAAATATTTTGAAAGGAATTATAATTATGTCTACTAATGATTATTCTCAGCTTCGTACCCTCCTCTCTAATTTCTGCCGCAACGAATTTAATCATGGTCGCTGTGATAAGGAATGTTGCGAATTCTGTTGCGTAAAGGAAACTTATGATAAGACTAGAATCTCTGAAACTTTAGATAAAGATGAAGAATAAGAAAGGAGATTAAGTATGGTTGTTCACGTTACCAATATTGAATGGGACACTGATGAAAACGATATCCCCAGTGAAAGCCTTCCATCTGAAGTTGACCTTGAATACCTTGAATACGATGACCTTTGCACCAGTCTTTTAAGGGATATGGCAGATTCTGTTTGTGAAAGACTTGAAGAAATGCATGGATATTGTGTAAGGAATTTTGCTATTAACATTTAAGAAGGAGATGTAAATTATGAACATCGGCAATTTTACTATCACCTTTGAAGGAACTTCTACAGACTTGGAAAGTAACAAAGAATATTATATATTTATTGTTACTCGTTTTGACGATAACAACAAAGTCCTTGATAGCAAAGTGTTTTACTTTGCATTTATGCCTCATTTTAAACCCAGAGATACAGAATTGATTGCAGAGCTTTACAAGCTTCCAAGTCACACAAGAATCGCTGGCGCTCATGTTACTTTTGATGTAGAGAAATAACTCTACTCAAATATAAACATCAAACATAATCAACAACACATTTATTGAAAAGAAAGGAATTACGACTATGGCTATCTATGCTCCTTATCAGGGTACTTATCTCAACGAGGAATTTGTTGGCTACGAAAGAGCTAAAAAGTTCATCAAAGAATGGGATGTGTGGGAAAAATGCTTTCCCGCCCATATCCTTCTTTGGCTTGTAAATGAGAAAATCAAGATGAAAGATATCTGTGGTATCAAGTATATCCCTGTATCTTCTGGAAATCAGAGATACTACTATCAAAACTATCCTCTTATCCCTGAAACCAGAAAAAATTTTACGTTCACAGAAGAACGTAATGGCTGGACAAGAGACCATTACGAAGATGCTTATCAGTACATTGTTCCTCGTGATTATCAGAGTGTCTATCTTCGAAAAGCTTTCAACGAAGCAATTCTCATGGCTTATCCTTATCTGAAGAAATACAAATTCAATGCTTATGTTCCTACGTGCGGCTCTGGCTCATGTGACATCTATATTAAAATGCCTTACAAGTATAAGGGCGAAGAGGTTACTGTAAGCCTTTACTGTCCTCTTGAAGCATTACGGGAGAAAAATCCTGACATGATTTATCAGAGGCATTTTGGCTACAACTCCGAATATTACAAGAGTCAGCCCGAAGCTAAAGATAAGATTCTTGGTGTCCTCAATAGTCAGAAGTACAAAGCTTTTTGTAAAAAGGTGATGGAGGGTTAACCCCTCTTACCTTTAATATATAGTCACTATAAACATTTTATCTAATTAAGAAGGGAAAATTGATTATGTCTAACACTGCTATTGCTAACTTCTACAAGTCCGCCACTCATGATTATGAGAGTTTCTTCAACAACTATGAAATCTCTGCTAAAGAGAAAGAAATCAACGCTCGTATTAAAAAGCTCTCTGATGAGCTTGAAGAAGCAAGAGTCGAAATGACCAAGGTCCAGAACAATCGCTATAATAGTGATTTTACTCCTCTTGGAAAGAAAATCATTGTTCATTACAGTTCGAACCGTTCTGATTTTCAGTGGTATTTTGATTTATTCACTGGTGCTCCTGTCAATCGTGACTGTCTTTTACCCAACACTTTTATCATTAAAGAAATTAATTTGAAAGGCGGTGATTTCTGGGTCAATGTTGGCTATTGCTTTCCTCTTGGTGCTATTGTATCTCGTCATTACAGATATAGAATTGCCACCAACAATTCCTCTTGCAACTTTATCATGGATGGTGAACAGTTAATTCCCATTCTTGAACCTGATGCAAAGCCTGTCAGTGATGGTGATGCTCCTGTTTATGAAGCTGGAATGGGTGATAGTGCGGTTTCTTTTATCTCTCAGGTTTAGGATATTCCCGTTGAAAATATCGGAGTTAAATACAATTTCAGAGATTTGAGGTGCGCATTAAGTAGAAATAAATCTACTGAAATCATCTTCCGTACTGCTCCTAAATCTATTCAGAACGCTCTTCTCAGTCTTAAAATTGAAACTGCTGAACCTGTTTACAAGCTTGTTCATCTTACCAAAGCAGAGTATAAAGAAGCTAATGACAGGAACATCCTTGATGACTGGATGAATTTGCTGTCTATTATTAACTCCTCTTTTAGAGATGACAGTAAAAATTACTATTATGGTAATAATGACAATATGACTCTGGAAGATTTCTGTCATTACACAAATCAGGAATGGTTTGATATCATTGAGAAAGCTAAGTATTGGGACGAAGAATTTGAATTCAACCATGTTCAGATTGGTGGGTATGGTGGAAATGTTTTCTCTGCCACTCTGTCTGCTTATCTTAGGGATAATAATTCTTATAGAAATTCTAAATTCTATCAGTTCTACACCTTTGGTAAGTTTATGGATTATGTTTGTGAAGAGGCTGTCAACCAAGGTTTTAAGAGTTTAAACTCGTTTATGGGTGAGCTTCGTGACTATCTTGATATGTGCGTTTCTATGGATATCAAGCCTACTCTTTACAGTTCTTATCTTAAGCAAACTCATGATATCACTTCTCGTAACTATGAAGTTAAGCTTACTGAGGAACAGGCTGAGATGTTTGAAAATGCTTATAAAGAGTTCAAACCCTTTGTTACGGAGGATAAGACATACAGTATTGTTCGTCCTAAGAATGCAGATGATGTCAAGCACGAAGGTTCTGAGTTGAATCATTGTGTTGCGAGCTACATTTCTAGAATTCTCAAAAGAAATTGTCTGATTGTTTTCCTTCGTAAAACGGATAAACTTGACAAGTCCTTGGTTACTATCGAAGTTGAAAACAAAGCCATTGTTCAGGCGCGTGGAGCTTCCAACCGTAGTATCACTGAAGAAGAGTACAGAGCTATTTGTGAGTACGCCAAGAAAAACAAGCTCAAAGTTCGTGTTAGTCCTCGTGACTAATATTCAACAAATCAACTTCACATTAACAAACAACATATTTAAGCTGACCTAACGGCTATACGGGGAGAAAGGATAAATCATGGCTAAGAATTACACTTATGGATGGAGACTGAAAGAATTGGGCTACACCGAAGTTCCTGAATCTGAGTACACCGAACGCCAGAAAGAAGAAAAGGCATTCATTGATATGCTTTCTAATGTTGTTTGGGAAGCTGACTGTGGTTGGACTGGTGTAGCGTATAGAGTTATGCGTTACACTGATGGAAGCATTGAGAAGTATATGGTTCTCTATGTTGGTGCTCAAAAAGAGGTTAATGGTGGACGTTGGATTCCCATCACAGGCAATAGCAAAGGTTGTAATCTCAGTGTTCTTGGTGAAAACCTTTGGTGATTAAGAAGGGAGAATAAAATATGGAAACTATTCTGTTGAAGCTTTACAAAGTCACATGGAAGCATACTGCAAATTCTTATGTGGTTTGCAAAGAATGGGACCAAGCAAAAGTAATGAAAGAGCTAGAAAAGGAAGAAGGAAGATGTGATGATATTATTGGAATCGAAGAGGTCTTCCTTCCTGCTTTTGAAGGTGATAACATGCGTAAGAACGATTATGTAAGATTGTTCTTGAACTTGAATATACTATAATTAAGAAAGGAGAATAAAAATGGACTTTATGGAAGTTATTTGTATCTCTGGTAGGTTTGGAAGCAATTTAAAGAAGGGAGAATTTTACAACATAAAGAGGGAAAGTATTTGGATTGATGCTGATGGAGACGCTTATGCATCTGTATATGCAAAAGATGGAACATGGGTTGGGCAATATAAATTAAATCATTTCTGTAGTTGCTGATTAAGAAAGGAGAATAAAACTATGCCTACCACAAAAGAAGCTGTCGCCACTATGACTGATTTTGTTAACAATTTTAGTCACGACAACAAGGAGTTCTGCGAACTCATGTCCCGTGAACATCGGTATCTGCAAGAGGAATTCACTCGCTTGTGCCTTGAGTGGATTGTTACTTGTGGTTCTGATGGTTACGGATTCGATGGGAGAAATGAGCTTTCTCATAACATTTGTAAAGAACTCTGCAAGCATTTCTGATACCAATTAACACAACAATTAACAATCAAGCTGACCTAACGGCTATACGGGGAGAAAGGTTTGCATTATGACTAACACTAAGACTTATGAAAACATGACCGTTACCGTTACTTGCAAGGAAAAGGAAGACATCGAAATGATGGAGCTCATTAAAAAGATGAATGACATCAAGGCTATTCGTGAGCGTACTGAAGAATTTTATCTCCCTCGTATTAAGACTATTGGTGCTGCTAAGTGGGTTGAAATCTGCAATCAGCTTCTTGGGTTATGTAAGACTGCTGAAAGTATTGGTGTAAAAGATACAATTAACAACTTTTTGACTATTTCTTTTCACAGGGATGACAATGGTAAACTTTGCAGAATGTGGATTTCTTATAATCCTCTTAGTAAAGTTTACATTCTTAATTGTTTAACAGATGGATGGCTTGCTCAACAGAGATGTTTAAACCCTAATGAAGAGTATTATTCTCCTAGTTGGGGCGAAGATAAAGACGGATGGCTCGTTAAATGGGATGATTATAACATTTATAACCTTTTCCGTTTCGCTCTTATGGAGGAAATCAAATGTAGAATCAAAACGGACGAAACTCGAATTCGCTCTATTCAGGAAATTTATGACGAGATTGCTGGAAAATAATTTCCAGCTTTTTCTATATCAAAATATCCACAATTGCAATAAAAAAAGAAAGTGAGAAGAATCAAATGTTAACTATTAACAAAACTTATAATATCAGTGCTAATGATGATAGGTCTGCCACAGCTATTAGTCTCAACAAAGAAAATGGTTTTTACAATTTCTCTGTTACTAACTTTCATGGGCAAAAACTTGAGTTTCAGCTTAATGACGTTTTGGCTGGTGAACTTTTCACTGCACTAAAAGAGCTTGGGAACTTTATGTAAAGGAGAGTGTATAAAATGGAAAACACGATTCGTATTTTAAAGGAGAAGATGCACTCCATTCAGATTAACTATCTGCAAGGATATGATAATGGTCCAATTGTTGGACTTCGTTCTGCAGATGCTGTTATCGTTGATAATATCTGTTGGCTTATTGCTGGCGATATTACAATTGATGACAGTACTCCTCACTTGGTAACAGAGATTGATGCCGCGCCTATCCGCAGTCTGAAAGTGAGCATGACCGCTCAGGCACTGGTTTATGGTTGCATGGTGCGTATTGACCTTGGCAACTATGCCGTTGGTGTCCGTCAACCCGTAACATCAGATAAGGGATGGCTAAAGCTTATGTGAGAAGTGATAAAATGGAGAAAAGGACGAGTTCAATTTCAGTAAGTAGAGAAAGGAGATAACCATGGTTGTTGGAGATATTAAAAAGTGGAAGAAGATTATTCTTGATGATAGAATTATTCTTCATTCTGATATTATGTTGTTCAGAAAAGAACAACTAAATTGCTTATCTCAGCTTGATGTTTATGACGAGATTGCTGGGAATTAATTCCTAACTTTCTCTTTATATGTACCTATTCACACTTTAACTTAAAAAGAAAGGAAACATAACTATGACTAACATTAATACTTACAAGGATATGACCGTCACCATTTCTTGCGAAGAAATCGAAGATATCGAAATGATGGAACTTCTTCAGCGTTTCCAAGATGCTAAGGTTGTTCATGAAACTGCAAAGGAATATTATATTCCTCGCACAGAAGCAATTGGTAGAGCTAAGTGGACTGTGATTGTTAACCAGATTTTTTCTTTGGTGAAAATTGCTGAAGAAGTTAATCTCTTTTCAAGAGCAAATCTTTGTGCTCATTATTACAGAGATTATGGTACGGATGAAAGTATCGTAATTAGCAAACAGGGTAGTTATTATTATATTACTTGGAGAGATGGTATTTATACTGACTCTGTTGTGCTTAATGCTTCTCCTGAATCCTGCCCTGATTATTTGCTCAAAGATAAAGATGGTTGGCTTGCTAAATGGGATGAATACAAAATTTATCCTACATTAAGAGATAATCTTATCTACCATATCAAAAACGCAACTAAGAATATTATTGAAGAAAAGAACAAGATTATTGAAACTTACAAAGAATTTGCTGGGGAATAATCCCCAGCTTTTTTATACACTACAACAAAAAAAGAAAGGAACTTAGAATTATGACTACTATTGCTGATAAGAGAGCTCAGTTGTACCGTGAGTGGTTTTTAGCTACACTCTCAAACGATGAAAATTACTATTTCAGTACTCTTGCGCTTGGTGTTCCTGATGGAGATACTGAACAGGATTTACTTTGGGATTTGGAAGGAGGTTGGTATGACAAGGATATTGATGATACCATTAATGTTTATCTTAACGCTAAAAAGCGTTACGGGAAAGGAGGTTACTTTGTAAATGGAGAAGTAATTATGGATGAGGACATAGCTTTGTATGAAGCTGGGTATGATAATTTACCCAAGAAAATCTACAAAAGGCACGCCATTTAGAACTAAACATTTTTGATTTAAGAAAGGAATTATGATTATGGCTACTAAGAACACTAACAAGCACATCGTTTGGAGCAACTACAACCTCAATCTTGAAGACTGGCGTGAAGGTATTGAAGAGATGTGGGAGATGAATGAAATTGACTCTTCCACTAAAACTGAAGATGATTACATTGAAGAAATGTATCTTTTGAGCTCTGAATATTTTCACGATGAACAGGCTAATCTTAATATCCCCACTGAAGGTCGTATCATCGAGATTGCTGATGTCGGTCTTTGGGATGGACGTAGAATGGGATATAATCTCCTTGATGAGCATAATATCAAGGCTTGCCTTAATTTCAAGCGAGATTGTGAATATGCCGAATGGTGGGTGGATTCTCATAATAATCTTCGCTCTAAGCAAACTCACCATGATGGCATCAATTATATTTTGTATAGGGAGGTGAAACCTGAAATCACTTCTGACCAGCTTGATAATTTCTGTTGGAAATTGTATCGTGGTAAAGCAACTTCCAAGGATATTACCAAGTATACCCGCGCTATTGGTAAGCAAGTTCGTAATGTTTATGGCTGGTAACTACAAACATTTTTGATTGAAGAAAAAGAAAAGGAACAGGAGTAATCCTGTTCCTATCTTTGTAAAATTCCAGTCCCGTAGCTGTTTACATAGATACAACAATCAGAAAGGAGTGATTGCTAATGCGCAAGCTTAAATAGCTTGATTATATACACAGTATCTATTACTTTACAATAGTATTAACTGGTTTCTTAGAGCTGTAATCTAAGAAGCTATGTTATATGCCGAGAGATGAAACAAGAAAGTACGGGCTTTAAGTTTCATCTCTCTTCGCAAAAACTCCAGCCCCGTAAGCTGTTCATATAAATGAAACCCTTGTCTTAAGGAAGAAAGGAGATGAAAGACCATGTAGAAAATGAAAACACATCAACTACTTGTTTGGTATTTATTATTCTGTGATAGTCCTCACTGGCTTCATGGAAGTTTAAATACTAAATTAAGCACAAAATAAATACACATAGGGTCAAGAGATTACGGGTCTCTCAACTCTATGTGTATTGTAACACACAAATTCATTCTTGTCAACAACTTTTAAAACTTTTTTGTTTAGAAAGGAATTATGATTATGTCTAAGAAGTATGATTACAGCAAGTCCGATATCGCCAATATCGTTGAGGAATTTAAGGCATTACTTGCCGAGCATGAATGCGTTGATGATGTTTGTATTTATTACAACAGCAAGCGTATTTGTTATATTCGTAATTTGTGGGATAAAGAAGAAAAGAAATTTGTCCCGCTGAATACTTGGATTGATGAGGGCGAAGGCTTCCATCCCACCAAATATTGTGAGTATGCTCCTTCTACTAATATTATCAGTTTCTCTTCCGAGGGAACTTTGTGCGATTATATGTATTCAGGTACTCCTGAATGGCTTGAAAAGTTTGCTCTTAAGTATGGCATGTATATCGAACATGCAACAAGCTGGTTTTTCTATTTCGCTCCTTGTAATGTTTGGAGTGATTATGAAACTGATGATACTGAAGAGCATAAGAATTATCCCATTCCTCTCTTCTGTCCTGAAGATTACGATGACAATAAAATCCCTGTTATTAAAGCAATTGCTCAGATTTGGGAAGACCTTTGCAAAATGTCTGAGGATAAGGGATGCTGTGCAATGGGATATGGTATGATTTTTAAATACGAAGGTCAGAAGTACAAGATGATTCCTCGTTCTGATAAAATGGGTGAATGGAGTTGGACACAGTGGGTCGATAAAATCAAGAATTATCTATCCATTGTTGGTTGTACTGAAATTTCTTGGGATTGCGGTCACATGGATTAATTAAAAGGAGGTGAATAATATGTTGCGAATTATTAATGGCACTGGTAAATGTTGCCCTGATTGTGGAGTTGAGGTAAATCTCGCTTTTGATGATGAATTTGACTACATTTGTCCTGAATGTGGTCAACTTCTTTATTCTTGGGAATGTGGCAACACAGTCGAAACCACTATGCAGGACATTAAAGACCAAGAAGCTTTAGAACACTAACAACAACATTTATAAAAAGGAAGGATTTAAGAATTATGTCTAAGTACACCAATATCGAAGCTGTCAAAAACTACGTCGAACTGGCAAGAATGAATTTGATTCATCTTGGATTCATGGAACTGACTGAAACAAAAATCGTTGTAGAATGGAATACAAGAGCTAAAAATCGGTTGGGTCAATGTTGCCCTAAACATTCGATTGATGGTAAACGCTATTTCCTTCTTAATTTCAACAAGAAATATTTTGAGATTGGAGATGATAGCAATGTACAGGGTACAATTATCCATGAAGTAGCTCATTGTGTTACCAATGGGTTAAGTCATGAACATTCAAGTGGTTGGTATAGAGCCATTACTAAATACAATGCTGTTTATGGCACGCATATCCAAAGATGCAGCTATGACCCTAATTATCACAAATATCTTAACCAACAAGTCAAATTAAATAGCAATTACAAAATTTATTGTGATTGTTGTAAGAAGGTGGTGAAAACTTATCAGCGTAATTGTAACACAGTTCAAGGTATCAGGTCTAATCCTTCTCTTTGGAGATGTAGTGGCTGTGGTAAAACTAACACTCTTAGGATTCTTTAAAAAATCATTGCGTTAAAAAAAGAAAGGGAAAGAAAGGAAATGCTTGTATGTCTAATATCATTCTTACTGATTCTCACAACATCGTACATTGGAAGCCTGTAACTGGCACAAAGGGAGAAAATTTCTATATGTCTAAGGATGAGAAATATTATATTTCTCGTCCTGTTTTCTCTCGTAAGGGTTGGGAATTGAGTCGAAGAAGTGTTATTGATGGCGTAGTTGTTTATACTTTTATCAAATCATTCTCTTCACTCAAGGCTGCAAAAAACTATGTTGCCAATACCCTTCATTTCGACAACTACAACTGGTAACAAAACAATTTGTTTTAATTTGAAAGGAGTTTAACTATGAAATACAATTCTTCTACCCTCTATAATTGGCTTAGTGACGATTCTTGCTCCAAAACTCAACTTCATATTTATGCAGTTGAAAGTGAAGAAGAATATCTCGAACTCAGCGCTATGCTTGATGAAGATAAAGGAGACGAAATCCTTGAGAGTCTTGGCTATCACAGCGATAAAGTCCCTATTGAATGCGTTGCTGGTAGCGAGTTTACCTCCTATGCTTGCAAACTCATTGGCGATTTTCTTGTCGTTAAAGAAACTGTAATTGTTGATTGTTAATTAAATCAACACACATTTGAAAGGAGTTATGAATTATGTCTTACACTTTATATCATGGTTGTGTAGAATCTGCTATTGAACCTATTATCAATGGAGAATATGGGGTGGAGAAATCTACCCCTATTATTCATCCTTGGATTTGTGCCAAAGGAGAAAAAATCTTTTTTTATGACAAAGAACTCATGAAAAAAGATGAGTTTATTGAAGATGAAGGTGATGCTATTGAGTGTTGTGTTGAACATTGTAATTGGCAAGCTCAAATTCAAAACGCTTGCCTTCCTCAGCCTTTTAATACCACTTGCGTTTTAGAAATTATTTTCTATTGTGACAAGAAAGGAGATATCATTAACTCTTGGGAAGATATCTGTATTGAAGATTGCAGTTGTGAAAATATGTCTACCGCAGTTTGCATGGATGCTGATATCTTTAATTCTTTAGTAAAGGAGGGTAAAGTTGGTTTTAATATTCACAAATACGAATTCTTTCCAAAACTGGCTCTATATTATATTGCTCCTATGCTCACTGAAAACACTCTTTTTAATAAGGATTGTTTGTCAAAAGGAGAATTAAAAGCTTGTAAAATTATCAGAGATGCAGAAATTTATATTGATGAACTTTACGAAGCCAGTCAGGTGGATTGTTATGAAGTTCCTCCTCTTACACTTAGACAGTAATAAAACTTTTTGAATTTGAAAGGAGTACAAATCATGAAAAACCAGCCTATCACTTCTAAGTTCACATCCGTCAACACCTCTAAGCTTCCTCGTATTTATAATCACATTGATTGGAGTCGGTTGAAATACGACAAGATTTGGTGTAAAAACGCTTTTACTCATTTAAAATCAAACTTTACTCCTTTGATTGTTTATGATTGGGGGTGTGGTCGTTGTCCTGAAGTTATCGGAGATTTCCTTAAGTGTAAGAATATCAAATACATTGGGTATGACCCGTATTGGTATCCTGATGGGTATAGAAACTATCCTGATGAGGGTTATGGCTTTCCCAATGCAGATGTGTTCATCTGCTCAAACGTTCTTAATGTAATCTGTGATTGGACGGAGGTGAAACGTATTTCTCAAATGCTTCGTAATCAGTATAGACCTTTCTTTATTACTGTTTACGAGGGAACAAAATCTTGCATTGGTCAGGAAACTCGCAAGGATTGTTGGCAGTGGAATAAGCCTATTGAATCTTATATCATGAGTAGAGAGGATGTGATTAAAAAGAAAGTGCTTACAAACGAAAAATATAAGTCTTATATCATTTAAGTTAAGCCGTTTAAAATTGAAAGGAGTATAATTATGGCAACCTTAAATCTTCATTCTGTTCGTACCAACCTCGAAAACGAGTACGGCAAATTTAAAATTTTTACCCCTTGGGCAAATGTAGAACATAGATATTATATCGAGTTCTACCCTCCCAAAGTTGATGTTCTTGATGAAAGTCCTGAAAGATGTTTGGGAATAATGACTATCTATAATCCCAAAACTGAAAAGCTTTCTATCAAATGGATTTGGGATAGTCGTGATTGGAAAAATCATTATGCGCTTTCTTATACGCATAATTTTGTCCATGTTGTAAATTCCATGCTATCTCACATCAAAGAAATTGAAAAGGAGTGTGCGTAATGTTAATTTATTTCTGTTACTGTCTTTCCACTAAAGCAATCAGTACCATGGATGAAAGTAAAACTACCCATGAGTACTGTTAATATATAGTCCCTAACACACTAACAAATATTTTATTTTTGAAAGGAAGTTTTAACTATGGCTAAGTCTGTTAACAACAAGAAGGAATTCACCATGTCTCGTGAGGAATACATTCAGCATCTCTCTATGAAAACGAATGAAATTCACATGACTACCAAGAACTCTAAGACTGGTACGGGAGTCATTGATTTAGCAGTTCCTACTTGTTGTTGTCGTGAAGATGCGCCTTGTAAGAAGGATGGTTGTTATTGTATGAAAGGTTGTCAGCAGATTGCTGTCGTTCAGGCTTCGTATCTGCGCAATCTTCGTATTTATAATAACGACCATGAGGATTTTTGGAATCAGGTTGACTTTAAGCTCAAACATTCTGGTCTTGGACTTTGTAGATTTTTTGACGCTGGTGATATTCCTGATTACGATTTCTTCGACGGAATGGTTAACATTGCCTTGAAGAATCCCAAAATTAAGTTTATGGCATTTACGAAGAAGTATTTTATCGTGAATGAATGGCTTTCTGAAAATGAAAAGCTTCCTAAAAACTTAAACATTATCTTCTCTGCATGGGATAAGGATTGGGTTGTTCCTAATCCGTACAACCTTCCTGTGGCTTATGTTGATTTTAAGGATAAGTCTAAGAATCCTGAATTCCCCAAGAATTATACGACTTGTCCTAACCAGCATGATAAGACTGTCACTTGTACAGTTTGTCAGAAATGTTGGAATAAGAAGGTGAAAACTGTTGTATTCCAGCAGCATTAATGTTATAATAAGAAAGGAGGTGATGTAATGCTGTATGCTTTATTCGCATTTTTCATGGGTTTACTTGGAACAGCAATCTTTAATCAAGGTTTGTTCGGGAATGCTTTGTCAACTACTGTCGTTTTTCTGCTGGCAATCCCCATCATCCTTGCGATTGGTGGAGCAATTCACGAAAGCAAGGAAGAAGAGCAAAAACGTCAGGCAGAGTTTGAGAGAAAGCAAAGAGTTAAACGTGGTCATCTTGAAGATGATTTAACTCCTCAACAAAGAATTCTTTGGGATTCTCTTCACAAGTATCGTTATAGTGATGTCTTAACAACGAACATTATTAACGAAACCAAAAGAGAACACGACCAAAAAATGTGGAGTTGGAGGTATAACAAAGAACTTAAAGAAAAGTATTATGCTGAGTACTGTAAAACTCAATCTCAAACTAAATATCTCATGTATACGTATTATGAACGTAATACGGATGCAGAAGCTAAAGAGCTTCAGAAAATCGGACTTCTTGACAAATATAGGAATTATACCTTTTGGGATAATTTCCCTGATAATTGGAAGTTGTCTGATGAAGAGTTGGAGGCATTAGATTATGAGGATGATGACTGAAAGGAGGTGATGTATATGTAGATTCCTTGAAATCTAATGAAAGGAGGTGAGGCGTATAACCATCGAAGGATATTTGCTTTGCTTCGAAATTGCTGTATTCATTCTTTGGATGATTGGCAAATCTTAATGGCAGTGTGAGATTGGGGAGAGAAATCTCCCCTCTCTTACAAATCAACTTCAACAACTAAATTATTTATTTTAGAAAGGATTTATTGTCATGAAAAAGAATCTTAACAACAACATTGCTCCTATCTCTTCTGCGGCTATCTTCGCCGAAGTCATGTCTGAAATGCTTGACTCTTACTTTACAGAGTGCATCTGTCATTTCAACAAAGTTTGTATGCGCAAGCGTAAGGATGAAACCGCTCGTTATTTCTTCTCTATGAAGGAAGTAAATCATGTCAGAGATAATTTGTTAAATCCTGATAGCGTCATTGTTAAACCTTTGTATGACAATGGCTCTATTTGGTGTTATGAAATGGATTATGCTCAGGTAGTTAAAGAAAAGAGAGGAGGAAAAATTACTGTTGAAGCCTAAGCATAATCAAAATTAAAGAAAGGTTGTGATACTTTGGCTTACTTCGCAATTGGTCTTCCCATTGCAATTCTGATTCGTCTGTTTGCAGGAGTTCCTTTGTTTTGGTTTATTGTAATTCCTATTACAATTCTCGCATTCATTGGAATTGCTAAAATGGATGAAACTTCAATCTTAGCAGCAAGAAAGTTTAAAGATGGTAAATCTATCGACTCTTTAGCTATGGCTAAAAAGTATTATGAAGAATACCATCGAAGGGATGAGAAATGTGACTACAAGCATTTCTGCGAACAACAAAAATATTTTTGGAGAAAGGTAGCAAGGGAGTATCCTATGACTATTATTTATCTTAAAGATGGTACTGAAAAATTTTGTGGTTATGTAACATGGAATGAACGACTTCAGGAAATTCATCTCCGTAGCAATTATCACGAAGACTATGAGGTAGTTCGTTATGAGGATATCGCCTCAATTTGTGTTCGTTAAGTGAAGTCTTGGTAGGGAGGGTGGGTTAGACTTCTTAGCACTTATAGCTACTCAGTGGTTATAAGTTAAGATTCTTACTCAGTGAGAATCTATCTCCCTTTTAATGGAGAGCTTTTTCCTTATTCAAGGGGAGATTTTTCTAATTTCCACGGGGGAGATTTTTTTGGTTTTCCCCACCACCACCCCAGAAAATTAAAAATCGGTAATCGAAAGGAGAAACGCCTTCCTTTCAATAAACCCTCATTAAAGGGCAAAACTTTTTCAGGTTCGTCGGATGCGAAGGTCCCACTATGTTTCTCTCTCACTTTAACCTCCCAACCCACCCACCCTTTTTAAAGTACAACGGGGGAGGTCTTTTTAATCACCAAGGGGAGAACTTTTTTCCCGCTTCGCTACTTTCATCTCTTCCCAAGAAATATTCAGTAAATATAAATATCCAGCAATTTTATTCCGTCATTCCATCCTCCAATTTCATTTATAATTAATTCTTTATAAACTTTATCTTAAAATCAATTTCAATTCACGCCCATCAAATTATACCACTTTACCGCTATCTTTCAAAATTGAAGCTTAAATATAAATAATTTAGCTATAAGTCCACCCAGTAAAACAAAAAAGACCCAACTTATAAAAGTCAGGTCTTTTTGTATCTACATATTATTTCTTGTTATTCCTTATTCCCCCACCTTGAAGCAGCAATTCTCTTGCCACGTTCCTTCATGGCTTCTCTCTGTTCCTCAGTCAAATTGCGACTCTTGGGAGGTTTAGGATTCCTCATCCACTTAGCAGGAATCTTAATAGTCAAACATCTGTTCTGCCCATCACTGTCACTGTAGTCAGATACAACACTTACTTCGTCAGGATAATTCTTAAGATATTCCTCCATAATTCTAATTACAGTAAAATAATCAGAACTCCATACTGCAACATCTTCTCCATGAATGAAATCAATACTGGTTTCAGCCATTTGAATTATCCTCCTTTAAATTTTTAGTTGAATTATTTAAATTCTCATCATACTTTTTAGCCATATATTCTGGCTTATAGTATGGCTTAACTTCTGCTCCATGTTTAATGAGCCATTTATTAATAACCTCACCTAAATCAGAAGCACACCTACTACAAATGTAAGGCTGCATTTCCTCTACAGCAAAATGATAAGATGCAAGTGTTGTAAGCAAAGATAGATTTAATCTACGCCCTGAATAAACAGGTTCTTTGCAACATACACATCGAGGTGTGTCATCTTTCTTAGGTCTACCTTTATTTACAGTTCCTACTTCTACTCCCATTTCATTGCTATCTTCTGTCTTGGTAGTCTCACTAGAGACTTCCTTTACAACATCCCCACTAGAGTTTGTTGTGACAGTATCAGTAACAGGCAACGGGTTTTTCCTCGGTCTACCTCTTGGCATCACATGCACCTCTCTTTACATTTCATATTCTTTATATTAATTATTATAACAAAATGCCTGTAGCTTGTCAAGAGTTTAATAACTTTTCTTGACTTGCTACAGACATCATTAGGTTGTATAAAGCATACTTGAGCAATAGATATACAACTAAACAAAATTATGGATTAATTATATATTAATTACTTACAAATTTCGTTCTGTTTTTTGTTGCATCATCATTTAGGTAAAAGTATACTACTAATTTTTAGTAGCTTTGTACTTTTGTATTTGTAATGTATTATAATTAAATTATTTATTTTCTTTTTGTTTTTATTTTTTCCTATTTCTTTTGCTTTTTCTTTTAATTTAATTATAATTATAATTACTTTTCAGTCTAAATTAAATTCGCCATATTTTAGAATTAAAATATATCCAAAATATACTAAAACTATATTCAGACCGTACTCAAGTCCTAAGCTTGCTTACAAATAAATTATATTATTATAAATCCTTAACTTTATTAAGAATAATTAACCTTCTCTGGTATAATTGATTATAGGTTCATCCTTTAAAGCAAAGAATTTATGACCACCAATATAATTAGTAGTGCTTCCATCTTCATTTACATAAGTAATAGGCTTTAAAGTTTTAGCATTTTCATGCCATGTACCTTTACTATGCGCAGGAGCATAGAAGAATAATACAAAATCATCTGTAGGCATACTATAATTATCGAATATCTCTTTTACTGCTTGTCTACATTCATCAGCAGCATTCGTGTTGCCATAGGCTTTAAGACATTCTTTTTCAAATTCATCAATGTCCTTATATCCACTATAAGAATATTGCTTTCTTACTTGTGAGGGAGATATATTATCTCTAAGCATAGCATTATAAATGGCTTGAGCTACGAGCTTTTTACCATCAAAGGGCTGATTGCCACTCTCGCCAGCTACAATGCTCTCTACTACATGACGTTCAGAATCAGTCAGATGAATTAAATATGCGTAGCGATAAGTTGAGGATTCTGTGTGCTCAGGTTCAGACTGTTTAGGTTCAGGACTTTTGTTTTCCGAATACTGTACGCTCATGTCTGAAAAAATATAAACAGGCTCATCATTATTTTCAACATCGTTCTCAACCATCTTACTCATGTCCACATAAAAAATTCTATCAGGACCAATGTTTTCGATATTGCTTATGTCCCAATAATTTTCTTTTTGTGTTTGAAAATTTTTAATGGCGATATAATGCGAGCATCGCTCGCGCGATGAATGAGGAGATAAGATTTCAGTTTCGCTCAGGGGTGAAGCATTATCTTCGGAAACATTATCTTCGCCTGTTTTATTTAAGGCTTGAGCATATCCTACCACACTTACCATTAAACTGAATGTGAGACAAGTTGCAATCGCTTTACGAATACTTGTCTTAATTAGAGGATGTGTATTTGTGAGTTGTGTCTCATGTGTGGGGGTGTGCGTGTTTGTGTTTGTGTTTGTGTTGCTATGGTTAGGCTTGCTATATTTAATTGTATATTTCTTGTTTTTCATTTCTTGTTACCTTCCTTAAGTTTATTTGACATGTAATAATAAATTACGGATATTTATAATTACATACCCTTAACGCTTAGGTCGTTGGCAATAATGTTTATTACCTACTTTATACAACCATGAGAGTATTATAACATAGGAAGGAGGTGTTGTCAAGAAGTTAATGGGATTTTGGTTACAGATTGTAATTTTTTTGGCATGAGAGAGGAAATGCTAATTTTTGGGCATTTTGGGAAGGTTTGTTTGGATTATGAATAAATTATGAACTTTTTGTAAATTTTTTTGAAAAAAGAATTATGTTTGTGCCTACCTCTCCTTACCTAAAAGAGCACCAGAATGGGAAAATGGGCAAAATTGGCCTTCGAGACGTCAGACCAGTTTCCCAAAATCCTCTAATCGGTTTTTCAAAAACCGTTCACAAGTTATTTAAATTCCAAGAAATGTTTTTCTTCAAACAAAATTATCGTTTAACAATAATTCCTTCTCAAACCTTACAACTTTCTTGTAATTCATTCAAACTTTCACAAGAATCTTGCTATCTATATCTATCTAATCTATATTGACTGTCAAGACACCTCAATTTTCCTCATACAATTCAAGCCTTAATCCCATTTCATTCTTCAAACTATCTCAAAACCACCCCAAAAACTTTACACACCCATCCAATATCTGCACACCCTGTCCAAAATGTATCTACATATGTTTTTCTCCTTATTTTTCCTACCCCAAACAGAAATCAATCTTCAAACTTTTTATCCCCTGCTATCAATAGTATCACATAATTCTAACATATTCAAATCCTTATCAATACTCATTAAAGTGCCATTGCAATACTTTCTATTTCAAAGTTCTTTCATAAACTGTTCAAGCTCATTTCTATTCATAGTACCAGCTTTAATATAATACTTATAATTCACAAGCTGGCCAGATTTTTCAGTAGGAAAATTAATAGCCTTAGTATTCTCAATCAATCTTTCCTCAAAACAGTTAGCACATATACCACAAAAGCCATGTTTATTATACTCAGGATAACCTTTACTTGTGCTTGCACATGGATAGTATAAATAACATCCACACTTAGGACATCTACTAATAAACCAATCAGAAGGATGAATAAGTTTACCTCTCAATAAACTCTTCAATTCATAAATTTCAAAAGAAACAGTCCCATCATTTTTAATAGCATGATGAAAATTATTACAAACAATATTCTTCCCAACATAAATTGCAATCTGGACATTCTCACTCTTAAAAATTTCATCTATTCCATGCAACTTTTTTAAATATTCTTCCTTAATTTTCTTTTTAGTCTTTCTCAAATAAGTAATCTTATCCATTACCAGTAAACCTCCTGTTCTGGTAAATTTATTTACCAGTATACTTTCTGTTCAGGGTTAGTACAATTCTTCATAAACTTATTAAACTCATATTTACTAACAATACCAAATCTATGCCATTTAATCATAGGAGTATCATAATTAAATTCGTTATCATCGCGTGAGCGATGCTCACAATTTAAACTATCTTCTTTATTTTTAAAAGTAGCAGTATAATCACTTACGAGATGTTCAGCAAAGCAATTAGAGCAAACAAAATAATTACCCCAAATATAAAAAGTATTACAATTACACACACTTCCATCAGGCAAAAAATGATTACATTTATAACTTATCCATTTATCAATAGATTTGCCATAATAAGTTAATTCATTAGCAAAAAGTTTTTTTAAAAGACTAATTCTGGTATCATACTTATTAGCGAAACTAAGACAGTTATTTAAATCTGCATAAGTACCATTAAAACTCATGCTTTGTTGGTTATCAGTAAAAATAATAACATATAAATTATTATCTACAAAAGCCCTTTCCAAACCTTTTGCAAACTGTTCTTTTTTATGTTTAATATACTCATCGCGTAAACGATGCTTATTTTCTTCTTTATTCATTCAAATCACATCAACCTTTATATTTACCTTTCACATTCCAACCGCAATAGTCAGAGCTAACACACAACAAAAAATAATACCAATAATAACCATATTACTTATTTTCCTTTTTTATTTCATTAAAAACAAATAATAGTAAACATATCCATACATACACAAGAAGAAAAAACTTGCAAGTAAATACGCAATTTTAATTAATTTATTCATATCTTTTATTAAATATCACTCCATATCTTTTATTAAATACCACTTAGGAAATAGTAAACTTTTCCAACTTAAACCCACTCTCAGTAACCAAAGGAACAGTCAAACCATTACACAAAGTATATAGACAAGAAATAACAGCATAAGTACTATCAAGAAAAAATCCATCACTGCAAACTTGAATAAGAGAAGTAAATTTAGACAAAGGAAGAGACTCAAATAACTCAGCCAAAGCCTTCATAGTCCAACCATTCTTATTATCAACAGCATCTTGAACAGTCTGTGTAAAATTCAAAAAAGTAACGCCAGTAGTAAAAGTAACACTGCTATCTTGATTATACTTATAACCTCTATAAACAACATTGTCTACACGGTTACAAAATTCAACAGCCTTAAGCAAATCATAAGGAGCATTTTCACGAGAATACTCCCAAGTCATATCAATAGCCAAATTATCAACAATCAAGTGATGTTTGAAATCTTCTTCACTATCATAAGTAACATAAAGGATATCCTGAAAATTATAAACACGTTCAGACATTTTTTAACCCTCTTCTGTCATATTAATAAGCTTAAATCCTGCATCTGCCAATGTAGCAAAGTTAGGATTCTTACACATAAGATATAGAGCTGAAATAACATCATACTCATCATTGATATTATTAGCGCGTGAGCGCTGCTCACAATCACTATTATCAATCATAAGTTTAGTAAACTTAAGCAAAGGTTGCTTCTTAAAGACTCTTAAGTAACTATCCCAGTCATAGTCATAAACACCGATTTTCTTATTGAATTTACTAACGAAATGTTCAATATAACAACCAGAGTTATAGCCAAATTCGCAATCATAAGGCAATTTAAGAATAATACTAACGATATTGTTTTCTAAGTCATCAAGATTATCAGTGGTACGTTTTTCATACTCAAGCATATAATCTTTGCTATTCTTAAAAGGAGAGTTATTTTGAAGATAATCATCAGAAAAAGAAAAATACAAAGTATCGGTATTACTATGATAAGTAATATCAATCATATCTTTGAATTTAAAATAAGTAATCATTTTTTATTACTCCTTTTTAATATTTGATGAAATTTTATTTTTGTCAGCCTCAATTAACTTCTTAGCCTTTTCTCTATCAATATCAGTAACCATACCGTCAACATACTGAATATTAACTTTCTTAATTTCTTTATTTTTATTGATATCACGGATACCAGTTAGTTTTTCAATATAAACATTTTCAATAGGCTTAACAATTTCAATACTACATCTATAAAAATTATAATTCTTTTCCATAATTTCAATAACTTTATTAATAAGTTCAGAAATACTCAAAGGAGAAGAATTACCTTCATAGATAGCAGACTTAGCAAAAAAGTCAAACTGATTTTTCAAAAGATAATCAAAAGTATCAAATACATCTTGAAGTTCATACTCCATAGTACTAGGACTTAACATCATATCATCACAAGGAGTAAAAGCTACGATACAAGGAGCGACCTCATTAGTATTCTCATAGATAGAATGAATAGTACGAAATACAGTATAAGTACCAAACGTATGAGTAAGAATAGAACCCATAATTACACATCCTTTATTTTTTTAATCAAGCACGTTATCAAGAAATTTTTTAGCATCTCTATTAAAGAAATTCATGAAAACATTCATATCATTATATGTTTCATAATACAAACTCCATTCACAGGGGAAGTTCTAAGTTCAGTGTTCGTGCAAGCACTCCACTTCACATAAGAACTTCCAGAATTTTGGTGTTACGAAAGACAGATACTTATATTTTATCAATTATCTTTCTCAGCATAGATATAATAACAGATATAGAGCAAAAAGTCAATAGTTTAATAAAGATTTCTTGTTATTATTACAAAGGTGCTTTTGAGTAATTATTTATAATTACGAGGGCGCTTCGCCGATAATCCACCGTGATGCGGTGTTTGTATCATTATGAAAGATGGTCGCATTACGCTCCGTCCGTCGCTAATGCTCTCTCTTTCATAATGCAAACATCCTCTCGCGGTTACGACTGCCAAATGAAGAAAGGAGTAAGAGTTTGTAATCGTTCGCAAGGCTCACTTCAACAAACTCTAACCTTTCTTTCATTTTCTGTCGTGTGGTTTTTAAAATAACGGTGCCGAAGTAAAAACTCTTGAGCCTCTAAAAAGTTCATTAAAGCCTTATTTTATCTACTAAAAAAATTTTAAAAGTGTCTTGACTTTCTCTATTATTATAAATAATTATTATACTTACGAAAGTCAGGACACTTTTAAAAAATTGAACATAGAAAAAATAAGGGAAAAATGACAATTAAAGAGGCTCACGAGTTATGTATCTGGAACCGTAATCTAATTTTTCTAATAATTTTCGGTATTTTTAATTTTAGTCCAAGATTTATTAAACAAGCTTTCCCAAGTAGAGCTTTTTTCTGTAGAATTAGAAGAAAGAGATTCAAGATTTTGAGGTATAAGTTTATCTAAATTAAGTTGAATAAGGTCTTTATTTAGCTTTTCGTATAAGAAAGCTTCATAATATTGCGAAAGCTATACTGCTTCTTCTTCTTTTTTATCAGAAAACACAATAGTTCCATCATGCTTAGTAAAAGTATTTCGGCACTTGCCTTTTTCTTTAGACTATCTCTCAGTTTTTAGTTTAAGTATTTTTTGTTGTGTTTCTTTGTTATTAGCTGTTAAATTTTTCTTAAGTAGCTGTTCATTATAAAAATTAGCCATAAGAGTTTTATAATAAGATTGATTTAATGCTACAAGGTCGGAAGAATAATTTATTAAATAAGAAGGGTAAATAAATAAAGCACCAAATTCTATTAACTAAGATTTAGAAAGTTTTTTGTTAAAGTCATCTTGTTGACCAGAAATGAAAACTTCTGATAATCCATGACATTTTAAATCAACCATTATAGAACCACGCAAGTTAAGGAAGTTAGCCAATTCTTCATCTGTTAAAGCTCTTTCATAATAAGTAACTAATAAAGGTTCTCCATTTTTAACAGGTAAATAAAAATTACCATTTTCTTCATATATAGTTGAATAATCTGCATCAAAAGGAAGTGCTTTTTTATCAATAAATCCTCCCACAAAGGTTTTGTGAAGAAGAATAGCGCCTTCTTCTTCAAGTTTGTTTAACATAGATTCAACTTGATAATAATTTTGCTTAGAAGTATGAGAATCATAATCATCAAGTAAATTTTGTGTACGTTTAGTTAAACCGTAAGCAGATTCATCGTCTTTTTTTCTTTGTTCTCTAATTTCTTTTTTAGGAGTAGTAACAAAAGGATATTTAGAATCTTTTAAACCTAAAGTATATTCTTCTAATCTTCTACCGTAGCTATAAGAAGAAACATGAAAATCTTTATAGTTTTCGTTTTGTAAACCAACGGCTAAAGCAATATCTCCTTTAGAAACACAAAGTCTTGCGTTATTAGTATATTGACTATAAACATTCAAAAAAGAAAAGAAAGCCCAAATAGAGCTATTTTGATAAAGCTATTTTAAAATAGCCAAATAATATTCGTCAGGAGAAACTATTTTTATTGAAGTATATTTTTCTTTCTTTCTTCTCCATGTAAAACATTTCTTCCATTCTTTTTCTTGTTTTTTAAGTTGAGCAGCTTTTGAAGGACGAGAATAATCAGGTTCATCCAGCAATTTACAAAGTTCTTTATAACTATTAACAGTAGAAACATTAGATAGTTTTTCCTAAACTCTAAGATAAAGGCTCTATTTCTAATCAGCCATAAATTATCTCCTTTACATAAGTAGTATTAATAATTGCACAATACGGCAAATTCTATTAACCCATATATAGTATAACATAGAAAAGTCAAGTTGTCAAGTACAATTTAAAATAAAAATAAACTTGTTTATCCGATATGAGATAAACAAGTTTAAAATAAATTATGATTCAATTACTTCCCAAGTTTCTTTCAAGATATAGTACTTATCCCAAGCAAACCTTTCTTTTTCTACTTCGGCTAAATAAAGACAAAGAAGATTATTTTTCATCCAATCACGAGCAGAATTTTCACTGGAAAAAACAATTGCGTGAAATTTGTCTGGCTCAAGGAAATAGTCTCCAATAAACGTATCAGTGCAAAGGAAGTAACATCTTTTTTCATCTTTTTTAAGAGGAATAACAATATAATAATTAGTTTTCATTGTTTTAGCTCCTTTAGATTAAACAATTTTCCAGCCAATAATAGGAAGATAATCATATTCTTCATCAGGGGTATGAGGGGTAATATCATAAATTGGTTTAAGAAGAGCGATAGCACCGCACTGAGGGCAAATTTTGCACATATTGCTTCACCAGTTTCCTTCCCTTTCTTTTTGTATTTACAGTATAGCAAATTACAAAGCAGAAGTCAAGTATTTAATAAAAAAGAAGAGCCAAAATGACTCTTCTTTTATTGCTATTTTCATTACTATTTAAATGAATTACATATTATCTTTCTTCACGTTGCCTCTTGCGTTCTTCTTGAGCTTCATTAAGATGATACAAAATAATATCATCAAGGGCTGCGATAACTTCATTCAGCTTACGAACAATGTCCATAGTAAGTTTAGTATTTGTTTCATAATAAGCAGAACCAGTAAGATTAAGTTTACTAAGATACTTGGGAAGTGAATAAGCATTACCAGTTTTTCTGCTGAGTGGAGGTGTTAGGCTATCTTTTGTTGTACTATTTTCTTTTGTTGTACTATTTTCTTTATCTTTAAGGTCAGTTAGATATTTATCAAGGAAAGGAAACTTCTTAAAATTATCTTCACTTAACTTATAAACAGAATCAATACGAGCCATTTCCTTAACGCAATTAAGGTCAGACATAAGATAGTTACCGATACGCTTATAATGGGTTTCATAAGGATAAGTTAAGCCAATTTCTTCGTCATTAAGTGTCTTATCATTAGAAGAAACGATAATTGGTGTCCAATAATAATAACAATATCTATCAGTATACCCAATACGAGAAATATAGCCAACAGATTCTCCCTTAGTATAGACAACATCACCGAGCTTAAAGACAGGCTTCGGCTGTTCTGTATCAGTACTACCAACCTTATGCGTTCCAGTATCCGTATCATTATTATTGACGGTAACAATAGACTGGTTATTATTTACTTTAACATTTTCAGTTTTAGGTTCTTCTTTAACTTCTTTTGTGTAATCCTTGTACTTTTCTTTCATCCAGCTCTTAAATTCGTCGAAGGTTTTCTTAGAAAAATCGGAAGCTGAATAAAAAGTGTCCACCACTCGTGTACAGATTTCATCCAAATCTTCATCGGAGAAGCCAGCAATTTTCTTAACGGATTCTTTACACTTATTTTTAGCAGTATTTGTATGGGTTTCAAGGAAGTCACCAATTTTTTCAAGAGCGGCATCCAAATCTTCCTGCGAATAAAATGCGGATTTTAATTGGGTATCGATATCCATTTTACCCTTATTTTTAGGGAAGTAATTTTTTTCGTTTTCGGTCATTTTTTTGTCCTCTTTTGGGAGACAGTTAACACATTTTTCTCGAATCTTGTCTCCATCTAAATCGTATTCTGAGAATTTGGATTTTAAATCTTCAAGTGTTCTGCAAGTAGATAGCTTCTTATTCTTTTTCTCTAAATCTCTTTCAGCTTCTTGAGTTAAATAAAAAATAGAAAAAATATCTGAGCATTCTTCTTTTGTTAGAATCTTTAATACATCAAGAATATTCCAAAGAGTATTATAGTTCTGAACAAAGGTTTTAACATTCCAATCTTCAACATCAGGAATAAGAACAACGGTGTTGTCAATATAAATATATTGCTTGGAAGCAAGGTCAAAACGAGTTAATTTCTTTTTATCCCCGTTATAACAACCCGTAAAATATTCGTTGTTAGTACAACTAATGTTAATTCTTACTCTACGATTGCCATCACTTACGAAGGAAGTTACTTGCCAAAAATTACGAAGTCTATCAACCAACGTGTCTCCAACTTCAATATTTTCCCAAACATATTGAGCAAAAGCTACTGGGTTAGTGGGGAAATCATTCTTTTTCATATTATTCTCCTTTACTTAATGGGAGCACCCTTAAAGTCAACAATATCTGTAGGAATATCATTAGTGTCATATTCAATCTTAACACCAGTATTCTTATAAGGAGCGTTCTTAAGGGTGAGCTTCTTATCAATCATAGGAGTCAAATCAAAATACTCTTCAATTTCCTTGTCAGTAAGAAGAAGAGCACCAGTAAGCGCACCCACAATCAAATAAAGAGGGTCTTTGTGATTATCCTGAGACTTAAGCTCTGTAGAGAAGATAGCACACTGGGTATCATTTTCCTTAAGAATGTACTTGACATCATTAGGATTATCGCTATCTTTAGTATCAGGAGTAGGAAGATTCTTCTTACAAGTCAACTTAGGAAATTCCTTTTGACGAGCAAGAAGTGTGTAATTACGAGAAATGCCCTTTCGAGCTTTGAAATTGCGTGCCATACGAGACTTAGGCATTATAGTTATCTCCTTTTTTAAATTGTTTTATTTTAAATCCAGTAATTGTAATAATTATTAAGTGCTCTTGCTTCACTGGAAGCAAAAGACCTAAACATCAATATTGAATTAACTGCATTAATAGACAAATGAAGTTTATGAACTGCAACCATTGTTTGTCTTATTTCATTATAATTTTCTGGACTATTTATAATATTATGTTGTTTCAAAGTGCGCCAAATGCAAGCTTTTTCATCATATTTATCAAGAGTAACACGAATTATTAAATAATTAAGAAGAGCAAAAGCAAATTGTAAATTGTTCCAATAACGAGTAATATAAAACCTTAAACCTGTAAAATAACTATTGCAATTTTTATTTTTACAGTTTAATGCGCGTTCAAATGCTTTATTAATAAGAATCTCATTCTCTTTAAAATTAGTACTTATATCAACAATGGTAAACATGGTAATATTGAAACTATTTAATTTTACCTCGTAACAGGCGTCATCATTAAGATACGTAAAAGGCTGCGGCAGTTTTCCTCGCGTTCTTGCTCTCCATGATGCAGCATTACTAACAAGAGACATAAACCAACTTGGTTGCCATACAATCAATTCATTATAATATTCAAGGATAGCATCGAACTTTTTGGAAATGCTATAAAGAATCATCCAATCATTTTTACTCTGAGGTTTCCTATAAACTGCTTCTCCAAAATCTACATTTTCCAAATCCTTGACTAAGCAAGTCATAGCCGCAATAAATTGGATAATATTATATCTGTTAGGCTTCTCTCCCTTAAAAAGAATTTTTGCCTTTTCAGCCTGATATTCATCTATGCCATACATATCTAAATAAATCATGTAGCTGTCCTCAATAATTCAGTACATTCTGCAACAGTTCTATGAGCATTATCACGCAAAGTTCTGTCAAATTCTCTTTCAATTTCTCCCCCAATGATTTCAGCGGCAATGTTATTAAATCTTGTGGGACGAATGGTTTCAAACAAATTAGTTCCTTCTCCACCTCTAGCAAGAGTTAAATCGGCAGTAATAGGGAAGAGGGGATTATTACCATCAAAAATATAAACAACTTGGGTGTTTGGTTGAGTGGCCTGAATATAAATCCTGTCATTTGCTGGATATCGACTTATACCCTTCTTTTTCACCAAAATATAATTGCCATAAAATTCCAATAATTCATTTAAAATTTTAATAGTTTTTGCAGAAATACTTTTATAAATAGGATTAAGATAATTTTTTGGTGCATCAAGCATAAGAAAAAAATCATCTATAATTGAAACACAATTTTTTAAAACCTTGAGATATTTGTACATTAGGCTATAATTTTTAATGGCGTCATTTTTAACAATGAAATCTGCATTAAAAGAAGTATTCATTCCAGTATAATAACCAACCCAAGAATTAAATTTAATTGTTTTAAATCCATCTTTGTCCTTTTCATAGTCAAAAAAAGGATTATTCACGAAAAATGGAACAACTACATAAGGATTTTCAGTTCTGAGCATAGTGATATAAGGAAGTATTGGAAGAGTCGGTTTAAGATAATTAAACAATACAGCAAATTTATCAGGACAAACCTCGTTATTGTCAAAGAAAAATTTAAAAGGAGTTTCACCAAGAATCTTTAAGAAAGAAGCAAACTGTTTTTTAATATCCCCATAAGTAATTGTTTTATTTTCCATTAATAATCATCCCCATGTTCATTAAAACCGTGATAATAAATACACTTTTCCATGTCCCTGCTAATTCGTGTAATAGGCAAAAGATTACAATCAAATTTATTTTTCCTTAGAATGTTTTCATAGACTTTCAATTCACTTGTAGAATAATAAGTAAGGTCAGTAACGTGAGTACCAAAACAACTCCCATTAAGCATTGTAGCTATAGGATAGCTTTCTTTTATTAAATCTCTAAAAGCCCAAATTATACTTACAGCGTTCCAAATATTTTGCACAGTATAATATAAGAAAATAAAGAGGTCTTTTTTATTTTGCTTTTTTAAATCTACAATTAATTTATCAGTGTCTTCAAATAAAGTAATTCCTGATTCAAGGTATTTCTGGTGTAACTGTTCTGGACGTAAACCGTAATCAAGAACAATTTTATCATAATTTTTAGTATAAGAAACTAAGAAGCTTTCTTTTTGGCAGTCAAGCAATGTACTATTAAATACGATTTGTTGTTTATCAGGAAAAAGGTAAAAATTACGAGGATTTTTTAAAGTTAAAAGATACTCATAAGTAGGAACAAAAGCAAAAAACCACTCACGATATTGAAATAATACATCAAGAGTTATTTCATTAAAAAGAATTGGTTTTAACAATACATCTTTGTTTTGTTCAATCAATCCACCCCTCCCCAAAATATGTTCAATCACATCTACTGCGTTAATAACATTTGCTTCGGAAGGAGTTACTTTCATTGCCATATTTTCACCTCTATTCTTTAATATAATACAACAAAAAGTCTTACTTGTCAAGGGTTTAATCTCAACAAATAAGACTCTTATCATATATTTTTACTTGTTCTTATAAAGAAGAGCACAACGAGGAGCGAGATTTGGAGCTTTCATAATTGAAAGATTCTTAATAGCCACAGCGTAGAACTTGTTAAACTCTTCAAGAGAAGACCAGCAAATAACATTATCATCATCTTTCTGACCAAAGTAATAATACTTGTCAAATGCATCCCAACACAAATAAGTATCGTTTGTATCGCTGTAGATAGTTAGGATAGTGTCATGCATAGGAGTGATGTTAAACTTTTCATTAATGTTAAGCACTATAAAATTCTCCTTTCAATGTAATCTTGCCCAAAAAACAAAATTTATATCAATCTCACGAGGAGAAAAATCCCAAGGATACTTGTCAGGATAGGATTTAAAATTACTTAAAGTTATCAAATATTCATCTGCATAACAATCAAATTTTTTGCCTTGGAATATTGCTGAATAAACTCCGTAGTTTCCACCAAAAATTTCATCCGTAAATCGAATATCTTCAAGTATAAGAACTTCTTCTCCGATACGTGGCTATCTATCTTCAAAACTATACCATTCCATTTTTGTTAATTCCTTTTTTTGGTTATATTATATCATATAAAGGAGTTATTGTCAATGGTTTATTAAATTTCTTACAGGTTCAAAAATAAAACTTTGTTTTTATTTTACATCTTTGCAAGATTCTGTAGCTCAGAAGATAAAATTTCTTTAATTTCTAAGGGGAGTAATCCGTCATGTACTTCTTCACTATAAACGCACTTAAAATCATTAAGCATCCTACCAATAACGGTGTTTTTCATGACCATTTCATATCTTTCTTTATAGAGTTTAACTTTTTCTTGGTAGGCTTCATTTTCTTTTCCTTTTAAAACCTTAATGTCTTTTGATGGACAAGAATTATTAAGGCAAGTATAAAACCATCCGTCATAGCTGTCATAATCGTAGTCAGCAGACATTATTTTGCCACAGTAAGGGCAGAGTTGAGTCTTAGGTTCCATTTTCTTTTTCCTCTCATATTTTACTTCACAACAGTAAGAATCCTATCATCGTTCAGACAATAAGAATACCAGAAATCAAAATCGAGAAAATCAATTACATCGGAAAATTCATCGTCAATCTGAAAATAATTTTGAGACTTAATATCATAAACGTGTCTAACATCGGAAAAAGTCAAGATATAATTATTCAGATAAAAGCCAAATTTATCTTTTCTACCATCATGAACAAAAAAGATATAATTATAGCCTTGTTTCTGTTTTGAATCCAGAAGGCTGACAAGTTGCTCACACATAAGCTCAAACAGAGGAGTGCAAGTTACAAAAGGGTGAGACTTATAATCTTTAATAGTGCGAGTAACATGAGCGATAGCATTTTCGATTTTCATAATAGTCTCCTTAATTTATTCTAATCTTGCCCAATGGAAATTGTACGGGTCCATAGGAAGAGTTACATAATTACTATGGTTGCAGGAATAATCTCCTGAAAATAAAACAAGATTAGAGAAATGCAATATTTCAACATTGGCAAGATTAAAGAGTTGACGTGTTTCAAAATAACGAAATTTAAAAGGGTGCTCAAATTTTTCAAAGCGACAACTATAAACAGCACTTTTTTCTTTGCCCGTTGAAAGACAAATAAGAATTATTTCTCCGACACGAGGTTTCTTTTTTCTAAATGAATACCATTCCATAATTACTTCACAGCTTATTCCAATCTTGCCCAATGAACATAATCATCCCAAATTGTATAATCACGCCTTACAATAGTTTTTTTGGTAGGAGAAAATTTCTCTGAAATTAAAATTAGGTTTTGTAAAAAAACAACAGAATCATACGTTCCTGCAAAAACGCATTGGTATGTTGGGTTTAAAATAGGGGCGTTATTATCTTTCGCTCGATTTACACCTGAAATACAAATAAAAATTGATTCGTTTCTTTTGGGCATTTTTTCTATAAATGTATACCATTCCATAGATATTATTTCTTTGTTACCTTGCGAACAGTAACTTTGTGAGACTTCTTTTCTTCTTTTGGAAAAAGAGTTTCCTCAGAATTGCTTTTAATACATTCAAAGAAAGCAGCGGGAACAATAATATCTTTATCTTTAAACTGAGAAAAAGTAGTTTTCATGATGTAGCACCCATTATATGGAGACATGGGATTGCCATTGATAGGTCCGCCGATTGTATGATAATTTCCAAAAACAAACTTCTTAGTAAATTCGTTTACAAGAATACCAAAAAGAGAAGTCGCAGGTTCTCCATATTGGTCTTCATACTTTTGAACAGACCATGGGAAATGTTCTTCAATATATTCAGCACTATAAAGCTTACCAATCATATTTTATCTCCTTTTAATTTTACAAAACAGGTTTATCATTTTCACTAAAATCAATAATAAAACGAGTCATAGGCTCTGTAAGGGAAAGTTCAATAAATTTGACAGAAAGAATTGTAAGCAATTCTCTTTGCATATTCGAGAGTCCATTGATATTTCTTTTGCAGAATTTATTACGATAAGGTTCAAGAGGGCTATCATCCAGAATATAACCACGCTTGTAAAAGTCTTTAAGAGCTACCCAAAGCTCAAGAAGTTCCTTATAAGAAAGACCATTAAAATGATTATTCTTGAGAAGGTCATCATCATACATAGGGTCTTTATTTTTCGCGTATGTTAACTCCTCAGTTTGAGTGTTGTTACAATCCATTATAATTCCTCCTTAGAAATAGTAGGGTTATCACCATTCTTCATTGGGAATAGAGGGTTTATCACCAGAAATCCCCAAAAGAGGTTGTGTATTACGCATACGAGTTCTCTTTACGGTATATTTTTTATGACAGTAAAAACAAGGGACTTTATAATTCCCATTCCAACCGACCATGTTAGCTCTTCCACAATAAGGGCAATCAATAATGCCCAGTACAGGTTTATTAGCCATTAGAACGCCTCCTCAACTTCATCAATCATAATACGAAAAGTCTTAGTAAGATTAGGCTGGTCTTTATCTTGCACCTTAACAAAAAGTCCAGCGCGATTATCATCATCATAATGGAAGTCGATATAATCCTCGTGGAGAGTGGCATTCTCACCAAAGAGAGCCTTAATGATATCTTTTCTCAAATCTTCCTGATGATACCACAGAACTTTATCAACCTTTTTCATAAAATAACAGCTCCTTTCTTTATTGTAGTTACATTATAACAAGTAAGAAAGAAGCTGTCAAGTATTTATTAAATTTTAGTAGGAAATATCAATCAAAAATATCAATATTACTACGAGGACAATAGGAACGAGATTCTTCAAGAATTTTCTTAGCTTGATTATTAGCGGCATTAATTTTTTCAGCAATCAAGCCACAATTTTCAAGCTTATTGATAATTTCCATCTGCTCTTTAACAGTACGTCTTGCAATGAGAACATCTTGAAGCTTCTTGAAGGTAAGATAGCCACTACAAGCATCAAGATGAGAGAACTCAATGTAGTGAAGAATATCAACCACTTGAGCATTGTAATCACCCAGTTGTGTTGCTAAATCTTCATTAGATGGAAGGGAATTAATAGCAGAAGTGATATTTTCAAAAGTCTTTGACATAGCTTCCAAAGGAGGAAGAATCTTATTTCTGGAATATTCACTTGCTTGATATCTTTTGTTTGAATCTTTGACAGGAAGTTCATCACCATCAATCATTGCTTTTGCGCAAGCAGAATGAGAAACAGTAGGAGAAATAGAATCCTTAAATTCCATTTCAATAGGGATTCCACTTGTAACAGGTGCTTCACTTAAACTTTCCTGTATATTAAGAACTGCTTTAGAAATATTTAAGTGAATTAATCCTTTATTTGCGATATCGGAAACAAGCTTATCATATACCAAGCTGTTGGTTTCAGCATGATAAATAGAAAACACACGCTTTGACAAAAACTTGTCAACAATAGAATGATTGAGAACAATATTTGCAGCTTTGTCAGCATCCTTAAACAAATGTTTCTTGTCAGGATTTGAAATATAGCTATACTGATTACCAACAAACTGAATATAAGAGTTAGTTGTGGTTTCTTTTAGATAAAAGCTCATATCAGCTCTATCTCCTTTCAATCTTGATATAGTAATTATAACAAAATAAAAGGATTATTTCAAGGGTTTATTAACAAATTTTTTCAGGATTAGCAATGGAATAGTTAATTCCGATTACAAGAAATTCATCACGATGAGAAAGATAAAACAAATGAATTATTCTTTCCCCAAGATAAATTTCTTCGTCGGCATCAAGTAACATATATCTCTCATGTTCAGGGCTAATTTCATAAATATCTGTTCTAATTTCTGTAATGGTTTTAAGTTCATTTTCAGACAAAGGATTATCCCCTTTATTATCCATAACAGAAATTTCATTTAAAGGAACAAAGTTTCCAAGCAAAGGAGAGTTATTAGAAGTTAAACAAATACCAATTTTAGTGTCGTTATGCCAAACAGTACTTGTCCCGCCAAGACCGACAGGCATAGAAAAAATATTATTCATCTATAATTTTCCTTCCGCAATAAGGACAGAAATTCATATCTGAATGTAACTGTTCTCCACATTCAGAACAAACTTCAAAGATTCGAGCAATATTATAGCGTCCATCTTTTTGATATGTAGTTACAAGGTTCTTCCTGCATGTTACTTTACTACCTACTCCAAAGCCAAGTGTATGCAATTGGTCTTCTACAAGGTCTCTCTCCCATGCAACTTGTTCATAGACACCATAAGAAACGGTATCAGGATGTTCTTTATTATTCATTAATATAAGTCCTCCGAGTAAAGTTCTGTTTCTTTATGTTAATTACATCCATTTTTCATAAAAGCACCACAAGCGGGACAATAAGAACTGGCAACAACATCAATTCCAACGTCATTAATAGTGGTTCGGATGATACCTCTCTTTTTACAATGAGAACAAGTTGCCATAGCAAGAGTCTTATAAAAAGGTTTAACACAATAATAAAAATCTATATCAGTCCAATTTGCTTCGGGGGAAGAAGCCACTTTAGATTTAATATATTTGTTTTTCATATTACATTTCTACCTCATCAACAGGAAAAATTTGATTCTTCATGCCATTATCTTTAGGGATGGCTATGAATTTACCATAACTATCGGGATTGTAGATATTCCTATCTCCATACCAGCAACCCATAAAAACGCCAAAGGCTTTCTGGTACCTATTATAAAACACCCTTCCCATATAGGAATGATTCTTACCCTTAATTTCATATAAATTGCCAGTAATAATATTGTTACCATTGACATCAAGAAGAGAGGTTACGACGTTGCAATTTTCTCTCTTGTCGCGGGTAGGTTCTCTGCGTCCCTTTTTAATGCGTTCCATTAATAATGTTCCCCCTATTCACTATTCAAATTCAAAAGAAAGATGATATAACATCAAACTCTTCTTTCAGCATCAGGTTGAGTATATACACGACGATACATTTGTTCATAAACCCCCTTAGTAAGGATGAGAGGGGAGCTAAATACACGAGTAGAATGAGAAACGGTACGTACAAAGGTCTTTACATAAATGTCCTTATCAGGCGTAACTTCGAGAACAGAACCATCAGCAAAATTGTTGCCCTGATACCAACAATTTTTATACCAAATCTCTTCCAGAACTTCCTCAAAAGTTAAATCGTAAGTGTATTTCTTTTTCTCCATAAAATTCAACTCCTTATCTTTGATACTTAAATAATATCAAAAGAATAAGGAGTTGTCAAGTATTTAATCTTTTTTCTTGCCAAGAATCGCAAGCAAACGAATAAAGATATTAATAATATCAAGATAAAGGTCTGTTGCACAACTAATGGCATTATAAGGTGTAGCAGCATATCTCTGAGAACAATACCAATCATAACCAATATAAAGAGAAAACAGTGCTACAACTGCATAATCAATTACATGACCTTCGTATCCAAGGAAGAACACTAAAATTCCCTCAATAAAAATAATACTAATTAAAGATACAAGAAGGATATGCCCAAGAGAACAAAAATACTCTGGAAATACTGTGCTAACAATAATCATAATTACTACAATAATAGCAGTAAGAAGACATACATAGCTAATACTCAACGCTGTATACTGGCTTACATAAACGCTTAGAAGTGCTCCAATGGGCAAACAAATAAGATTAAATCCAAGGAAAGCAACTACAGCGTTTTCTGTGCCACTAATAATAATAGCCCCAAGAAAAGCCAAAGCAAAATATCCTAAAATAAAGAGAAGAGGATGAGACGATACAAAGCTAAAGACCTGTGTTTCAAGGAATATACAGATAAAGAAATTACAAATCAATCCCCAAAGAATAGTACCTCCCATAAGAGCATTAAATCCTGCATCACTCATTTGCATATCTTCCGGCATACAGTCAAAAGTAATTCTATCTTCTTTTAAATTAAAACCGTTATTCATTCTTAGCTTCCTTTTCTTTTTCCTTTTCCTGTTCTAATTTCTTTTTCCAAATTCCCAAATATTCGTCAAGATTAAGGAAAGAGGTATTGTTCTCTAACCCTTCTTTAATTTTGTCCATCATCATTTTTGCTAAACAATACTCATTTTTTCCAAAAACGCCCAAACGACAGGAAGATTTATCAGTAAGTTCAATAGTAACAGCATATGTTGGAGTGTTTACTGACCAATCTGCATCGCCAAAATTAGTATCAAGGTAAATAGCTCTCCATCCCATATCTAAATTAATAATTTGATTATCATAACAAATAATCATTTAGATTACCTCCTTAAGTTTGCTTTCAGAGATATCTACGATAGAAGAATTCTTTGTAATAGCAACACGAATTTTAGAGTAAGCCTTTTTTACAAGGTCTTTATTTTCATACTTCAAAATATGATTTTCACCCATCAAGCCGATTATGACATCTCTTTCATTAATTCTAATAAAGTTAATATTATCGGAATTAAATAAGCAATTATCATAACAAATAAACATTAATTATTCTCCTTAGCATTTTAATCAAATAAAAGAAATCTTTTATTTAAAACCCTACGTCATCATATCTAAAGATGGAGTACATTGGAGGGTCATTATCATACCCTGTTTTCATCTTTTGGAACTTTTGTTTGTCAAGATTTTCCTTAACTTTTTTAGAGGTTTCTGCTGCTTTGTTAATTTCTTCCTCGGATTGCTTTTTGAGAATTTCAATATCTTCCTGAGCGCTTTCAAGAATAAATTTAAGATTTTTTACTTCTTTTTCTTGAGTTTCTTGAGTCTTTTTGTTTTTAAGATATTTATGACGCCAGCGAGAATATTTTAGATTGCCAATAAAACCAAAATCCACATAAATATTTTTAACACAATAATTATGATTCCAATAGTTAGAAGTGATAATAATGTCTCCAAATTTTTGTCTGGTCGTATCAATGCGACAAGAAGGAAGACATCCTAAGCTCCATTTTTCAGTATTTAAATAAAAGATATCATACCATTTATCAAAATCCATCTTGACGCACTCTTCATTTTTACGCTTTTCATTGATATCATCTAAATCAGCCTTAAAGATTCCTTTAAAAACAAGTGGACCAAGTAAAAGCCACCAAAGAAACGAAACAAAAAATCCTGCTAAAGCAACAAGAAGAAAAATCATAAAAATTTTTAATGCCAGCATATCAATTCTCCCATTTATCAGTAGATTTTAATTCAATTTCTTTATTTAAATAAGATTCTTCGGTTAAATAAGATTCTCGAATCTTATTTGTTTCTTCTTTGGCTTTATTGATTTCCTCTTCGGCTTTCTTTTGGATTTTATTAATATCTCCTTGAACAGCTTCGAGAATATATTTTAAATTATCTTGAGAGCTTTGAGTAGCTTTATTCTTTCTGCGTCTATTTTCCATGTTATGCTTAAAAAGGACATATCTAATATTTCCAATAAAACCAAAATTAATATAAATTGTATCCCAAGTTCCGTGTTTATCTCTAATAACTCGCTTGGGAGCAAACCATGCTAATCTCCATTCATCAGGAGCTAAAATATAATATTTTTTCCATTCGTTAAACTTTAAATGCGTCCAACTACGCCAATCTTTACGATATTCTTTAATCCAATCAATTATTGTGTTTTTATATCCATCATCTTCATCTTTATAAATAATACAAGCAAAATGACAAACAAATACAATAAGTGCAATAAAAAAGAATCCGCCAACAATACACAAAATTTTAAACATAAAAGCACCTCTCTTTTTTAGTATATTTAATATACCATAAAGAAGAGGTGCTGTCAACTATTTATTAAATTAAATTGTTAGCTTTTCTTAGATTTAATGCTAATAATTGAATCAACTTTTCTAACAAAGACAGAAAATCCATAATACTCATTAATTATATCACACAAATCTTTAAAAAGTTGGTGATTAATTACAGTTAAATACTGTGGATAGGTAGTGAAAATATAAACATTTTCATACTCATAATCATAACTGATAAAAAAAGTATCAGTTAAAGAAGCCAGAGTTTCGTCTTGGTCAATAATACGCTGAACAAAATCTGCAATTTCCTAATCAATAGGAGAGGTAATATCAGAAATCACTTCATACTTCTTCTTGTTCATATCCTTGAGTGTACTCCTTATATAAATATTCGTCTAAAATTCCATCAACTACTCCGCTAACAAAAAGGATAGGAGGGTCATTTTCGGAATAAGGATAGCTTCTACCACCTATATATTTATAATTTCTAGGAAATAAACAAGCCCATCTTTGAAAGACAGGAATATAAGTTATAGCACAGAATCCCCAATCTTCAAATTTCTTCAATTCGGATGAAGCAAAAGTTAACCTGTAGAATTCTGTCTTGTAATACTTTTGTTTCTACTCATCATTATTTTGATAAGCTGAAATAATTAACGAATTATAATCTTGAGCTATTTTATGTAATTTTTCAGTTACTTCTTGTGTAGTAAATATGGTAGACATTGTTTATTCCTCCACATAGCAGATATAACAATTATATCCCTTTTCAGCCAAATCAGCCTTAACCTTTTCAGCACCAGATTTTTTAGAAAAGAATCCTACTTGAACTTTATAGAGCTTGGTCTTGGGGTCTTGAATACAAAAAGCAGTTGAATAATCAATTACGCCAGTAAGAGTTCTAATTTCATTTCTATAAGTAATTGCGCGAGTTGAATTACTAAATGCTCCTAATTGACAACGATAACCAGTTTTCTTAGGACGGTTTTCTTCTTTCTTATTAGCTTTATCTTGTTTCTTTTCTTCTGCTTCTGCTTTTTCTCTTTCAGCATTAGAGCGAAGCCAGAAAGCCAAAATAGAATCAACAGGTCTTAACCAACCAGATGCAGAAAGGCGTGTTCCTTCAAAGTTTGTATAAGTAGAATTTCCACCATCCTGATTGCAGCAATAATCTACATCAGGAAAAAGAGATTTAATAAGGTTCTGAGCAGTGGAAAGTTTCATACCTCCAGACACAACAGAAACAATAAAATACTTTTCATTCTTAGGATTACCATCTGTCTTTGTCCAACCGAACATCTGTCTTTTAGCTTCATAATCAATGTCAGCATAATTTTTTACAGATTGAGGTTGTTTATTTTTAAACAAAGCAGGATATTCTGTGCCAAAATCTCTCCAACCAACGCCATTGTTAAATACGCCATTCATAATTTTCCCAGAATTTGTAATACCCCAGCCATTAGAAAAATTACCATCCTTAGCATAAACAGTATTATTACTTTTTAAATTCCAGATAGAAGTCCCACTTGCGGTATCAAAGAAGAAAGCGTTCGTTACAACATCAGGTTTATAACCATAAAGGTTATACATTTTTTCTGGGCTTAACTTAGGTTGCGTACACATATCAATACTTGCACTCTTCAATTCGCTCTTAGGCCAATCAATTACAACTACATTGTTATAAGTCACGCCTCTTACAATAGGATGATACCAACGAAGTAGAGAATTATTTTTACCATAATGATACTAAACAGTTGCCATGTTATCTCCATTCTTCTATATATTTCAATAGATTAATTTAAATTAAAATAAAGGACAAGTATCCTTTTCTGTTATTAGTTTAACATAAAAAAAGATACTTGTCAATATTTAAGTTGTTAAATTTTTATGAATTAGGTATCTGGAATAGTGTCAATTTTGTCTTCTACCTTTTTCTTCTTGTAAGTGCGTTTAGGCTTTTCTCGCTTTGTGGTGGTTTCAAGAGTTACAGAATTTGAAACTGTATCTTCCTTAGAAAGATAGATATTCATAACAGGAACGAGTTTAAGCTCTTCAATGGTAATGCTTGTCCAGTCATAATATTCAGGAGGAAGAGTTTCTTCGTCAAAATGGAATTTAAACCATTTTTCTGCTGAGACAGGACAACTAAAACGTCTTGCCTTATCGAAGTCAATAAAGAAACCAGCAAGACCAAGATAGTCTTCTCCTGCATAAAGAGTCTTAATTTCAGAATCTCGGTTTGCTTTAATGGTAATATAATACACAGGCTGATTTTTAAGAACCACCATAATATTCTCCTTTAATGCATGATAGTATACCTACTACCAATTTCTACCTTGATAATCTTTGCATAATTAAAGTCATATTCCTTGGTATAAGTTTTGTTTTCAAGGAAAAACTTCTTATTTTTACTCCACCATTCCTTAGCATCTTTTTCGGTATCAAAAGAAAAACAAGAAAGAGTAAAATTCTCTGCAATGAGATAAGGCATATTAGACCAACCTCTATTAGCAAAACCATAAGAAGGTGATTCACCATAGTTAAGAGGGAGCTTCTTTCTAGGAATACCAATACAGTAATAGGTTTCCATATTAGAATGAGCAAGACCATTATCAGTAATATTAAATACCATTTTTATTCTTATCCCTTTCCGCAATTTGAGCCTTAATATTTTCAATACGTGACATTTTCTGTCTTAAAGTTTCTTTTGTGTCTTCAATTCTATTGGCATAATATTCAAAGCTGGTTTGCAAACGCTTAAAAGATTTCTCCTCTTCATCATAAGCATGTTCAGCTTTAGCCAATGCTTCATCAAGAGAATCTCTAACAGGAAAATTATCAGCGAAAGAAATTTTCCCATTCTTGGGAATATATACAAAGAAACGTCCGCTATTAAGACTAGCAAGAGGGTTGTTTCGTCTCCAACTCATATACTTTTCGTAAGATTCAAAGACGTAATTTTGATAAGATTTTTTTCTAATTATAATTACTTCTGTAGAACCTGATACTCGACAGACATAAAAATCTTTGTTTTCATAAACGACAGGATACACAGAAATAGACTTAATATCATGATGAATTTCAACAATCTTTCCGTGCTCCCAAGGCTTCATAGCTTCATAGTTATCCATGTTAAACCTCCTTAAAAGTTTTCAGGGGAAGTGTGATATTTATTATCCATTAAAGAAGTGGTAATAATATGTTCTTTTCGAACAACAGAAAAATAATGTTCGAGATATTGAGGGTCATTAGGAGAATTGTTGTAAGATTTAATTGCTTTAACAAAAGTGTTAATTAGTTGTTCGCTATTTGGGTGGGATTTAATTTCTCCAATCAAGGCCAAAGCTTCTCCCTCAGAATTAGCACAGAGAATATTGTCTTCTTCACAAATTTGTGAAAAGAAATAATTGTCAATACAATATAGATAGTCATGCTTAATAAAATAAACACATTTGTGGTTATCAAACTTAACCACAAGAACAGGGAAGCAAGTAACAATTTTGTTTTCTGCTACATCGTTTCTAGCACTATAAATCATAATACCACCTCAAATATTTTTTAATTCGATTACAGTTTTAAGTGTACAAGCATTTTTACCAGCGAATACAAAGACAAAACCTTTGTGGTAATAAATACGTTCGCTGTTAGACTTGGTACGGAAACGACGCTTAAAAGCATACATTTCTTCATTAGTTAGCCCAATCTTTTCGTAGTTGTAAATAGTTACAGCATCAAGATTGATACCTTTATTACGAGCATTGCAAGCTAACTGACGAAGCTCTCTTTCATTCTTAATACCCAATCTTTCCAAACCACGGTCACGAGAGTGGAAAGTGAGCTTGATTTTATCAGACCCAATTTTATTATGGAAATTACGATTATACATTTAAACAACTCCTTTCAAGAACGATTTACTTTATGATTAAAGTATATCAGACACAAAAGGAGTTGTCAAGTATTTATTAATTTATTTCGGGGAAAATGGACAGTCTTTCTCTAAGAGCAGAATATTCTTTCAAGATTTTTTCGTAATTGGTGATGGCTTCTTTTGTTTCTTCTTCTGCGGAATCAATAGTAAGAACTTCAAAAGTAGTATTATTTCCACTATTATCAATTTTCAATCCAATAAGATAATACTTTTGGTCTTTTTTCTGGTCTAAACAAGCCTGAGCCAAAGTCTTTTTTTGCCAAGAGCTAATATAAATTCTTAAAAAATATTCAAGGTAACTAATAAGATAAACAGGAGTAGCTTCTTCTCCCATGATAAACCAATATTCGGTTTCACTTTCATAAGGATTAGGAACAGAAAAGGTGCGCTCATTCATCACGTCACGAATACTTGCTCTTTTTTCGTAAGCGAAACATTCTTCTTCGGTAGAGAAGCTACGACCGTCTTCTGCAACCCAATATGTTTTTTCTTGAGCAGGAATTACTTCTTTTTCAATTCTCATATCAATTAAGACCCTTCAAAATCTTTAATTACTTTATGATAAAATTCATCTTTTAATTCATCAGAAATGATGCCCATCTTATAAAGATGTTCATTTAGTTTAATGCAAGCTAATTTCATAAATTTTTCGTAATTAAATATCCATGTCCAACCTAAAATAATATTAATGATTGGAAGAGCACTTAGAATAAGAATTTGAATGATTGGAATTGCAGAGCCAGTACTGGATACTTTAATCTTAACATTTCTCGCGTCAAAGAAATTGTTTACATATTTTGTAATTTCTCTGACAAGATAAAAGAAAACTAAAACATCCAGAATAAAAACAAATCGCCAAAGGTTAATAATAATTTTAAGAATCATTTGTCTTTGTTTCTTTCTCCTTCGTTTCTTCAACTTCTTTCGGGACTTCTTTAAATTTTTTACAAAGATAAGATAAATGTCCCATAGAATTATAGGTGAATCCACTTTCAGGATGTCTTATACAATCCTTCCATGGACATTTCTTTTCATCACAACCAGTAAAAGGAAGCAAAGATATCTATCTATCACTTTTTGGAATATACATTTTTTCTCCTACACACATTATTTAATTATCCCTTAATTTGAATATAAGGAATAGAATCAGAACCACAATCAAAGTCCCATCCATTTTCAACAATCTTTTCAAGAAAAGTTTTATTGTTTGCCAATTCCCAAACAATAGAACTACAGCAATCTTTATGAATAGTATAACAAGGATGCTTAATATTTTTTTCAAGTCCAAGAGAAAAAAGACGCCCCATAATAACATTAAAGAAATAATTTACATCATTATTTTTAAAAAGTTTATTCCAAATTTCTGCGTCTGCTTTTGCTTTGGCGCTGGTAATATCAACCCAAGAACCATCTTCATTCTTCTGAAAAGTAGTGTCGTATCCTCTACATTTACAAAGTTCTTTAAAATGTTTATCATTGGTTAGAATTTTCCATAAAGTCGGAGTGAGCTGAAATTTTTCAAAACGAGCCACGCTACAACCTAAACTGGAATTGTGGTCAAGACGTTCCTCAATATAGCCAAAAAGTTTAGTAATGTTGGCTTTTTTATTATTGTTTTTATATTCTTCAAGATATTCCTGTTTAGTAAACATAGTTAAACAACTCTCCTTACTTTTTCGATTTGTATTTATATAATACTACAAGCAAAGAGAGTTGTCAAGTGGTTATTAAGTTTTCTTACCAATTTTATAAGGGTACAACTTTAATTCTTCTGGTAAATTTGTCCATTGAATAGCTTTTTCTTCAATTAGATAAGAATAATTTTTCTTTTTTGCTGATTTTTTATTTTTGAGATTTTTACTTCCACAACAAGGGCAATAAGTAAATTCTTTTTCAGGAGAGTATCTTGTAATAAATTCTGGATTAGACAAAATAGAAGTAGCATGAAGATATTCTCTACAATTTAAACAGTAAGAATAAAAAGCTCCATCATGGATAAATTTGATTACAAGCCAATCTCCATTGCGAAATAAAACTTTATAACGAGAATCGCTACCATTGTATTGATAATCACTGAATTTTGCTTGTCGTATCTTCTTCCTTTGTTTCTTCGACATTTTCTTTATCCTTATAATAAGTATAGCTTTTCTTCAAATTCACTTTAAATTAACTCCTTCTAATATACATACTAGCAGTAGTCCCTTGCATTAAATATGTTACTGTAGTGTTGGTTTTGTTTGCAATAATTCGATAATCTCTCCATGTTAAGAAAAATCTTTTATGAAAAATCTTTCTTACATCTTTTTCTGACCTATTTAAAAACTCAGCCCACTGCTTATATGAATAAGGACTTGCTTTCATTACTTCACTTGCTCGCTTTAATTTATCCATATAAGGTTTATTAGGATGAATATAATAGAATTTAATATAATACCAAAAACCAAGAAGTTTATTTTTAAAATTTTTCATGGCTTCTTTTTCCATTATTCTAAAGTATTTTCAAGAATTGCTTTTTGAAGAAATTCTTCCACAGTCTTTAAACAATTACTACATAAATCATAAGATTGAAAATCATCCCATCTTTCGCCGCCACGTTCAAAATGTCTTTTAATTTTCAAAACCTTCATATTGAAAAGATTTGAAATGGGCATTCCGCATCTATCACAAAAACATTTAGTTACCATCTTGTTTTTCTCCTTATTTACTAATCCTATCTGCAATCGTACTTGCTACAAAACTATCTGGTTTAACAGTTGGTTCGTAACCAGCACCTTTCAACCACCCAACAATTTCTGGAATTACTTGACCACTTGGCCCAGCATATCCAGCATCTACATGAATCCCAATACTGGTATACTTTTCATAGTCAAAATTTTCTTGAATAGATAAAGTTGCTAATTCATCAATTAACTGGTCAGCATAAGCAATGCTTAATTCAGTTTCTTTGTGAATTTTAACCTTCAAATTTAAGATAATGGGTAGTTTTTGAATCTCATAGAAGAACTTACCACCTTTGCCATCGGTATAGACAGCAATGACAATGACGGCTTTTGTTTCATCTTTGTGATTTTGACTATCAGTACCAATGACAATATGATTATGTTCTGCTACATCTGTACGTTCTCTAATATAGTCAAAAATAATTTTGGCTATTTGTCTCATATTTACTCGTCCATATGTCGGACTAATCATATTATCATTCCTTTCATTTATTTTTAATGGTGTACAATAGTGTTAATTGCTTCAACTAACTGGTTCAAATGCTCCACTGTCTTAGTAGGAAATTTATAAAGTTTACCATCGCTAAGGACTGAATTCATTTTTAATCCAGAATCAGAAGCCCACCAAAATTCTTCTTCTTTAAAAGGAGAAACATTAATGCTCTCTTCTTTGGATTCTTTGTTTTCCTTAAACTCTTTTTTATCCTTTTTAGTAGGAGGAGTTAAATCTTCAATCTCTTCAATTTCATAATCATTTTCGTTGAAGAACCAGTCAGCAGTACATTTTGCTTCAAAGCGTGTCTTAAAAGGACGAGCATCTTCCTTCTTACCAAAAGTACATTCATCATAATGCAAACCAAAAGCACTACAATAATAATTTTGTCCATCTTTAGGAAGGTTATGTCTTGCATTAGATTTGACACGAATAATGTAAAGTTTACTTGACTTATTTTTTTCTTTGAGATTTTCATTTAGTAAAGTACCACATACAGGACAATAATTAGCAGGAACATAAAAATCGCCATGGTCAATAAGATTCTTTTTGCTTGTAGCGTTAATAGTGAATCTATAATTCTCACACCATTTGCACATATAGAAAAGACTCCTTTTAGTCTAATTTACTATCAATAGTATAAACCAAAAAGAGTCTATTGTCAAGAGCTTTATTTAATTTTCTTTTGTTTTCTTATTTCACTTTGAATCTTAAACCAATAAATTGCTGCCATAACAAGAGTAATAGGCCAACAAAAAATCAAAGTTAAATAATGCAACAAGGTTACTTCTTTATCATTTTTATTAGTAGGACAATTATAAACATTATATGTTACTGCAAGCCCACATAAAAGATAAAGAGCAAAACCTATTAGAGACACATCATTCAATCTCATTGGTAAGCTCCTTTGCAAAGGAATAAAAAAGAACTGTGGTGCAAAATTTGTTTTTGGAGGAAACAAAAATGAACAAAATACGAAAAAGGAGGTGGCCTTATTAGCAAATCCAGTCTATTATAAGGAGGTAAATTGTACCACAGTTCTTATTATTATATTAACATACTCTTTCGAGTTTGTCAACTACTTATTAATTACTTTTTAAGAAGCATCTGATGAGAATAAAGAATTTGCATCTTTTCTGCTACGGATAAACTTCTGTTATAAGCATCATCATTATCAGCCAAACGCATTGCAAACTGATAGTCAAGGTTGTTTATGATTTCTTCTGTCAATACTTGACCATAACTCATATTTAAGCATTGATAAATTTCTTTACTATTAATACGGTATGCATCTAACATAGCATTGACATAAGCCAGTGCAGACATATTTTTATCATCAATAAAGTCAAGTATTTTCTCATAGTAGGGACAAGTAATTTCAAGCTTTTCGGTTAACTTCTTTAAAACATTGAGATTAATGCCTTCTTTTTTGCAGATAGCTTTTAAATAATCATAAGCGTAACCATTAAGAACGCCAATGCTCCAACATATGTCTTCTTTTCGGTTATCATAAACTTCTTTTGGATTAACAAAACCAGTTAAGATAATAGCTTTTCCTACAACTTTACCATTGTCAAGTTCGGTTTTACCATAGCAATTTGCCAAATCTTTTTTGTTAACCAAAATTTTTGCTTTAGCAACAACAACTAGTTTAACAGCAACGCCATAGTTATAATCATTAATAGCAAATGCATCATAAGAAATGTAATTATACCAAGTTAAAGTATCTTTTACAGTTAAACAAGCATGAAAACCATTGCCACAGTAATCTACTTTGCTAAATTCTTCGTCGCCTTCTGGCAAAGAATAAATTCTGTTCAGTTCGTATGCAAAGTTTCGACTAGGACCTATATATTTTACTTCTTTATTAGTAGGGTAATAGGTCTTATAAAGAGCTTTGTAACAATCAATCCATTCCCAATCTTCTCCAACAGGAAAAGGTACATCTTCCATTTTTTCATATTCCCAAGTATTTCTGCTGATAACTGTGTGATTAGGAAAATTATTCGTGTAAGATTCGCTGGAAGATTCTTCAAAATCTACACCAGATGCAGGGTAAGCTTCATATTCGACAGGATTGTTTTTTTTAGACTTATTAAAAAACATATTTTATTCCCCTTCCTTAAAATCTATAAAATTTGCGAGGAGTAATATTTTTCTCCATTTTTTCAATTAGTTCCCTAGATTTCTTAATCGCTTCATCCATTCTTGCATTAAATTCGTCACGAGAAATAGGCTGAAAATGGTCAAATTTTTTCGGATAATTTAAAAGGAAAAACAAATCAATGTCCTCATTATAATAAGGAGCTACATCAATTTCTGAATCTGTATAACAACCATAAGGTGTTTCATCTTCAAAATTGTTAATTTCAATACAACCCCATGAAGAAGAATAGTTAACTTCACATCTTCCTTCTAATAACTTGGGAGGTTGAACAATCATAATATAATGTCCCCGATGAATATAACAATTCCCAATCAGCTTTGGAGCGAGTTCTTTCACAATATATTCATCATAAGATTTTCTCGTAAGATTATTCAATTCCTTGTTAATCTCGGAAAGTTCTTTCTTCTTGTTTTCCAGTGATGTCTTCCAAGAATTTTCCATGTTACACCTCTATTATAAAAATAATAGTCTCATAATCAATATTAAATTAATTATGAGACCTTTTATTAAATTAGCTAATTCAATAAATTGTGAAGACTTAGAAGTTATTCCCCGTTATATTACTTCCTACACTCATTGAAACTTTCCCGTTTGCGGCTATCCATTTTGACGGACAAGTGCTTACAAGTCTTCTGTAAAACTGCGAACAACCTACCCGTAGGTTATTCAAATACGATAACAAGCGCTCCGACCCCCATCGGATTCTTATTAAAGGTGAGGAATAGACGACGTTCACCTCACTATGAGCCTCTGGTCCTAGCATTTAAAGAAATGCGACGCTCTTCGTCCAACATCCTTCAGTTGGCAACCAACCTACACCACCGAGCAAGAATTCGGAAGTTAGGATTTCGTGATTCTTGCAAGAATTCCCACCATTAACTTTCAGGTGGAGAGCTTATCGCTCTTAGTATCTTCATAGTTCCTATTCCTACGAAGGGTGCTTCTTTCGAAGTCATTGCATCTCAGCTATTATTGAATATTCAATTGCGTGTCTTGCAGTCAAGAACGTGATTTGTCTATCAGGCCCGAGTAGTGCAAACCAGTGGGAATCTCTTCCACACTTTTTTCATCCTTTCCCTTGGGACAATCTTAATATACCATAAGATTAGTTCTCTGTCAAGGGTTTATTATTTTTTTTCTTGAAGAGTTTTTACCAGCTCTTCATAGGATTCAATAAGTTCTTTTTGTGCCTCTGCTTTCTCTTCTAAAGATTTAATAAGACTTTCTTTAGCCTCATCTAAATTTTTATGGGTTTCTTCGGCTTCTGCAAAAGCTTTTGAATAAGCGTGGATACCCCCAATAATAGTTCCTGCTAAAAAGAAAATTGTTAAAACTCCGATAGCAAGAATGATACACAAAACAACTTGAGTAGTGTTCATTTTCTTTTATTAACCTCCATTAATTTATTTTCAGGTTCAATTCTAAATTGACCCATTTCCCAGTCAAAGCCAAGTCCAACAGATTGAACCTTTTCATATGGTCTTCCACCCCAATTAGCTTCAAAATTTTCAATCGTAATTACTACTTGAGATTCTTTGTATTGCTCCCAATATGGGTTTTCAGCCAGCTCGTTAAGAATATCTCTTAATCTTTCAACCGTCATTTTTCTTTGTCCTTTAAATAAAGTTTGAAAAAATGAACAGCAATCATAAACAAACAACCACTTATAAATAAACAAAAAGGAGTTAATATTTCTCCAGTGGAATTATCTAATCCTGCTATTCCAATTAAAATAAAATAATACAAATAAAACAAACAATTTGCCAAATTTAGATTTATTAAATGTTGATTTGATTTCATACAATCCAAAAATGAACAATGTCTTTATAAGGAGAAGTCCAACTATCTTCTGTAAAATTAGTCCAATCTAAAATACATCGAGTAAAGAAACTCTTACATCCACTAATTGTTCCCCATCCATTAGGAGATTCATACTGTTTATATTTATTTGGAAATCTTTCAAGCTCTTCTAAACCATGAATGATAAAAGGAATAACATCTTTTACAAGACCATTATCTTCTTCATTTTTCCATTCTAAGCCTGTTGACTTTCGAATCATTTCACGCAAATTCCAAGTTGTATTTGCTTCACAATTTCCGATGTCAGCCCAAAGTTTAGGGTCATCTTTACACTGAACTCTATAACTAATATCGTAGCTCATTTTATCACTCCTTTTTATATTCATCTGGAAGAAAACTGAAAATATGTGCAATTACATCTACTGTCCATCCATTTCCTAATGCTTTTCTTGCTGCACTATCTGGAATCATATTAAGGAAATCATCAGGAACAGTTTGTAAACGACACATCTCTTTTGTCGTATAATATCTAAAAGGTAAATTATTTTTAAAAGCATCTGGATGTCTACCAATAGGAAGTGGCGTAAGAACATTATCTTTGTCTACAGTAGTAAGACAATTTGATTTATCTGTGTTTGTAGCACGGACTTCAAGACATTGTGTAATAGGAATTGTTTTATCAGTATCTTTTCTATGACCGTTTTTATCTAATCTGCGACCAACAATAGTGGCTTTATTTAATCTACGCCCTCTAATTGCCGCAGGATTAGGAAATTCAATATCTTCAAGAATATCTTCCAGAGCGATATTTTTATCTTCGGGAAGTGTTACATTAGGGATATTAGTCCAATAAAGTCTACGTCTGTTCTGCGCGGAAACAAGAGAAGAATTAATTTCAATGGGTTCTACTCCAAGATAAGAAGAAATAATATCTTGCCATTCCTTCTTCATTACAACATTTTCAAGAAGAAAATATTTAGGTTGACATTCCTTAATTGCTCTTACATATTCAAAGAAAAGTTTGCTTCGAGGGTCGTTGAAATTAAGCTGTTTACCTGAACTACTAAAACCTTGGCATGGACTCCGACCAATAATTAAATCAAGTTTCCCTTTATATTTGGTAAAATCTTCTTTAGTTACGTCTCCATGATGAACTACATCAGGGAAATTTGTTTCTGTGGCTTTAATTGCATTCTTTTCAATTTCATAAGCATCATAAGAATCAATCTTAATTCCAGCTCTCTCAAGTGCAAGATGACCGCAACAAATACCATCAAACAAAGATAAAACTCTCATTATCCGTAAAAACCTCCATTGGGCGGGTCTCTTCTATAATTAGGACAAGGTATATCATTTAGAGGGTCTCTAAAACAGTCTATTCCCCAACTATGAATACAATTACTACACCAAGCAGGTTGAAAATGATAATTAGAAATAGAAGGATTTTTAGGCTCTTCGGGTATAACAGGTGCTTTCTTAGGAGTAGTAGTATTTGGGTCAGGTTGAACATTCATATCTTTCATAAGTTCTTCCTTTTCAACTTTCTCCCAAGCATCCATAGCTGAATTAAGAAAGTCAAGAGTATGCTCATCATAACCTAAAATCTTAAGCTCTCTAATTAAATCTTCATTGCCAATTTTCTTTAAAACATTTGGAAAAGCATAAAGTAAAACTTGAATGCGACCAAACTCTTTACGCCATTCATTATACTCTTTTACAGTCATTAATAATACCTCGTCTTTCTACCTCAAATTTAAGTTCGCTTACCGCTACTGTAACTGGCATAGATACGAAATGGTCATAATAATCTACTGCCTTAGAAAAATAGCTTCCGTACTTAATAGGCCAATTCTCTTTGTTTTTTGGAGGATTCTTTTTTTCAATCTCTTTTAGCTCTGACGCAGCCGACCAAAGTTCTGCATTAGTTAAATTACGAAAATAGCCCATAATAATACACCTTTCACTTAATATAATTGTGATTGTATATAAAGAATAACACAATTTTCCTTGTTTGTCAATAGAAAACAATAAAAAAAGAGAGGGAATTACCCCTCTCTTAATTTATTTTTAACTTAGGCAAAAGCCTTAGTCTCAACAGCGTCATAACGCTTAGTCAGAAGAACATCCATAAGCGCATCCCAAGGATTAGTCTTACCAGACATTACCATCTTAAGCGTATTTACACTGAAACCACCAACCATAATGCCATAATCATTCTTGGTCATAGGAAGACCGTTACCAGTAGTACCGTTTCCACACACATTCCAATAAATAATCATAGGCATTGCATATCCAGCGTTCTTGTACTTCTGCTCAATGGACTTAAGGAAAGCAGGAGCTTCCTTAGCAGTAGCACGAGTGCTGTTATAGCCCCAATAACCATAACCACTGCCAGTGCTAACATTACGAATATTTACCATAGAATCCCAACCACCATCACTGATAATCAGAATATTCTTAGGCAAATCACTCTGAGGAGAATGATTCTTAATTGCAGTATCAAGAATCAGGTCAAATACTGCTTCAAGGTTGGTATTAGCAATCTCATTATGACGAGCAGCTTCCTTAAGATTTGCCCACAAAGAGTCATAATTAACATTAACCATCTGAGGGCGTGCAGAGAAAGTAATGTAACGACCCTTGTATGCACCCTTAGCACGCTCTGCAAAGTAAATTGCAAGAGAGTTAGCAACATCAAGAGCAGTCATACGAGTACGACCCACAGTAGCACACATAGAGCCAGAGCCATCTGCAACAACAATAGTGGAACTATCATCGGTTACAAGATTGGGAAGAGCCTTCCACATTCCTTCAAGGGTGGCATCATAAGAACGAGGAGAAGTACCCCAACCATTCTCGCAATACTTGTGAACAATGTCACAAGGATTAGATACGGAAGAATTAATCTTTGCCTCGCCCTTAGTAAGAGCGTTCAGATAGGCACGACGGCGCTCCTCATCATTACGAAGGAAAGCCTTATTGTAATTAAGGTTTGCCTTAGAGGGAACAGTTTCATAATCAATGCTCTGCCAATTCTGAGAAGACATCTTACGCTCAACAACGTCAAGGTGCTTACGAAGAGCAGACAGACCCTTGCGATACTCACGCTCAGTCAGACCGAGCATATCCATAGTCTTAAGACCACGCTTACGAGTATCATGGCTGTGAGAAGAAGCACTATCAAGCCACTTCGCCATAAGGCTAATGGACTTGCCCTTCTTCATATTAGCCATATCTTCCTTCCACTGCTTACGAATCAGTTCACGAACAACAGGCTTAGTAATGGGATTATCCATGACAGCATAGATATAATCCCAACGGGAATACTCAGGAATCATGGGAATCAGGTTCGCCACAATCTGAGCACCACCATTGTTCATCATATCCTTAAGGCAAATCTGGAAGAGACGGCGCTCACCCTGACCCTCACGGATATCGCCAGCATAGAACAGCCAACGAATAGCGAGACGAGGATTCTCAGAATAAGCTGCACGGAACTTCTTCACAATATCGCCATCGGGAAGGCTACGAAGAGCAGAGATGGAAGTGTTAATATCAAGAAGAGCAGAATCAGAAGACTTGTAGGCAATAGCACCATTAGAAGTGTACTGCTTATCAGCAGGAAGAGAAGGAACTGCAACCTGAGTGTAGTAACCCTTAGCAGTATTCTCAACCTTGTCCATGAAAGAAGCCTTACGGCTAACTCGGTTGGACTTAGTAACAGGCTTTTCAGGCTTAGGAGCCCAAGCCTTAGTGTTATTCTTCTTGTTAGGATTGTTGTAGTTATACATAATTTTCTCCTTTTCTAAAGGACTAGACTCTTTTTGTCCTTTTTTCAAAATAAAAGTTTTTTGTAGTTTGCTGTGAGAGTCTAACTACTTATGACAATAGATACTATAACAGATGTATCTTAGTTTGTCAAGAGGTTATTAGAATTATTTTCGTTTTTTCCTAAATTTTTTTCAAAGTTGTTTATAAAAAGCTGTTTAGCATTTTGAGCTTTATAGCAAATATCATTAGTAATAGCATCTTCTATTCCTTGAAACAATGAAACAAGGGGACATAAAAGTTCTCTTTCATTTTCATTATCTGCTAAAGCATCTCTGCTTTTTGCAATAGAAGTAAGCTCTCTTATAATAATATCTTTTGTTTTAAATTCTAATTTTGTAGTAATTTCACCATCAGATTTGTCAGCAAGTTTTTCAAATTGCTCTTTAGATAGGTATTTTTTATTTATTGTTACCCAAACCTAAATTTCTCCATTGGTATCTACTAAAATTGGAATATCTGTTCTATCTTCTGCTCTATTCGCTAATTTTCTTATCCAAGTCTAATAAGCTTTCTATCCCTCTTGAGTCTAAAGCCAATTAATATCAACCATATTATACCCTCTTATACCCAATTATACCCTTATTCAGATTTCAAAAGAGAAATCTTAATTCCACCTTTCTCGAATTCATACTTAGCACGAGGAATTTTTACTTTTAAAGTACCAGTTTCCTCATTAGAATCCTGATTTACAATAGGCAAGGTAAAATTTAAATTAACTGTATCATCAAAATTTTTCTCCATATTAAATTCTTTTGGCTCGAATTTAATAAACATTTTAGATTTTTCTGAATGAGAAAAATTTAAACTAAAATCAGATGTGTTATTCAATTGATGGATGTTGTGCTTCAAACATGCGGTTAAACCACAATATCCTCTAATATTGGCATACTCACATGAAATGCCTTTTTCATTACAATACCCTTTAACGGGATAATCAATTGTATTAATCATTATTAATTTCCTTTAAAGTAATATTCGTAATGCTCTCCATCCCAAAGAGGATGTTTAACATTTTTTTCAATATCCCAATCGTAATGTTCACCATTTTCATCTACATCGGCAACATAACAATCATCATCAGCGTCACAACCATTATCATTGCCAGTATAAATACAACTTCTTGGGTCGAAAAGAAAACGCTTTAACTTATCATCATCTTCAAGAATTTCATTAATAAAGGGAACAAGTTCTCCTGCATGGTCTACAGAACCGCCATTATCCCAAAATTCCCAACCACCATATGTGCTTGTTTCTCTTTTATAGTCAGGGACAAAAATTTTAATCTTAAAATCTTCTTCAAGCTTACGCCTAAATTCTTTTGCTTGAGCACCTAGGTCACAGTCAAGCATAGCTGTGTAAAGATAAGAAGCCTTATCTTCTGTGGAAGAGTAACAACATCTTTCCCAACCATAATCTTCATCCGCATTAAAATTTAAATAAGCTGGAATATGTTTGGAGCCATAATTATCCCTTGAAATAACAAGAGAATGACAAGAACTTGAATTCGTTTCAAATACGTTTTTACGAATTTGTTTCATTGTTGCTTCCTCCATTCAAATCTCTCAAGAACTGATACATTTCGGTAACGGTCTTATTTCCAACATCATAGCGATGATTTACATCACAAGAGTTACAAGCAAATTGCATTTCTACTGCATCAATGTACATAGAAGCACTAGACATATTATCATAGTCTTCACCCATATACATAGTATTCCAATCTTCCTCAGACATAAGACGCTTAGGCTCAAGCTGTTTAATAGCAAGATTGTCAAAACTAATAACAGAGAACCACTTCTCATCAATCATACGACCAAGATTATCATAGATTGCTTTCTGCTTATTTGCTACAAGTTCCTTAGCCCAGTCTTCCTTAACGTATTCTTCACCACGACGAACAGTCTTATAACCAAGAATGAGAATTTTAAGACCACGATTCTTAAGAGCACGAAGAGTATCCATCGTTACAATACCATTAATAACATGGAGAACAAGATTAGGATACTTAGAAATAGTTTTAAGAAACTGCGGCTGAAGTGGGTCAACAAGAGATACACCAATACCATAGATGAGCTTTTCATTAACAAGCTGTTCAATAAGCTCCTGATTCTTCATAAAGGCAAACTGATGAACAGTCATATTAGGAATAAGATTCAATTCCTTACACTTGCGAAGGAAGGGAATCAAGTCAGGATGAGAAAGGGGGTCTCCACCTCCAATTGCAAGCTCTGTGTATTCATGGAAACTTTCAAGAACCTTGATACCCTGTTCACCGAGAATATCGCCATGCTTACCATTAGGAGTGCTGTTCTCATGACAATTACTTACCAAAATATTTTCGACAAAATAATTGTGATTATCTTTTACTTCAATATTATAAACTTTTCCACTATAAGGAATTCTTTCGATAGAATCAATTTTCATTTTCATCTTCCTTACTATCTAAAATATGTCTTTTATGAAATTTAGGGTCTACTTTATCATGACAAGATTCACATACTACTAATCCAATATCATGAGAATTGTGATAATCTACAATAGCCTTTTCAAGTTTTAAATAGTCTTCTGACATATATTCAACTTCTTGACCATTTAAACCTAATTCTTTTAGAAATCTTTCAAATATTTCTATAAAGGGTTCTTTATGATGAACGTGCAAATATCCCCGTCTTGCCCCACAAACTTCACAGGTATAATTAGTTCTTTCAAAATTTGCCTTTTTCCAATCTCTTAAACGAATTCGGATATAATTCTATAAAGAGCGAGTTCCTTTAAAACTTTTTCTTTCTTTGCCTCGGGGATATTTTAATTCACCTGATTCCAAAAGCTTTTTAAGAGTTTTTTGTTTTTTGTCTTTGCTATCTGGGTTATTCATTGGATTATTATTTTTCATACGCTTAGATGCTTCTTTTCTATTTTGTTCTTTGCGTATTTCTTTTTGCTGTTTGTCTTGTTCCTTTTCTTTTTCTTTCTAACAATATTCTTCCCAAGTTAATTCTTGTTCGTAAACAGGATTGTTTAATTTCATCCTTAAAGAAGCTTCAAGATTATTCTTCTTTTTGCATTCATCACAAGTATACGCAGGATTGTTTTTGAGATTTTTTCTGGTTACTTTTTTAGTAACTGTTTTTAAAATTTTTCCGCACTATCTACATATAATATTTTGCTAAAATTCTTTTAAAATATGCGGTTTTTCTTTTATACATTCAGGACAAAGCTCTTTACTTTGTTTTGCAGTAGCCTAATATTCTTTCCCGCATTTCTAACAAATGTAAGTTTTAGTTTTATTTTTATACTATATACGATGCCACTCTTTTCGACATTCGTTATTAAAACAAACAATGGTTCTACTATCTCTTGTTTCAAATTCCTGCTAACATATTTGGCACTACTTAATCATAAAGCATTACCTCATCATTGGTTGTCAAAAAGCCAGCTTCTACCCAACCTCTATTAATAGTATAAATCTTATGATTAGGAGTACAAATAATAGTTTTATCTTCGACTGTGATTTTAATTAATTCTCCATTATAATCACGTTCATAAAGTTTAACGACAGGCTTCAATTCTTTAATATGATTTTCCAAATTATAAGAATCAACAATATCTCCGATATTCACTTCTTCAATTGGGACATCGTTTCCATTAACTTTTACTTTTACTCCAGCAGGAAAACAGAAACTACAACCCTGTGTGCAATTATTAGTAATTTTATAATCGCAACACTCTGGAAAATCAGCCTTGAAAAAGTCCAAATCATTTTCACGAGTTTTGGTTCCATTTGCCAAGTCGATGGAAACCATATAGTTGCCGTTCTGATAAGTCTTAATATTGCTCATTAGTCCATTACCTCTCTTTTCATATCATCTTCATTTTCCCAAACTTCCTCAATTGCTGGATAAACAAGAGAAGAAGTCATTTTGTGATTACACTTAGGACATACATACTCATAAAGGGGTGGATAAGTAGCATAAACCATTCCACTTTGCTTCATTTCAACATCACAATCACTGCAATAAATACGATGAACCTTACGATACTTAAGAAATTCTTTCGTTACACGTTCATTATATAATTTAGCTCCATTAGTGTTCACGAGGAGTATCCTCCATATACTTCTTTACCTTGTCTCCATCATAACGAGAGGGACAAGCATTACAAAGGTAAGAACCATAATATTCACAAGCATGAACCTCTTCCTTAGACTTTGGAGCAGACTCACAATTCAGGTGGTCATATGCACAATAAATCTTCATTACTTTCTCCTATTTTATATTATTTTTGCAACTTTTTCAAATAAAAACAAGTCTAAAAAAGATATTTTTAGGTAAAATTAACCCAATAAAACTTCATTTTTATTCGTTTCCTTTCTCTCTAACAATATAAATGTCATTTCCTTACCGTTAATCATTTGTATCCCTCTCTTTAATTACATAGACATTATCACCTTTTCGTTCTACGATATCATATTTGTCAATAAATTCAGAAGAAATTTTATCATCTAACTGAACAAGATATTGGTCTTCATATCTTGGATTAAAGGCATCCTTGAAGCAGAAAAAAGCAACCAGAGCTAAAAGAAAGCCCATAGATAAACCAAAGAAGAAAGCTCCCCATTCTTTTTCCTTAACACAAAGAATTGCTACGACAATTGCAGCAATACAGCCTACGACTCCAATAATAGCAGGAAACAGATTACCCAAAAAACTACCAGAAATACAAATAGTTTCAGTAGTAATTAGATTAACACCATCAATCATCTTTGTCAACCCTTTCTTTTAATGTGTAAATTTTTCCTTCTCTGGAAACAATGTAATTTTCTTCAAGTTTTTCATATTCAGTTAAAGAAAAATGGTCAGGGTCAGTAAATCTAACTTCATAAGAGATGACTTCAACTGGATGTTTCATTGCATACAAATTGAATCCTATAACCCCGCAGAAAATAATTGTTGCTGCAACAACAAAACAAAATAATCCATCCAGTGACCCACATCCTTTAAACCAATCTAGAATATATGCGCATATGCCAATAATTCCAACAAGCACAATAGCAATAGACATAGCAAGAACAAACGAGTCTCCGTCTTTCGTAGTTACAACTGTATTAAGAATTTCAATAGCTGGATTATTTTTAATCGACATTTTCTTTCTCCCTAATTACATAAGTGTTATTTTCTTCATTGTATTCAAGAACTTCATATTTTTTAGTAAATTCATTGTAACTAACTTCATCGGAAATCGTTACAGTATATTCTGTATCGTAAACTGGATTGAAAAAACAATCATTAATACCTTTGCTTACAAGAACAGAAGAAAAGAAAAGACAAACTCCTAAAATAATAATATTTAAGCTGTTAAAAACAATTTTAAAAAGCTTATGCGGAGTAGATTTCGTAATTTCAAAACCAGCTTTTAGAAGTTGGATTGAAAAAAACATCAAAACACAAGCAATCGCACAACAAAGAATAAAAATAGGAACGGTTACATCTTTAGTCACTTCTGTACTAATAATATTAATTCCTTCGAGCATAATCATATCTCCTTTCGAGTAATTAAATTATACCCTATAAAAACAAATAAGTCAAGGAGTTAATAAAAAAATAATTTCCTTGACTTATTAAAGTTTCTTAGTTATTTAGTTATAACCATAAGCACAAGTAATAACAAGCTTGTCTCCACTAGGGGAAGTGTAATAAGAAGTTTCAGTTTGAAGTCCATCGCTACTACAATCTTGCATGAATTCTTGATAGGTTAAACCATTTTCTTCAAAAGAAAGGTTCTTTTCTTGTCTGCGACGGTTTGCAACATACTTATAAATATACTCTTCTCTTTCTGAATCTGTAAGTTCAGACCAATCCTTGTAATATTTTCCTTTGTATCTGGTATAATCTTCTTCCGCTTCTTTCTTATCTTGCATAGTAATTTTAATGGAATCTTTAATAAAGGTTTCATGCCATTTATTAAAAAGCAATTTGCCCTCTTGCCAGTCTTTATACTCATCTTCGGTACAAATAGCAAGTGTATGAGTAGAAGAAGAATTCGTTTCAAATACATTCTTACGAATTTGTTTCATTTAATTTACCTCTTTTAAAATTTTGGACTCTACTAATTTACTCATTTGATTTTCATATTTCTCAATAATCATATCAAGAAAAGAAAAACTATGTCCGCTATCTTGAGCTCTGAAAAAAGCATTGTAAGGTTGACCAAAATCATCATCAATGACTTCAAGATTATCAAAATCATTCCAAGATTTAAGGTCATAAAGGTCAATCGCTACATCAAAACTAAATTCATACGAAATTCTTTCTTTTTTGGAGTTAAAAAGACAAAAATGATAAGTCATCCAATAATGGTTCAACTTTTTAGGTTCTCTCCAAAACCCATTTTTAAACCCTGTATTAGTAAGAAGAGCAATTTGTTCCCCTGTAGTCAAAGAAAGAAAATAATCAGATAATTCATATCGCTTCATTTTACGCTTAGTTTTCACGTTTGGAGTCTGCATCTTTTTTCTCCTTTTCCAATTGAGCTAAATATTGCTTGTGCCATTCTTCTTGTTCTTCAGCATAACTATCATGGATGATTTTAGAAGTATCTACCAAACCAGAATCTTTAATATGGAGCCAGCAATTATATTCATCGCCATCCACAACTACAATATATCTCTTATTAGTTAAAAATTCCTCAAGAGATACGTTATAAGACTTAAGCCAGCCCTCAATTTGATAGTCATCAGTACCACCATAGTTAGGAATGGGTTCATTTGTCTCTACATAATCTTTAACTTCTGAATCCCAAACATAGTCTTTTGTATCAAATTCGAAATCTATGAATCCATCAACATATTTCTTACAGATTTCTCTGCATTCATCTACAAGATTACCATTAGAAGAAGCAATTGCATATCTCAGTTTATCTTTAAAAGTTACAAGCATGTCAAAGGGAGAACGATAAAATTCAAGAGAAGATTCCCACAATCTTACGATACCATCAGTCATATAAAAATTTTTATTAATTTCTTCTCTGGTATAATGTTCATTATCAGTAGTAATTACGAGAGAATGACTTGAACTACTATTAGTTTCAAAAACATTTCGTCTAATCTGTTTCATATTATCTCCTTAAAATCCAGTCTGAGCACTTCTGAAATTCAAGGTGTTACTGACACCTTCAACCTCTGCAACAATATCATCATACTCTTTACCATCATAAGTGTACTTGCCGTTGCTCTTCTTATTGACACGAATATGTCCGTCAAAGTTTTTAATAATAGTAGCACAATGCTTAGGAAGATTAAGGTCAGGGTTATATGCAAGAACTTCGCTCATAAGGAAAATACCAACCTGACCAGAATCGGCGCAAAACTCTCCAAGCTTTTCCTTAGTCAAACTATTGTAAGTAGTACATGACCAATCACCATAAATAGTGTCGCAAACAATAGAAGTTTCAATACCAAGTTCCATCATGGCTCCTCCACAGCAACACTTTTCCCAGTCATCTTCCTGTTCTTTTTCCCACTTTGTTACAGCTTCGTTATAAGCTTTATTTTCAGCTTCGTAAGTGGGAGAAATTGCAACTCTACGGATATTGGGGTCTTTTGTCTTTTCTCCTTGAATCCATTTATCATAAGATTCTGCTGCTTCTACAATATTGAAAGGCTTCTTCATATTAACCCAAGTGACATCTTCGTACATATCAGGAGTAAAATAACCTTTGTGTCCATCCCCAACAATCTTATATTTGGAATAATAATCTTCCATCTTAGGATAAGTATTATAATTCATCTTGCGGTCTTCGCGGATAATATAACAAGGGTCAGTAATGATAATATCACCAACAAAACGGACAAAGCGATTGTACTGATTATAAATGTTCATAAAAACACCTCTCCTTATTTTTTCTACTAAAAGAATATCATAAGGAGAGGCAAATGTCAAGTGTTTATTAAATTGTTTTGTTATTTTTTATTTAATTACTGAAGGGAAATCTCATCAATAATTTCAAACTGACTCAAATCGTTGGCATCAAACTTCTTGTCCTGTTCGCAATACATAATACCCACAAGACCAAGAGCGCCAAACTGATTAGGAAGAGGCATAATCTGATATACACGATAAATCTTTCCATCAATTGAGTTCTTCTTCTTACACTTAAACATACAGTTATTGTTAGACATTTATAATACTCCTAAAAATTTCAATTTTGTTTTATCTTATTTTATTTTTTGTATTAATAATTAATGATTGTCGTTGTCGATATTCAAACTATAACATTTATTAAAAATATAATCTTCTAATGTAATTCCATCTCTTGCAAAAATATAATACATCCCATCAGGAGAAACATAATAATCAAGACTTTGATGGTCTACATAGCCATCTTCATCAGGATTAATTTCAATTCCTGTAATGTGAATATCATGCTTAGAAAGAGCATACTTTACATCATCTTCAAACTTTTGGAAATCATCAGATTTCATAACTTCTTTAATAGCTTCTTCTTTATCTTCTCTACTGCTCCAATTAATATTGTAACCTTGAAAACAAGCTATAGCAGTTAAAATATATTCAAGTTTAGCTATTGCACTATTTTCTTCCAATTCAGAATCCCAGTACCAACCAAAAGTTTCAAAATTTAACTTTAAATATTTACCGTAACCATTGTGACCATAATCTTCTTCAATATAATCATCTAACTGAGTATAATCATAATTGTCTTTACCACTAATACTCAATGAATGAACACTTGAAGAATTAGTCTCAAAAACATTTTTCCTAATTTGTTTCATATTAATACCTTATCCGACGTAATTGGTCAAAAATTTCAATCCGTTTACCAAAACCTAAAGACCATAACACATCTTCCATTAAACTATCCATTGCTCTATGTCCCCAGCCATTTAAAAGAGTTGCATCACCTTGACATAAATCTACAATCTCTTGTGCTCTTTCAGCAAATTCTTCTGGCGTAAAAGGAACAACTGTTTTACTTTCAAATACTTCCAATCATCAAAGTCTCCAATCTTGGCTAACTTTTAGCCAGCATCATAAATCCTCGAAGGGATTTTGCCACTATCCTTTTCAGGAACATAGCCGTCATCTCTATTAAATTGTACATCAGGTTCAAACAGAGGTCTAAAATCTCCATCACCATCACTATAGAAACCAATTAAAGTAGAATGTCCAATCTTTCCACAGACTTCCATATAACGTAACATAGAAAGAAAAGAATCAATCCATCTTTCTTCCATCGTACACTTAATATTAAAAGTTTTTTCCATTTCAAAAACTCCTTGAATATTTTTGTAAATAAAGTATACCACAAAAAAATAAAGTTGTCAAGAAGTTCTAAAAACTTTTTCTTGACAACTTTATATTAAATCAATTTAAGTTACAAATCATGCTTCTTATAATAATTTTTTGGAAGATTATGAGAGGGCTCAAACTTGCCACCTTTTAACAAATTATGGAATTCTCTTTTCTTGTGTTCAGGCGTAAGATATTGGTCAATCCAAGAAATTTCAGGATGGTCTTTTTTATATTTAAGTCTATCATTCCAAATTTTCTGATGCCTCTTTTGACAAAAAGCATACCATTCAGAATGGCTAAGACCACTATAATTAACTACTGAAATAGAAAGTCTGGGAGCTTTATCCAAATACTGCATAAGTTCTGTTACAGTATTAAAAGTTTTCTTGAAAGAATACTCTTGAGAAACATTACTTCTGTATTTTGCTTTATTATGACGAAGAAACTTAACTTCAAACATTTTCTTTCTCCCTAAACATATTCTCAAAATTGAGCCCGTGTTTTACATAAACTAAACCATCTTTTCCAATTACAAAATAATCTCCAAGTTCAACAAATTCTTCATATTCATCATAAGAATCATCTTCTGGTCTATAAGCAACAAAAGCATGTCTACCTTCATTATCAATATTCTTTTCAAACCAAGTCTTATTAAGCTTTTTAAAACTTTCAAGTGCCTTTTCAGAATATTTAATAATATTCTTAATTTCAGTGTTATGAGCTTTAAAGAATTCTACAACTTCTTCCCAATTGTCTTTTTCCCACTTCAAAGCTTCTACTTCATAAGGAATGATTTCGTAAATTTTAGTAGACATTGTATTCCCCTTTCTTTTTATCTACTCTAAAATTTCCTACACGATAAACGCTAACACGAATGTTGCCTTATCCATTTATCTTCTTATACCAAATAGAGAAGTTCCAAACCACCATCGGAAATCTTTTAGAGGATTGCTCCCACTACCTTTAAGCAAGTTTAGTTCGTCGTAGCAATCTGCGTTGGTGAGACGCTTTACAACCAAATCAATTACATAATGCTTGCTACATCTTGTCTTAAGCCTTTTCTAGTCCGCTAAAGTATTACCTTTAGCTTGGCTATATAATAGCACTTAACTTTTATTTTGTCAAGTACTTATTACATACTTTTCAAAAATTTCTTAAAGCCTTTGATGTGTAATTGGGTCAAACCCTTCTTGTTCAGAAATATCTAAATATCTATTATATTTTTCCTCATCTAAAGGAGAGTGTTCCATAAGATAATTGATACTCTTCTCCATTGTTTTGATTTTCTTTTCTATGTTTTCAATTTTCTCTTCGTTGTATTGAATATGCTTAATCTCCCATTTAACGCCAAAAGTATAACAATATCCAATATAAACAGAGAAGGCTATTACTAAAACAATATACGACAATATACTTGTCGTATGACAAGTAGTTAAATAATGGACTCCAACAAAAAAGTAAAAAGCATTAAGAATTAATCCTAAAATACCATGCAACTTTTTATTATTGTTTTCCATCGTTTGTATTACATCAGCCCCCTCCTCTTTAACCATTCATTGATAAATACCATTAAATTATTTTTTGCGGATGCTAAAGAATCATTCCAAGTCCATCTTGGGGGAGAAATAGAATTATAATATTTCTTATAAACCATTGCTTTAATTGATAAATGCAAATCTTTTTCTTCTTGGTCTATAGAAATTTCATCGTTTGGAATTAAAGTAAATACAAGTCCTAAATGACTATATGTTGTAATATCTTGGAGACTGTGAAGCAATTCTCCTTGCCATCTTTCCCATTGGGGCATATTTCTTTGTCTCCTTTCTTTTTACTTTATTTTATTAACAATTTAGTTAATTGGAGGAAACCAATAATATCCTAAAATATCATCGTTCTCAGCTTTTATCTTGTTTTTATTATTGTTTATTTCTGTAAAGTCAATTACTTTTACTGACTTCTTAGGATTATTTTTTTCTTCTTTTTCTTTTTCCTGTCTTTTTCTTGTAAGAGCAATTACCTTCTTGTAGTAATCAGAATCCTGCAAAAGCTTTTGAGCAATAGATTGATAAGTAGCCATATTGGTTTTATAAGTTTCTTCTAACTTTTGCATTTGCTCTAATAGACGTAAATAAGATAAATAATTCTTACAAGTGCAATAATAGGTATCTTTCTCTCCAGCAATCATTGGCTGAGAACAGAATTTGCACTTTGGAATTGGTCTATTTTCTAAAGAAGGAGAAGAATTTTCATCCTTCCCCCCTTTAATTACAGTAAGATTATTTCTATCCATCTTAATTACTTATTAGAAGTACCAAGTACTCCACGTTCTGCACGGTCTTCAACTCTCTTGTTCATCCAGAGCAAACACTCTTCGAGATGAGTAAGTGCAATCGCATTCTCACGACAAGCAAACTCGCCAGACTGAAATCCCTGAAGACGGTCACGAACAATCTCAAGAAGGTCTGTATCAAGAAGTCCATGAATTGAATCCATTTCCTTGCGAGGACCATTCTGGAAAGCAATAGAGTAGGGAGTCTCATTACCCTGACCATCAGTTACAACAATATTGTAAACATGATTGGCATTACCAATGCCCTTTTCATCTACTGCATACACAGTATTAAGATTGTTTCTCTTCTGAATTGTATTAAGTTTACGCATTTTATTTTACCTCTTTTAATTATTAATTAATTTACAAACCCATTGTACAGACTCAACAGAATCAGTTTTCTTATAAATCACACAAGCAAGAACTGCTTCATCAAAATCTACAAAATAAGTATTACAAACATGAATCTTATTTTCTTTGTCTTTATAAGTGGGAATGTAATAAATTTCCTCTTTACGATTGATTCCTGTGACAATGCACATATCTTCGCCAATCATCGAGCCAAAAAAACGCCAACCATCAGAATTCTTGGTTACTGCATTTTCAAACTCGGCAACTTTCTTTTCATTCTCTTGTTCACGCTGATACATTCCATAAACATGATACTTACGAATCTTAGGAGTCTCAGGAGACAAAAGAGTAGAGAAAAATTCCTCGACTTCTCCGTATGTAATTGCATTGTTAATTGCCATAACAACTCTCCTTTCTATTTGTTTAGATATTACCATAGATATCTTTTCTTGTCAAGCATTTATTAAAAGATTCTACAAAAAAATGTGTAAAAAAAGGAAGAAGCCATTCGACCTCTTCCTCTTTTTGGAGTGAATTTGTGAAAATTTTAAATGAACTGTTTTTTATTTTTAATTACTTACAACCAAAACGCTTCTTAGAAATCGCTTCAATCGAAGGAATCTTTTCAGTGTTGATGCTCTTCTTAGCACAATAATGTTCAATGGTTGCAACCAGAACTCGTGCATCAAGAAGCATTGCAAGAATCTTACGGTCAAATGCTCGATGATACTTTTCAAGAGCCTTGCCACGAGCAAACTCCTTACCAATGTCCTCAACGAACTTATCACCATCAGCATGGTTTACCTTCGCCTTACCACGATAGCTGTTTTCAAGAAGAGTGTTCTCCCAAATACCTTCAAGAGAAATAGTCTTCATATCAGCCTTTTCACAAAGACGAGTAATAACATGCATTGCATCAAATGCAGTATCAGTTACCTCAGCCTTGACTACGCCACCACTCTCATAAACACCATAAGCAATAGAAGAGTTAGACGGTCGGGAAATGTCGTTCTTGCAGTTGTCGCACATAATTTTTTGTCTCCTTTAATTTCTTTGTTTTACTTTAGTTTTTTTGTTTACTTTGTTTTTTTGTTTACTTTGTTTTTGTTTTTATATAAAAGAGGGAATTAAGATTTGTTATTTAATTCCCTCATTATTTGGCAGAGGAAGTGGGAGTCGAACCCACATCTAGGATTTTAGAGACCCCTGACTTAGCCGTTAGCCGATTCCTCATGGCACTCCTAGAGGAATTTGAATCCCCAACCCAAGGATTAGAAATCCTTTGCTCTATCCAATTGAGCTATAGGAGCTTATAGGCTAGACTCATTTTTCAAAACATTTGTAATCCCAAATCACAAGTCTCTAAATAATTGCTGTAAGAGTCTACTTTATTTGAATTTGCTACCGTTGGTGGTGAGAGAGAGACTCGAACTCTCAACCCTCCGATTTGGTGTTTTAGACAAGTCTTGCACTTGTATTAGAAGTTTTACTTTTAAACTACTAAAACATAAGTCGGAAGCTCTAACCGATTGAGCTACCTCACCATATAAAATCCTAGACACTTTAAAAGGTATATGTACAATTAAATTTTGGCATTTTAATATATCTAATACTTTTTTAAAGTTGCTGTTAGTGTCTACTTTCAACATTACAGGACTAAACCCTTTATTTTTTTAAATATTAGAATTTGCAATAATATCTATAAAATAAAATTTGCTGTAAGGGTTTACTTTTAAATCATCAATAACTTACCATCTTGTTTGTAGTACTCCAAACAATTCAATCTTGCACCGTGGGGGATTCGAACCCCTTCTTAAGCCCTCCGTCGAGTGACTCCAACCTTGGTACGGCACTTATAAACTAGACGCATAATACTAACAAAGGAGAATCATGAAAGCATCATAAACTAATTAGCAAGGAACAATACCATAAATCTTTTTTTAATAGAACTTGATTTTATTATTGTTTGCTGTAAGCGTCTACGTTAAACGATAATTTGAATTGTTGCTTATGGCAGGGATGGAAGGATTCGAACCTTCGAGTCAGGGAGTCAAAGTCCCTTGCCTTACCGCTTGGCTACACCCCTATATATTTTTCCTTAGCTGGTGGTTCCGATTCGCCCATCCAGAACTCCCTACTTGAGTGCCATTCTATACTCATTAGAGGCTTTCCGACTAAAGGGTATTTTAATTTATTTATCGTCTTTTAAACTACTAAGGAATTGGAGTGGAAGACGGGGCTCGAACCCGCATGAACCGCCTCGGAAGCGGTAATTTTACCATTAAATTACTTCCACATTCCAATTTTTTTAGGTTGTATCTCTCAACCACATCTTAAGTATACCACATACTCATCATCTTGTCAAGTACTTTTTAAATTTTCTTTTTGTAAGATTAGTAAAAACATCACCGCCACGGGAAGGCTCTTACATGGTGACGAGCTGGATGACGGACTTGAACCCCCGACCTATTGATTACAAATCAATCGCTCTACCAACTGAGCTAATCCAGCAAATAAAGGACTAAATAATAGTCCTTATTCACGAGTACGTTTCCAATAATTCGCCATCTTATATTCAGGCTTATTAGTAACTTCCTCGATAAACACTTCAGGAAAAGGCCAAACATAACTGTTAGCTTCTTCCTCAGAATCAAATTCAACTTCGGCATAATAGAAAGCAGTATCAGTACCGCCATCTACAAGATTGAATTCAATTAAATAACCATTATTGTAAAGACCTCTATAATCTTTTACAATAGGATTATAACCAAGTTCATTAAAACAGTCAAACAAAGAATTATCTGTAAGATTTGTTTCAATTTCGGTACGAGTTAAAGTACCACCAGATTTAAAAGTAAGAGCATCTGGACGATAACCTTTGCCACTTTCAAACCAACGTCTTATACGAATTTCCTGTAAAATTTTTCCGTCAGAATTATATTTGATATTAATATAAATAGTTTTAACAATTCCGACTTCATCAAAATCGACTTTAGGAAAACCAGAGATTAAAAACTTACGTTCGATTTCGATTGAATTATTATTACTCATTTTTAATCTCCTTTTTCCATGGCACTAGCGGTAAGATTCGAACTCACGAGACGGATACAAGCCGTCACACATCATTTCAAGTGATGGCAGTTATGACCACTTCTGTACGCTAGCATTTATTTTATGCTTCAAAGAATAGATAGATACCTTTTTCTCCTACATCCTTTTTAATATCAGTAAATTCTTTGTCACTAATTTGAGTCATTGGAGGGAACACACTTTTAAAAGAAGAACAACCATCTTTTTCAATAGAAACAATCGTTTTCTAACAAACTGGGCAAGTATAATTCCAAGATAAAATATTAGTTTCATCTTTAACAGTTTTAATTTCTGCTACTTGCATTATCCCTTTATTACAATGAGGACATCTATAAACAAACTTTTTATTACTTGCTGTCTAATAAATGTAAGTCTTAAAATCAGTCATTGAATTTACTTCCTTTTGTTTTTTTGGTTGCTGAAGCATGGGAGTCGAACCCACTATTACTTGGGTATGAGCCAAGTGTGATTTATATATCCGTTTCACTCGCCAGCAATGGCGGAAGTAACAAGACTTGAACTTGTGACATCTTGGTTAACGGCCAAGCGCTCTAGCCAACTGAGCTATACTTCCAAATAGTAACAGAGTTTTTTACAAGAACTCTATAACTTGGCTTTTGTTGTTCATCCTCAGCACCACCTGTTAGGAGCAATAAGCAGTATGCTCGGCTTATTGTGTTTTAAGGTTACATGACCCATAACCTCAATACCTACCCCGATTTAGTTGCAGTAATCAGAGTTTTTGTTTGAATAGGTACGCAACCACCTATTCCCGTAAACACGGCACAGACTTCTCCGTATAGCTTTTCGCTGTAGGTTTTTGATGTTACATTCGCACCCTAACATCTCTCACCATATATCTGTGTTCTACCCATATGTGGCTTATAGCCTTTTTCAGCTTGTGACAGCTTACTTTGCGTTCGAGAACCATTCACTTGTTCTCTACTCCAAGACTTCGGACGGGCGTTGGGGTTCTGGCTTCGCTTTCTTGTTATGTTGCACATTTAACTTATCCTACTGATAAGCACCAGAATGGAATAAGACTTTTTGTTTAAAGGACAAATCCTTTAGAACCTTTAAAGTTTTAATCCTCCTCAGAGGTTGCTCATGAGCGATGTAACTCTTCTAATCGGAGCGAAGCTACCCCTTTCTTCATATTGAATAGAGTCAACCAAAGATGAACGCTCATTGGTAGCGCCTGTTGGTTTCGGAAATAGGTCCCGTCAGATTTTTCACATCACCGAGGTATCTGAAACTTACCTTGCCTTAACTTAAAGGATTAAGTTTGAGTGATTAATCACACCTATGAAGCAGTTCAGTAATAGGTTACATTCTCTCTATCTGCCAATTGAGATGTAACTTTGGTAGCTGAGGTGGGACTTGAACCCACATCTCTTTCGAGGGTTGTACTTGAAGCAACTGCGTATGCCAATTTCGCCACTCAGCCATACTTAACCTAGACACGTTTTTTTGATTTCCAGCAACCACGCATCTTCCAAAGAAGATTAAGGAGTCGAACCTTATCGTTAATTTTCCATATTAAAGCATCAAGTAATTTTGCTGTGCGTGTCTACTTGAAAGGAATTTATATTTGCCTATTAGAAAAATAGGAGCGTCAATTTATTAATTTATTGACTAGACTCATTTTTACAAAATCTGTTGCTCCACCAGTTGAGCTAACTCCCGATGGTCGGGAGTGAAGGATTCGAACCTCCAACAAACAGGCCCATAGCATTTGTGATTGTAAAGTTGCTGTTAGAGTCTACTTGAAAGGAATGCTTTTATGAACAATAAAAAATGAACAATTAGCTTATAAATAAACAAGATGTGGTATCTATGACCCAGTTTCATGGTGACTTATTACAGTGGGAGCATCTAAAGGTTGTTACCCTTTACTTGAAGTCTCTCCCAACAACCCTTTTATCAAGGGCAGCGTCTAATCCGTATCATTCGGTTTTCCCGACTCATTTCGGATTGCGGATTTCTTACCTACCGCCGCAATACCTACTGACCTGTCTATGCCAGCCCCGACCCGTCTTATCATTATACACAGACTATAAAATCTGCTTTATTGAGTCAACTGCCGTTAGCCATCTTGTTTTTAGTGTAACTTAAATATATCACAAAAGAAAGTGTTTGTCAAGAGTTTATTAAAATCTTTTAAAACATTTTTTTTAATGAGTTTTAAAACAAAAATTTTATTAGATTTCTGGTCTAATTAGCTTTTTTAAAGCTTCTTTGATTTCGTCACTCGGAAAATAATCATAAATCCCAAGTGTTACTAAATTTGATTCAAACTTATCAATATTTTCTAAAAGATAATTAATACAATTATTCCAACCGATATTTTCTGAAATCTCTCCCATAAAACCCATAATATTTTCCTCTTTCCCATTTAATTATTCCCTTTTTTAGAAAGGGGCTAGACGCTTTTTGTGTATTCTTATTTAACAGATAAGTACAATTAAAATTGCTGTAAGCGTCTACTATTGAAATCATTACAAAATAAGAATTTCTGCTGTTGGTGCTCGTGGAGAGATTCGGACTCTCGACCCTTTGCTTAAAAGGCAAATGCTCTAACCAACTGAGCTACACGGGCATAAATACTAGAGACATTGTTGTTATGGGCTCCTGCCTTAAACCACTTGGCTACATACTTCAACTGAAGACGTTCGGATTCGAACCGAAGAATGGGAGCTTGGCTTTTTAACATACTTTCAAATTTATAAATATCATTATTGCTGTTAGTCTCTACTTACAGAAAGGAAATTATTCATCTCAGATAGAGAGAAAGGAGAAACAACTTTTCGTCAAATAATTATTTCTTAACCCTTCGATAGATTTAAGTTCCCCTCATTTAAATCCGATAAAACTTACTCACACTATCATAAGAACGGATTTCTGATTTGAATAATGGTGATGGCGAACGGATTTGAACCGATGCTACGGACGTGAAAGGCCCGTGTCTTTACCACTTGACTACGCCACCATATTATTAACCTAGACTCTTTTGCGTATTATTCACCACAGAGCGCCCTCTGACGAGAATCGAACTCGCTAATGATTGTTTTGCAGACAATTGTGTTAACCTTTAAAAAATTTGCTGTAAGAGTCTACTTTATTATTCAGGAGGTTTTATTTATGCACTTATTATAGCATATCATCTTTAAGATGTCAACCACTTATTAAAATTTTTCTTTTTGCTTTTTTACTTTTTATCTTTTTGAGAAGTTTTTATTTTTCTCTTCTCTTAAGATGTATTTATCTTACCACACTTTTAAATCTTTGTCAAGTCTTTATTAGAACTTTTGTCAGAATTTTTTCTTGAACAAATATCCGAAACCTGATTAGTAAAGCAATCGTGATTGGAACTTTCAATAAGTTCATTTTCCACATCTTTGGGAGGAGTAACAAAATCTCTAATAAGTTCTACCAATTCTATCATAGAATTAGCTTCGAGAGTAAAGATTAAACCATCATAAGGAATACATCTATAAATCCATTTACCCGATGTACTATCTTGATAACAGTCAGCATTAGTCCAAACTTGAGTAGCATCTAAAATGCGAACTTCCCAAGGATATTCAATAGTTTCAGAATCTATCTTATACCAATAATTAAATTCTTTATCTCTTAGAATATCATCAACTCGGAATTTACTAATTTCACCAGTCCATACAGAATAATGACCAACAATTTCAAACGAAGAAGTATCCATTACTCCGTAACCTCATCATAAGTTAATTTCATAATATCAGGTTTAACAGGATAGAACTCACCTTTAATTCCCTTAACGATATAATCGCCAACAGAGGCATAATGGTCTCCCTCAAGAGTATTAATGATAAGATTAGTTACAGTACCATTAATAGTATGCTGAGTAGTAACACAGCAATGAGCACCAACGAACTCCATAATTTCAGTTTCATTAGCACCATCCCAAATAATAGCTTCAATGGTAACTGGCTTCTTGGTGTACTTTTTAATCATAATTTCACCTTCTTATATTTTTAAGAGACTCAACCACAAGATGTAGTGACCAAGAAATTTTTATACCACATCATATTGTGGTATAAAAGTAAATAAAATGATGATTTTATTAACTTTCTTTGTAGGGCTTAACGTACCCATCTTGAGCAAAAGCAACGACTTTTCCATTTTTACATCCATCAAGCATAGATGGCGGTTTAGTGTCGAATACATTGTAACCAGCTAAACTGTATTCCAAGATAAGTTTCGTACTATATCTTACGGATTTCTTGTTTTTTAAAAAGACATCAAGAAATATCTAACCATTCTGTCTTTTGGAGCGGCATCGAAGAATCGAACTCCAAACATAATAAAAATATTGTCCATGGCTACTTTTATTATTACACCAGTTGCCGCATATTTGCTGTCTCTCCAAGCTGTCACCGCTAATATGGTTGTAGGTTCTGGACGGTCTGAACTTAGTTGCGCCATATACACATCCTAACATTAAGCGATACTCCATCTGTTAGGCGAACTTCCATCTTTATAAGACAGTATCGTAGTTACTGGACCCCATAATTGGATTCGAACCAACTTCCTCTCCCAATGTGGCTGTTATCGCTAAGGAGCTACCTTAGTGTTTACTCAACATCAGTTAGCGAGAATGCACCATTACACTAATGGGGATATAAATGTTATAGACCTTTTAACTATAACTCACAGGCTTCCCCTTATACAAACAAGGTGGCGGGTCGTTGCTGTGTTTTTAAAAGAAAGTCCTTGTTATACTTTTTCTTTTAAGGATTTAGTGGTAAGAACTTTTCTTGACCATAGGCGTTCTCAAACCTACTCCTTGCCCATGCGTGAAACGCCTCAACCTTGAGGTCAACTGGGGTATCTTACAGCCGTTCGGTTTATTTTTAATTTGAGTAAACCTTCCTCAAATACTCCTTCATCCGCTTTTTTACAAGGATACGGAATCCACGAGTTTTGGCGCAGATAACAGGACTCGAACCTGTATTACCTTTCGGTAAGCGGCTTTAGCAGAGCCGTGAGATACCATTACTCCATATCTGCATAATGAGCAATCTTGACACTTTTTTCTAGCCATCCACGGTTAACTATTCCTTGCTCAAGGGATTTGTTAATAAGGAGTCGAACCTTACACGACGTTATTCCAAAAACATAAAATAAATTTGCTGTGAGTGTCAACTTTTGTTTAAATTTAAGTCTGATGGTGCGCAGTAAGGAACTCGAATCCCTAACCTCATGGGTGTAAACCATGCGCTCTAACCAGTTGAGCTAACCACGCATATAATATTAGTTTTTTCCATTCCGAAGAGGACTTTCGTATTTTACCAACAAACCTCACGTTACTTAACTTATTTATAGACGCTGAGTAATTGCGTCTCAACAACACATTTATTAAGATAAGAAAGGAAAATTATCTTAGCCTACTGCTTCTTCAGTTACAGTATCTTCATCAGGGATAACATTACCAGTGTTATCAATTTTGTCATTCGAAGGAACAGGATTGGTATTCTGAAGCTGACTCTCCTTCAACTTTTCATCATGAAGTTCACGATTCACCTCATAGACAGCGGCTTCAATAGCCTTACGAACTTCATCTGCATCAAGAGTAATACCAAGAGCTTCCATCTGCTGATTAAAATACTTTGTTGCTTCCTGCAAGCGCTTTTCAATTTCCCGTGGGAACATCTGCTCAACAGCCTTAACTGCAATCAAAGCATACTTATGAATAAGTTCTGCTTGAGTAAGAGCATGATTAACATCGTCCAACTTACCCTTCTTCTTGAGATAAGGGATAAGGACAACTGTAAAAATCAAAGAGCACAAACCAATTACAGCAACTACGATAGGGGTAATATCAGTCATCTTTCATACTTCCTTTTTACATTTTGAATTATAACATCTAACAAACGCTTTGTCAAGTGTTTATTAAATAAAATTTGATGGAGCAAGATACGAGATTCGAACTCGCCCTTACGGTTTGGAAGACCGTCGTGCTAACCGCTAACACTAATCCTGCACATATGATACCACTCACGCATGAATGGTATCAAACTCTACATTCCGCAGAGACTACATTAATATTTAATGCTCAAGAACTTCCCAACTCTCGTAAGCAATATGATTTTCTCTTAAATAAGAATCAAGAATTTCTTCCTCAGATTGATTTCTGAGTTTTTCAATCTTTCGCTCTAAGTCTTTGATATAAAAACTTTTTCTTTCAATCTCTTTTGTATATTTGCGCAACTTTGCTTTTACATCTTTAAGTAAAATATAAAGATGCTTTTGCTGGTCATCAGAAAGAGTTGCTAATGAATCTAAAGATTCAATTAAGTCATTCTTTCTCTGACAATATTCTTTATGCTGTTCAATATAAGGCTGTCTTTCTTTTTTAGCAATTTCCACTTTATCTGTAAGATATTTAATATTCTCAGAAAGTTTAACAGTTGCTTCAAGATAATAACTTTGTTTATCTTTAAGCATAGCCTCTTCTGTCATTACAGCATCAAGATAACAATCTTCGTAGCAATAATCTATATATTTCAGCCAAACTTTCATAGTTACTTTTTCACAGAAGTTACGCCATTAAAATCATACAAACGTACAATATGACTTAGTCCCAAAGTGTCAGAAATATCTGCGCTAATAATAGACCAATCTCCACCAGCAAGACCACACCCAATCATATAAGGCATAGCAATCTCTTCTCCAATAGGAATCATTTCACGAATCTTAAGAAGACATTCATGAAAATATTCATAATTGGTGTTTACATTTGGTCCACCAATACCAATCTGAGAGAACATATTAAGAAAAACTTTATCTTTGTTTTCTTCAATTCGAAGAACTTTACCATAAAGCTCTTCAGGAGTATGATAACTACAAAATTTATTATACTCCAAATAAACATGAGGATAATTCTTCTTAATTTGAAGAGCAACACCAGCACCCATTACACCAAAGGTATTAACCTGATGACAAATATACTTTGCCGAAGTCTTAAGGACATCGCCTTGAATAATAGACACTGACATAACCTTCTCCTTTATTTTTTATTTGTTTCTTGCAAATTCTCATGTAACATTTTATAATACTGATTATAATACTGATGATACGAATCAAAATGTTTTACAAGAAAATCTTTATAAATTTTAGCAACATAATCAGCAGAACTCATAGGAAAATCAAGTCCCAAATCTTCTGCAATAATATCTACAGCTTTTCTCAAAGGTTCGGGAGGTGTATTAGTCAACCTAAACTTTTTAGTTTCGGAATCATTATCACACCAAGCCTTACCATTTACAACTGTTAGGAATCTAATTGAAGGATTATTCTTAGAAAGTTCCAACTTGTGTTCCTCACTTCTCTTATAGGGTAACACAGATATTTAAATCTGTCAAGTATTTAATAAAAGAATTTTTTTATTTTTACTTTTCATTATCGTCAAATTTGCCAGAATAAATAGCTTTTCTACTGACAAACTTAGCAGCAGAAAAAATAAATACGAACAAGGGAAAGAAAAATGCGCCAAAAGATTCAAATGGGTAAGCAGAATCCCAATAATCTTCATCTTCTTCTGCGATGCACTTCATTACACGAGCAAAGAAAATCCACAGAATATGATTAAGGATTAAAACAATTGCAATAATCAACCACTTAGGCATATCTTTTCCTTTCTGGCACGCCTACCGAGACTCGAACTCAGAACTAATCTTTAGGAGAGATTTGTTTTATCCAGTTAGACTATAGACGCATACCTTATTTTTTCTTCTTAGGAACAGCTTCAGCTACAAAGAGAACGGGTTCATCATTTTCTCCAAAAGTAGCTAAGGCTTCCATTTCAGCTTTTACATTAAAAGAAGGTGTTTTTAAATATTTCCCGTAAAAATCTCCATGAAGGTTAGAAAATTTTTCATAACTATAGTCTAAATTATTTTCAACCCTAATCCCCATTGTCTTTAATGTAATAAACACATCATATTCTTCTTTAGGTTTTTCTGCAAAACCTGTGTATCCATCACATTTATATCTAACATAAAAAGGAATAGAGAAACTATCTTCTGTTTTTAAATCAACAAAACTTAAATCATAAAATTTTGTGTGACAATATGGACATTCATAATTAGAATTAGTTGGATACTTTTGATGACAATGAGGACAAGTAACCTAATTACGATATCTAAAACTCTTCTTAGACATAATTTACCTCACACTGTAAAACAAGACACAGGAATCTTTACAGGATTCTTTTCTTCCATAACATAAAAAGAAACATTTGAAAGCTTAATATTATTCCACTCTTCCTTAGTTTTAGAAGAGTACTTGGGCCAAAAAAGCCCCTCAAATGTTACAAAATTATTTTCAGGGTCAACATAAAGAGTTCTTACAAATCCAACAACTCTTTCATAACCAATATCTTTCCCACAAGTCATTTCTTCACAAATAGGAGTCCTAAAACAATCTTTGAGACCTTCCCACATTGCGTCGGTAAGCCAGTCTCCCAACTCATCTCTCTTTAGAGTAAATTCTTGAGTAAGAAACTTTTCATCGGGAGAATAATTTTCAGCCATTATTCATTTCCTCAAAAGGAGTAATATCCTTAGTAGGAGTACCAATGACACTGAGAACAGGCGTAAGATTGCCTTCAACATCAGAGCAATAATACAGCCAACCATTCATATCAGAAACAATATGATAAACACGATTCTGTTCATTCTTTACCATATAACCAGTATCAGTAAAACCAACAGGAGCGCTATCTACATCAGCCCCGATACTATTCTTACTATTGTTACAACCAGACAGTGTCAAGATTGCGACAAAAGCCACAATAACAAAGAGACCAGCAACAAACTTATTCCAACTCTTCTGCATAATTAATTCCTCACTTTTTATAACAAATTTTAAATTTGGTCTGAGTGGAGAGTCCCGCCCTCTCGGCCTCGTGTGCCCAAGACACGCGCTCTACTAACTGAGCTACACCCAGAAATGTGTGGGCGAGTTATAAATCAATTCGTAGTACAGGTACTACTGTTTTCTAACTTCCCTCGCCTCAAGTTTGTTCCGCAAAAGCGAATGGTACGGGTAGTGGGACTCGAACCCACACGTCTACAAGACATTTGAACTTAAATCAAAGGTGTCTACCAATTCCACCATACCCGCATATTTTTTATTGTTTGTCTTTTCCCTTTCAACATGATAATCATAACATACAATCATCAAATTGTCAAGGCTTTAATAAAACTTTCTTTTTATTTTTTTCTTGAAATTCTTATTTAGACGTGTACCCAAAACCGTTAAAATGGTACACTCGCTACCTTTTAATTTTATAGTTGGGAAAGTGTCTTTTGGCAACATATTAGGCACTTTGACAAGAAAGCTGTTGCACCACATTTCTTTACAAGTTATCTTGTCTTCTTGTAACTACCGATTAACCAACTGTATATTTATATTACCACACAAGCACTATTTTGTCAATAGTTTAATACTAAAATTCTGACTTTTTCAATGTAGGAGTAATATCTAAATTAGAATTCGCACTTGTACGAGTATAAGTACCAACCCAATCTGACCCCAACATGTCAGCCTTGGTAGTAACATACTTCTTATATTTGCAAGAAAGCTTTACAGAAAGGCACTCAGGATAATCTTTAATACTTTTCTTGAGCTCATTAAAAGATTTTTCTGCTTTGACCACATCCTCTGTGTACTTACAAATTGCTTCATTTTCACATCCTGAACAAACACATGGAATATATTCTCGACCTGTGTTAAGCGTCATCATTGTTTTTTTCTCCTTCTTTATAATATTCTTGTAAAATCAAATTATAACACAAAGTATTTGGATGATAATACGGATTATCATAAATCTGGCTATCATCCCCAGTAAAACATTTCATAATACCAGCACAAACTCCAGAGGAACGACTAATTCCAGCATTACAATGAACAATAATTACATCAACCTTATCATACCATTTATTGACAAAATCAATAATTTTCTTAGCATCATTTTTTGTCATTAATTGATAAATACGAGACTCGTAGACAAAGCCATCAGAATTTGTAAAATTTTCTACAATTGAACCTTCATCTTTTTTCCAGTATTGCATACCCTTATAAGGCTGAATATCATCAAAGAAAAGAGATAATTGAGCCTTAATATTGTTAAATTTGTTAGGAAGTTGACGTACTCCCATCTCAGCAGAATCATTAATGCTAATTACAACAGAAGATTCTTCATGAGAACCATAACTATATTTAACGCAATCTCTACGACTCATAACTTTAAACTGCATCGGAAAAATCTCCTTTCTTATTTGTATAATTTAATCTAAACTTGCTCTAAGTCTATATCTACATTCTCTGACAAACCAATCCTGTAATTCTTTTACAGTCGTTGGCTTTTTAGGCGGCTCTAAATTGTATTCCCCTTTTTCATTTAAAGACTAACCAGTATAACAATATGCTCTAACATAACATTCATCCGCAGGAACCATGTCTTCTGGGTCTTTTATATAATGGTCAGCTATAAACCCAATTGCAAATTTTCCTGCCGTTGTATAAGTTTTGACATGTCTTGATAAACAAAGATATTGACCTCTTTCAATGGGCTTATTATTATATTTAAACTCTCCTAAAGCACAGCCCTAATCCCATAATTCCATATAGTAATCTGTATCTGTAGGATAAATTTTAGTGCCTTTTACATTCAAACCACTAAAATCAATTAATTGTTTTGCTCTTGCAATATTTTTAAATAGACTCATTGGTAAATACCTTCTGACTAATAAAGTCTTTACCTTCTTCACTTGTTAAAATTGGCATTTCATAATCAAGAATCCATTTATAACGAATAGTCTCTTGACCATCTTTACCAATAACAGTAGTAGGAATACGATAAGCACAAGTACCACGTTTCTCTACTGTCGTATAATCGTTCCAGTTTACACCCTTTTCAGTAAACATCTTATCCTGTAATTTGGTAGTATTAATACCATGAAGTTCTTTTTGAGAATACAAAGATTGAGCAACTGCCTGAATAGAATTTCGAGTACAATCCTGCTGTCTCCAAACAAAATAATTATGCACTTCAAAGGCAGGGAGAACAAATACTCTACTATCAAAGGTGGGCATTTCTTTTCCTTTACGAACCATTTTCCAATCGTAAGAATCTTGATTCATATTAAAGATATCCAAGGTTGTATCAATAATAGTATTCTCGGCAAAATAATTATTAAACCAAAGAGTACAAAGAGCCGCAGATGTACTAACAATTTTCTGAATATTATTGTCAAACCATGGCTGAGAATTTCTTTCGCTCTGAATCATGACAAGAGAAATTTCATCTGACTCAACATAACCAAACTTAACATTTGGAATAATTTCACAGAGCTTAAGCATAGTCTGTTGCATGGTTTTAACAAAAATAGGGTCGAAAGGTTTCTTCATACCACGACAGAATGAATGAAAGTGCTGACCGTCAAGCCTAGCAATAACAGGGATGTTCTCAGGAAGATAATTACGATATCTGTTCTCGTAAGCCCCTTTCATTCTGTCACCCAAAGTTTTATATTCCATATTTACACCTCAATTTTTCAAACTCCTAAAAATACTAATATTGTTCTAAAGTGATATTTAAATCTTTTAAAATTAATTCTACTGATAACCGAGAATTAATTTTTTCTTTAATTAATGTTTTCAAATGAGATTCTTTATTACTTTTAGGAGAATATAAACCTTTTTGCTTTAAAAAATAACGTATTGTATCCACATTATATTTCTAAATAATTTTAGAAATCTAAAAAGGAGATAAATTTTGATTGGCTAAATAAATAATATATTCCTATTCTTTTTTTGAAAAAATATATTTATTGTTTATAAAAGGGACAAAATTCCATTTATAAGAAAAATATGGTAAAGTACATTCACCAATATATTCTAAAAATTTTTGAGACCGTTCAACTGAAAAACAAGTTCTAAAATGAGTATCTTTTCCATTTCTAATTAATCTTGGTGAAAAATCGTTTAATTTAGGCAAAACAATTTCTTCCAAATTACTTTTGGGAAAACAATCTGTCGCCAAAAAGATGCGCCTTTTACACAAGCATCCGTCACCTATATACCACCAATAACATACCAAAGGCGTAAAATTTATTTCAGGTATAATTTTCTTTTTGGCAGGATACCAATTATAATATTCTTCAGTTAAAATAGAAGATACTAAAGTTCTATAAGTATAACTACTATAAATCTTATTTGTTCTTTTATCAAACTATTGATGAAAAATAATTTTTCCGAAAAAATCTTTTATAAAATAAGAAGCAACTTTTTCTACTGTTTCTTTATCAATGCAAGTATAAGAAAAAGTAGCATTTTTACCATTTTTATGGATGTTTAAATTTCCATCTCCCAAAAGGCAACCATATAAAACTTCTCTCTATTCATTAGAAAGTTCCATTTTCTTTTTCCTTTCTCATTCTCGTGAGGTCTTCAATATATACTGGATAACCATCATCATCAAAATATGCAAGCTTCTTGTAACTCTTTACCCTTTTTTCATTCTTTTCTTGATAATCAGCATCAATTGTAATATCGGTCTTGTTATTTTTAGGGCAAAAAATTAATGCTACAGGAAGATTTTCCATTTCCACCTGAATATTTTCTACCTTATTTTCCTCGACTGTTTCTGCAAAATAAAAAGTACAAGGAATAAGTTCAATATATTCAATCTTGCAATCTTCATCTAACTGTTTACGATAAGCAAAACTTACATTTGCCTCGTGGCATTTTTCAATAATTTCTTTTAGTTGCTTATTTGTAAAACAATAATCTCTATATCCCCTTTTAAGAGAACCCACAACAGAGTCTACAAGAGAAGGAAAATCAGAAGGAATACCAAAAGTTACATTAGAAGCAATCTGCATTTCATCAATCATTTTATCTAATCTCCACTAAATATCGAATAGTCATTTGTCTATCATCGTAAACGATAATTTCATCGTTGCGAAGCATAGAAGTATTACCATGAGCCCACAAACTCCAAGCTTTAGGATTATCCTTTTTTAGTCTCTCAAGATTATAAGAATAATACTTAGAATCAAAAGAATAGGCATCAACACTATCTCCGATAGCTACATCAAAGAAGGCAAGGAAGCCACAATTCTGATAATCACGAGTCCAATATCCACCCAAAGAAGTGTAACCAATAGACTTAGCTACCCCTCCTTTATACTTTTCAGGGTTGGACCAATAGATTCCAAGTCCAAACATCGACCCTGTTGCGATTGCACCCGCAGGACGAATCTTTAAACCCATCTTAAGAATATTAAACCAATTTTGATTTCGGCTACCATGGCAAAGAAGTTTCACATTGCCGATATTATTTTCAGAAGTGAACTTTTGATAATTCTTTTCTGTCTCAAAATTAGTAACACGCCAAGCCTTGTAAAATTTCCCAGCAGAATCTCCCATTGCCTTTTTAATTTTAGCAATATCTTCCTTAGTAGCTTCTTCCATGGTAATACCCATCTTCTGCAAAATGCTTTCAGAAGCCTTAATCTCAGAATCAGTGTCAGCAATTTTTGCCTTGGGCTTATAAACTTGACCAGCCATAGTATCAAGCAAGCTCTGTTCCTCAGAAAGCTTTTTATCATATTCGGAAGAATCAGAAACAAGACAATCAGAAACACGCTTCATCTTACGAGGAACAATAATGAACAGCTCATTTAAATTCTTGTTAAATTCCTCAACTGACCAGTTTTTATAATTCGCTGCAATATAGTCAATCTTTTCCTGAGCGGCATCAATCATAGCCTGAGTAACAGCTTCAGCACGAACAGAATAAGCAGATTGAATAGTCTTGTTAGCATAATCCCAAAGACGTTTGATAATCTCTCGGACAGATAGGTTTTGAACCAAACCAAATTCATCTACTCCATTAGACTTGTCTTCAACTTTGGAATCAACAATAACTTCCTGCATCAAATCAGAACGGTCAACATATCCCTTCTTCAACTTAGAAGAAAGAGTAGAATTCCATTTGGACATAGGATAAGTTTTAGTTTGAGGAGCAGCACCAACACGACCATATTCAACCGTGAAAATGTCTCCATTTGGTGTCATACGATAATATTTGTTCGAATCCACACCTTTATTATCAGGACTAACAAAGATTAAATATTTGGGAGTATAATTCATAATTCCATCTCCTATAAGTAAATCTCTATGATTAGATTACCATAGAGATTTACTTTTGTCAAGGGTTTATTCAGTTATTTTTTACTAATCTAATCAGTTAAATTACTGGTAGCAGAAAGTAAGATGAATCTTATAATTCTTGCTTACCTCGTCAAACTTTTTAGCATCTTCAATCGTTTCAGTAAAAACACGAAGAATCATTTCACGAACATCTTCCCAATCAAGCTTACCCTTACCACATCCAATAAAAGGCATAGCAAGATAAAAAATCTTTGCATTAATACAATACTGAGCAAGGTCTTCAATACAATGCTCAAGATTAGTCATTGTAATTGGTTCATACTTTTTATTAGCAATCATAAGCAAGAACAGATTCCGAATTCCAACAGTTTCACCAGCACAAGGCTCATCATCAGAGCCAGCAATCTTATCAACAATATGATAATAATTGTCAAGTCTACGAGCGGTATCGCTACCCAAAGAGAGGTCAGCGGGGATACCGTAACAGATATTGTAATAAGGAGGAAGGTCGAACATATCCTTATTTACTTCTTCGTACTCAACAAGATTTTCATAACTGGTATCATCGACTTCATCATCTTCATCGGCAAATTCAAGCTCGCCATCACGCACCACAAGAGGACAACCACAGTCAGGACAATGCATTACCTTGGGCTTCAAAACAGAAACATAACCAGAAGTAGAAACAATCTTACCATCTTCATCAGTAGAAGCAACTGCGGTAGTAAAATAATCCTTATCCTGAGTAGAAGTTAACTCTGGTTCATCGAACTTGTAATTGCGACTAAAAATATTAGCCATTTTAAATACTCCTTTTATAATTAATTAATTTTTTCACTAAGTATTCTATCTAATTCTTTTGGACACGCATCAGTCCAATTTGTAATTTGATGACCGTCATAAGAACAAACAAAAATCTTTTTTTTCTTTCTGACCTTCAATCCTTCCTCATTATATTCCCAATCAACTATTCCATCCATATATGGAAAATAAGGACAATTAGGAGTACAACCTTTACATTCAATCTTAGCCATCAAATTATCCTTTCTTAAAAACAACTCATAATTTCTCGTACAATAGCTTTCTTAAAATCCTGTTCCCTTTTCTTTAAGACATCATTATCTGGAAGAAGATAGTTATCTGAAAGAAGATAATCAGTATTTCTAGTAGTTGTTGTCTTAGAAGGTTCTTTAACAAGATACAAACCCTCTTTTGCACGAGTAGTTGCAATATAACTTAAATTCTTTTCTTGAATATTTTGTTCTTTACTATTCCTAAAATCGTAATTAATTTTAGCTTCGTTCAAAACAAAAACATTTGTAGCTTCAAGGCCTTTAGCTTTATGGATACTACAAAGTCTAACACAATTAGGAGAAGGAGTAGTATTTAATAGTTTATCAATAAAATTAGAGAATTTAGAAACACTATCAGAAGAGGCATGATTTTCAAGATATCCTTCCAAAATCTCCAACAAAAAGCTCGTATTATCTATCTTAGAATTTGCTTCCGCCACGGCTTCCAAATGCTCTTCCTCGTGTCCCCCCTCACGGGCATTTTTTGAAACGATTTCAAAGAGTTTTTTATTATAATTACTTATTACTTTCTGGAGGAATTTTTCGAGTGTGCCAACCGAGGTGCATTTGGATGATAAAATCTGTCTTTTAATTGCCCCTACCATCTCTTTATCTTCAATAAAAATGGGAGTTCCATTTCGAGCTAAATCAAGTACTACTTCAGCTATCCATTTATTTTTTCTGGAAATTACCATGTCTCCTGCTTTAGCATACTCCGAAATTTTGTTTTTGTCAATAGTTTTAACAAATCCCATTGGAGCATCATCACAAGGAAGAATAGGAATCCCATATTCTCTATTTACTCTACTAAGATGAGACTTAGCACAACGATAACAAATAGGTAAATCAAAAGTTTCTACAGGAGCAAACATCTTAGGAATTTGATTAAAAGCTTGAGCATTAGCACCAGCAAAATTATAAATGGCCTGATGAAAATCTCCAATAAAAACATATCTACCCTTAGTCCTTTTAATAAACTTTAGGAAATTTAATTGAATATTAGAAAAATCTTGAACCTCATCACAATAAATATTTGTATACAAAGCCCAATAAGGAACTTCCCAATTATCATATTTAAGTTTATTAAAAGTAATCCAAAGCATATCAGTAAAATCAATTACACCTTGAGTTTCAAATTGCTGTTTACTTTTAGTATCAAGAATCTTCAAAGTAGAAGTAATTTCACTAATATCAGGAGCAGAATAACCTTCATCGCCATAATATAAAAATAATACATGGTCATTAATTAAACGAGATACATCTTTATTTGAAGACATATCTGTAAGAGTTAATCTGCACAAATTATAAAGATTTACATAATTATCTTTCAAGAAAACTCGTTTGGCAAATTCAATATATCTACCATAACGTTTTGTAATTTCTTCATCAAGAATTTTATGTGGCTTAAAATTATCTAAACTCACAGTTCTTTTAGAGCGTTGAGAACCAAAACCTTTTGGCTTTTCTCCTGAATCCTTAGATTCTTGTTCTACATTATAAAGCATAATAGAATATGCTAAAGAATGCATCGTCATAACCTTAGTCTTAGGATTCTTAATCTTTTTCTTAAACTCCTCAACTACGCTTGCATTAAATGCAATATATAAATCAGAAGTTTTTGAATGCTCAGAAAGCATACAAGCAGTTGTTGACTTACCACTTCCAGCCAAAGCATTTACAAGCATGTTACTTTGAGGATTGTTAAGAAAAAAATCTAAAATATCTTGTTGATATGTACTTGGCTTAAAGTCCATTATAATCAACTCCTAACCATTTTATAACATTCATGTAATACTCTTGCAGTCTCAATTACATCTTCAACTGTATTCTGAGTTTCATTCATAGAAATTCTAATTTCTCCACGAATATAATCTTCTGGAATCTTCATAGCTTCTAACACAGCAGATGCTTTCATATCTCCTGTATTACACGCACTTCCTGTCCCTACATAAATTTCCTTTTCATCTAACATAGATTGAAGAATTTCTCCCTCTACATTATGGAAGCAAACACACACTGTAGAATTAATACTATTTGCAGGAGAAACAATCATATAATCATTTGGTTCAAATAATTTACCAAGTTCTTCAAGGAAAGCTCTCTTCATTTTCTTACAAGCTAAATCTTTTTCCTTTTGATGAGCAACAGCTTTATCAACAGCTAAAGCTAAAGCATGAATATAAGGAATATTTTCAGTACCAGCTCTACGATTACTTTCTTGGTCTCCACCATAAATTAAAGGCTTAATCTTCTCAACAGGAAAAGTGTCTTTTGAAAAATAAATAAAACCAACACCTTTAGGAGAGTGTACCTTATGTCCACTAAAAGTAGCAATATCAGCCATGTGCCTAATATCAATAGGAACATTGCCTAAAGCTTGTGTCATATCACAATGATAATACATATTAAGTCTATGAGCTAAATCCATATATTCACGAGGATTAAAAATTTCTCCTGTCTCATTATTTACATACATCCAAGACAAAAGGAATCCAGTATAATCTCCCCACAGAAAGCCCAACTCTTCACTTTTCTCTGTCACTTTAACAGCATCAATCAGATAATTCTTATCAATAATTATTGACTTGGGATTTTCTGTGATATTATGATGTTCATAAGGACTACACAAGCATTTGCCTTTTTGAGCTAAAGCCCACGCATTACCTTCGCTACTACCAGAAGTAAAATAAATTTCTTCTGGAAAAGCACCTATAACATGTGCAATTTTTGCACGACTTTCTTCAATTAAATTTTTACTATTGCGCCCTAAACCATAGGTTGTGCTTGCATTACCCCAATATTCAACCAAATCATCTTTAATAATATCAATGATTTCAGGCAATACAAAAGTTGTAGCCGCATGGTCTAAATAAATCATTTATCTACCTCATATTTAATAAAAGCAGTATATCTTTCCCTGCCCAACACTTCATCATATCTTGTAGTAAACTGAATATCTGTAATATTCTTTTTAGAACTACTAAGCCACATATTTAAACGAGATTCAAAAATTAATGAATCATAAGTTAAAACTTTAACTCTTTTTTACTCATATTAATCCCACAAATCAAAGAAAATTGGTTTCATCATATCTAAAGCTTTTTCAATCTCAGATTGCATATACTTGTCAATTTCAATGCTTTCTTGATAATATTGTTCTTTTTCTTCTTCAGGAATCTTATTTGCCCATCCATCATACTTTTCAAGGATAGAATTTTTCTTGGGACAAGTCTCTTCAACAGAATTACGAATATGAGTTGCAATTTCTTTTAAGTAATCTTCCCATGCTTTACATTGAGCTTCTTCTGCGATTTTGTATTCTTCATCGGAATTAAATTTTTCTCTTGTAAGTTCTCTCCAATCAAGGTATTCTCGTTTACCAGTTTTACGAGTTTTATCAAAATCAATCATAGGATAGCCAACATGAGTTTTAGCTAATTCTTCCAACATATCTGGAATTACTTGCTGAAACCAGCCATCAAAATTCCAAATATCACGATTACACCAACCCTTAACGGCTCTATCTTTTCTCTGTTTGTGTATAGGATAAAGGTCCTTTAAATTCTTCGGATGTAAAAAAGGCAATCCTTTATAAGATTTATTTAAATAGCTCAGATTAAGCCAACTATAATTCTTTTTACTCATCATTATTCACCTCATAAAATTCACAAAAATCCGAGTAACTACCATAATCTACATTATAAACTCCTTCTGGAGTAACATGACAATTATAATAATAGCTCTTAAACCCTTTGTTGTCAATATATTTTTTAATAAGCTTAAAACATTCTGGATATTGAGCGTTAAGAATAACATCAGTTCCCTTTTCTTCTACACGACCAAGAGGAACAACAACCTTATTACCTTTTTCATAATGGTAAGCATTAACTTGACAAATCATTTTACATACACCTCAAATTCTCCATCTAAACATTTTCCGTTTAGACCATACACGAATCTAAACTCTTCATTAGTTAATTCAATAGATTCTACAAATTCAACAATTTTCTTTTTTTGATTCTTAAAAGGATTAATAGTCCTAACTACATTAACTTTCACAACACATTCTTGGTCATAGCAATCATTTGCTAAATCATGGACCCATACTGTATGACCATCCATGTTTTGTAAAGCGATAAAACTTAATTTTCTCTTCATAATATGCTCCATATTAAAAATATGATTCTACCTATGAGTAAGTATATCATAAGTAGAACCATATTGTCAATACTTTTTAAATTATTTTTTGAACGTATTTTAAATAATCATGCGCCCATTTTTTTAAATTTTCTAAATCAGAGCTATTACTAATTATTGTATCGTAATGATAATAATGAACCTCTCCATCGGCAGGATTGGAAATAATAGGAGCTACATTTGCATTTTCTACTAACATAGTACTGCAAGGTAATCCTGTTGCTATTTCGTTCTGTTTAATAAAATTTTCAATGCATTTTGGCTCTCTAATATTTACAAAAAATAAACAATTTTTTTTGTTCAACATTTTATTATTTATAACAGAATTAATTTGGTCAAAAACTTTTTGGTTGGGAGAATTATCCCATTCTTCCAAAGCCATTTTTAACTGATGAAGGAATCTCCTATCTTTTTCATCTTTTTTTCCATTCCAACCAGCAAATTGAGCAACAGCTTTTACCCAATCAACAGTAGATAATTCTAATATCTCCCAATTATTTTTCCAACTAATATTATCCTCTAAAATTTCTTGACAAAGTTTTACAAAAGTAGACTTTCCACTTCCACCAGAACCATTAATTATAATTATTCTTGCATCCATAAACTTCTCCTTTAATTCTAATTCTTTAAAAGCGAAGCAACTTTTTCTTTTAGTTCATCACGAGTGGGATATGCGCCACAACTCTTTTTCCCTTCGGGACACCACAAAAGATACTGACAATGAGGAAGTAATTCTCTATTTGCAAATTCCTCATTAACTTCTTTTACTTGCTTTCTCATTTCAACAGCAACAGCACGAATTTCAGTCTGTGCTCTTACACATAAACGCTTTTGCATAAAACGAATTAAAGCTTCTGGTGTAAAACCAATTGTAAGTTTAGTATTAGTAGCACGAGGAAGAACAAAATTTGCATCTTCTACCGCTTTGTGTTCATTCACTCCACTTTCAATTAAAACCTTTTTAATAATCTTACGAGTTGTATCAATATTACTCATAAGATTTTGATAGTAAGAAAGAGCTAAAGGATTATTCGCAATAGTCGCAGGAGTAACATAAGTAAAATTATTCTTGTCAACATACCTGAACGATTGCATATTTTTTACAATTTCATCAGGAGAAACACGAGGAATAGCTTCAAGCATATCCATATAATAATATTTCTCTTCTGGATTATATCTAACTCCAATTTCAGAACGCATCATTTGTTCCAAAGTTCCTCTATCAGCTTCAATTTCAAACTTAATATATTCACAACGAGAACCCGACATATGACCTGAAGTTTCACAAGACTTACCTACCTTGGTTGCATACTTTTTATCAGTATCATAACATTCGCAAGCAAATTCTCCATGGTTTTTATACAAGTTTTTAAGAACCTCTGGATTTAAAAGTGTTACCTACATTATGCCTTTGTTTCTCCCTTCTTGTATTTCATTAAAAGATATTCAAATGTTTGAGGAGTATAATTCATATAAGGCATCATAACTCCAACATTAATCATCTGTGCTCTATTTAAATATTCATTTCCATTAGACTTTTCTAATTTTTCTTTTGCCATTTTAGCAAAATCTTCTACTAAATCTTGTTCTTTGGTTGTATGAGTATGTCCATGTAAATGGAAACAATTATCATAACAAGACCCATAATAAGAAAGAATAGCAAAATGAGAAAGAATTAAACGATAAGGTCTACTATCAACTGTTTCAGTTACTTCCTTATAATGACAAATTTCAGCTAATTTTTTCCTAACTCCTGTAGAATATTGTTTACAGTCATGATTACCTTGAATTAAATGAATATTACCATTTAACTTATTTAAAATACGAATCCATTCATCTGACCCTGCTTTCCACAGAAAATCTCCAAGTACATATACATGGTCTGCATTTGAAACTTGTTTATTCCAACGAGAAATTAAGTCAAGCTCCATTTCTTCTGTTGTATCATATGGCCTGTTATCAAACCTAAGAATGTTCTTATGTCCAAAATGCAAATCTGAAATATAATAATTCATTAACTTAAGCACTCCAAACTATTTCCAATAGACGATTGCTGACACCAACTGGTATCAACAACAGAAGGGTCTCCTAAAAATTCTACATAGTCTTCTGTAACTTTAGTAATTACACCCGCTAAAACATAATCTTTATGAACGGGATTATAAACAAGAAGTGTCCAATTTAACAAATTGTTCTGAGCATCTTCAATGTTATCTTCTTTCCTATTAAATCTGTATTTTAACCATTTAGTAGATTCTAAAAGTTGCTTTTTTGGAAGATTCATTTCTTTTCCTCTTCTTTCCAGAAAGGATAGTTGTCTCTCTTTTTACAAGACCTCTCATACTTGCAAGAAAGCTCACAGCCATAAACCATATAATGATTATCACAATGTTTACAAACAACTTGCCCATAAGGATTGCTTAATTCTTCAAGCATTAATACAGCTTTCTTGCCATCTATCCCATCAATACATTTTCTTTCATGTAAATAACATTCATCTAAAGACTAAAACTCTTTACCGCACTTTTCACAACAATATTTAATTGTCATTTTCCATAAACCTCTTTCTTTTTGCTTTCATAAAACTTGTTCAATCCTACGAGGTCAGGAGCATTTGGACAAGTCTTTTCTCCCATAAATGTAGTAATCATATTAATAATTCGTTTATTTCTGTGATTAAGAGGAGGAATAGAGGTATCCTTAAAAGCAGAACAAATAAAACGAGAACAAATCTCAGGTCGTACTTCATAAATTTGGCACTTATTTTCTTCGTTCAAAAAAGGGCAAATATCTTTAAAATCTTTATCTAAAGCAGTGTTACGATTAATCATTTTTACTTCTGGATGCTGACCGAGATACTTTTTAATTTTCTTTACTTCTGCATCACTTACACAAAGAATTGCAGAACAACAATCTCCACATCCAGAACATTTACCATCAATAGTATGGTCTATCTTATTAGCCATCTGATTATTCATTCCCAAGTTCCTCCATCAAGTTCTTCTCTTACTCGCATGAGAATTTTTCCCAATTTATTTTGACCGACTCCATTGCAAACACCCCAAGTTGTATCATGCCACCAATTACCTTCTTCAAGATAAGCATCACCAGTTGCAAGAAGAAGTCTTGCGAGGGCTTCATTTTGAGTAAACTTTGCTTTTACAATTTCATACATAGTTTGCTCTTTAATTTCTTCCCAATCTTCTCTAAGATTACAATTTCTACCTGCTAATTTTGCTTGTGCAGGATTCATCCTAGTATATTGCTCTTTATCTTTTTCACAAGATTCTTTTTGAGCTTGAAACGCTGCTTCCGCATTTAAATAAATAAGATTCCTATACTTTACAGGAGAATGATAAAAATTAGAAAGAAAAGCATATGCATCTATAAATTCTCTAATTACTTCCATATTACTTTCCAATCCTCTTCAAAAATTCTTCTTCACTCATAATAGGAGTTCCTAATTCAGCGGCTTTCTTAGCTTTAGATGAACCACTATTAGCTTCATTAGTCAAAAGATAATCAGTTTTTTTAGAAACAGAACCAGTTAACTTTCCACAATTATCGGTAATAATCTTTTCAATTTCAGAACGTTTCATAGTATTAAAAGCACCTGTAACACAGAAAGTTTTACCATTGATAAACTCATTCGTTGCAATCTGTACTGGCTTATCCCAAACTAAATTTAATTCAAAAATAAGATTTGTAAACAATAAATCTTCACTATTCCACCAGTTATGCAAAGCTTGAGACATTGTTTCACCAAAGCCATCTAAAGTAGAGAAATCAAACTTATTAAAATCAAGAGCCTCTTCAAAAGTCACCCAATCTCCATTAAAATGTTTACTGATTTCCTTTGCCGCTGTCTTGCCAATATTAGGAATACTTAAAGCGACAAGAAGATTTTCAAGTTTAACATGGCGAGACTTTTCAATAGATTCAATTAACTTGTTATAAGACTTTTCCCCAAAACCATCCATCTCAATAATTTCGTTTTTATATTTATCAAGATGATAAAGGTCTGCATACTTCTTAACATACCCAGCATCAATAAATCTCTTAAGTGTAGCTTCACTTAAACCATCAATATTCATTGCTGGCTTAGATACAAACTGAACGAACTTAGCCAAATTCTTTTCAGGACAATCAGGGTTTTCACACCAAAGAGTCTCTGCTCCAGATTCAGAAACCTTAATTGTAGTAGGCTTGCCACAACAGGGACAAATTTTAGGAATTTCAAAATCCGCATCTCCATCGTCTTCGCATGAAAGAATTTGAGGAATAATCATATTTGCTTTAAAAACTTTAATAGAACCATTCTTTCTCAATCCAAGAGATTTAATAATACTAATATTATGAACAGATGCGCGGCTTACTTCTGTGTTATCAAGAATAACAGAATCAAACACAGCAGTAGGAGTAATTACGCCAGTTTTACCAACTGCCCATTCAATATCTCTAAGAATAGTTCCAGCAGTTTCATCTTCATACTTAAAAGCCAAACTCTTACGGAAATGATGACCAGTGTTACCAAGGCTTAAACCATAAGCAATATCATCATAAGTAATAACACAACCATCAACAGGAATACCCTTCTTGTCAGCGACTTGTTTTAACTTAATAGTTAAGTCTTCAACTCCCCAAATGTCAACATTATCGCCATTGAAATAATTACAGGGGACAATAGTAAAACCTAAAGACTGAAGCTTATTCATATCTTTTCTAAAACTACCCGTAGTTCCCTCAATCAAACTCCAAGCCCAAAATTGAAGACCTCTCTGAGACGTAATTTTATTGTCCAAAAGAGAAAGACTGCCACTTGCAAGGTTGCGCTGAGTAGCATATTGCTCTCCATCAGGAAGTTCTGCATTAATTCGTTCAAAATCGTCTCTAAGAATAATACATTCACCATCAATAACAAGGGTTTCTTTGCTATCAATAGTTAAAGGAAGATTTTTCATAACTTTAGCATTATTAAGAACATCAGTGCCTTCAACGCCATTGCCACGAGTTTCAGCAGAAACAAGCTTACCATTTTCATATTTAACAGACATAGTAAGACCATCTAACTTCATAGATAAAGCTACTTCTTTGTCACCAGCAAAATTAAGCAAATCTTGGCAACTTTTAGTCTTATCAAGAGAAAGCATTAAATGGTCATGCTTAACTTTTTTAAGAGAATCAACAATTTCATAACCAACTGTTTGAGTGGGAGAATTAGAAAGAATAAAATTTTCTTCTGTCTCTAATTCATGTAATTCGTCAAATAGCTTATCATATTCTGCATCAGAAACCAAAGATTCGCTATAATTATAATATTTATCTCGATACTTGTTTAACAGACTCGTTAATTCCTTAATACGTGCAATATTTTCGTAATTATTCATATTAATCTCCATTACTTATCAATTGTGCTCATAATAAGCAAAGATAAAACAACCCAAACAATTAAAATACCAACTACTGCATAACTCATAATTTAGTCTCACTTTCTAAAAGCTCTTTCTTTAAAGAATTAGCAATCATTGTCCTTTGTACATTTCTTAAAACATCTTCTACTTCTTTGTTGGTCTCAAAATGCTTATCCATTACATATTCATCTACCAGAACTTCCGCTTCAGTAATTAAATTTTCTGCAATTCTTTTAGCATCTTCAACTGGAAGAGGAGTGGTCTTATAACTAATTAACAATTCTGGATTTTTAGGGGTTAAAATTTTTTCATAAGGTTCATCTGCTATATATCTTTTAATAAAATCTGCTAATCTTGCGATATGATGAAAATCCTTCAGCCCATATCCATAATTGTCAATATCAAATTCATTATGAGGAGCTCTATGAAACATTTGTTTGTATTTTGTTTTCATATTACCATACATTGTTAATACAGCTTTTTGAGGACAATAATGTGCAATAGCTTCTCTATTTTTAACAACAGCTCCTAACCACATTCCAGCGTATTCAGGATTAAGCTCAAAATATTTAGTAAATAAAGTTTCTGTAAAATTAATGTTTTGTTTCAAATAACTATTAAACATTAAACGAATATCTTTAACTTCAAGCTTTCCTCCATCTTCATCTCGATGATATTCTTTACTAACCCAATCTTTAGAATCAACAATATCATCAAAATGAGGAAGCACAATTGCTTTTGTGTCAACATCAGAATGTTCCGTAGCCATTCCGTAATTATTACTACCATAAACAAATACGCCAACTACATTATATCCAAGTTCACTCAAAAATTCATAATCTGAATGAACTCTGTTATTAACCTTTTCTAAATTCATAATTTACCTTCCTTAATGTAAATAAGTAACAATATATAAATACATTTATCTATTCTTACTTAATGACATTATAGCAAATAAATTTTGTATTGTCAAGAAGTTATAAGAAATAAGTTGAAAGGGGTATAATACCCCTTAATCAACTTCTATCTTTTTATACTTTCCGCAATTACATTCCCCAACATAGTTTTGTTCTCTAAAGGCTTTACAAATACAAACCATATCGTCAGTTTGAGTTAAACCGCATGGACAATATTGTTTTCCATATTTCTCTTTCATTTCTGCAAGCTGGCGGTTTGTTTCGTCTACTAAATCTTTATCGTCGTTCAATACAATTTTTAACATTAAGATATCCTCTCTGCATATTGATTGTCAGAAACCAATGTAATTTGCAAAACATCATCAAAACGTGAAGCTGAATTTGGTTTATAACGACCATATTTTAAAATTACATTGGGATACTTTTTTAATTGCTCAATTTCTTTTTCTATCTCTTCTTTATAATATCCCGTATAAATTACAAAATCATCATTACAATTTTGCTTTCTAAAATAATCCAATAAAGACAAAACTTCTTCAAATTGCAATATAGGCTCTAAACCTCCTATTACGACTGCCTTTGTAATTTCATTGTCTATATAAGCTTTATAAATAGAAGAAATTAAAAATTCTTTAGTAGCTTGTCTTACCACAGGTTCATTTTGACATACAGTAATTGGAATATTAGCTTCATGACAACATTTCCAATCACATTTACAAGTGATAAGGAAGAGGGAGGGCTTCGCATAATTAACAAAGTCCTCCATGACAACACCTTTAAGATGAATCTTCTCTTCCATAAATTTATCCTTTCATAATAGAATCTGCATCTAAAACATTATACCAACGTCTTAAATTAAATTCCTTTTTTCTAATCTTTTGATAACTACTTACAGGGGTATAAAAACCTACTACTCTTGCATATTGGTCTGCCATAGGCTTTCCACAAATAGGACATGTTTGAGTTCCAATGAAAGAATGTTTATCTTCACAAACATTAATTTTAGTTGTAAACGCAAAATAAATTACACCTTTAGAAGCAACATAATTAAGCATGTCCCAAGCACTTTCTTTTGTTGCAAAACGATTTTCAATATCAATGTGAGCAATGCATCCACCACCACATTTTTCATCAAGCACGCTGCCTAAACGACACTTTTCTTTAATAGTGCATTGTTCAGTTAATGGAATCCACTGATTTGAGTAAATAAAATACTTGTCTTGTTCAAACAGAAGATTATCTGCTGTGCAAATTACGCCAGCGCAATTTTCCCGAGGGATAGATTCAACATTAAAAGAAAAATCACATTCAAAGCTATCTTTTACTTCATTAATAGTATCAAGAATCTAACAAGCAAACTCCAATCCCTCTTCTGTATAATATTTATTACCAAACTCGTCAGTATTAATTAATCCAAAAGAATCAATAACTTCATACATTCCAAGAATACCAATAGTACAATATTGCTTATCAAGTTCAACTGCTCCTTCTTGATAGTTGGGAAGCAGACCTTTTTCTATATTACGCTCCAAAATATGACGCATACTAGTTAATGCCTTGCAATCCAAAAGCACACGGTCTTTAAGAAGTTCAATATATTTCTTTTTATTAAATTTAGTCTCATATGCAATGCGCATAAGATTAATTGTACTCACACGACAAGACCCAACAGACAACGCTGTACCACCAATAGAATTAACAAAAGCATCAAGCTTTTGGGTGTCAGAAAGTAAACGGCAACAATTTGAAAGCACGCCAACATTATCAGATACAAAGAAATTAGAATCAGACCACTTAATGTTGTGATAACAAGCCCATCGAGCAGTTTCTTCATCTTCAAATTTGCCATCTTTATAAAGTAAAGAATAAGTTAAAACAGGAAAAGTAAACATGTTTTCACTGCGAATATCACTTACTACATCCATAAATAAACGCTGGCACTTCATAATTTCTTCAATTTGGTCAATAGCGAAAGACCCATCTGGGAATTCCAAACCACCAAACAAAGATTCAAGATAAGGACGGTCAAAAATACTTACATTTGTAAAAGCACACTGGTCAATTCTAAGGAACGGCTGATTTAATCTGTAAACAAATTTCTGAAAATATTGTCTTAAATAAGTATCTGGGTCTTTAAAATAATGTCCATTCTTTATATCCATTTTCCAGAAATAATAAGCCCAAATAATTACATTTGGGAGGCCAACGGCCCGAGATTGACGGTTACTGAGGAACGAAACAAACTCAATAACATCATCAAAATATGTGTCCAAATGTTTAGGAGGCTGATTATTATATCCTCCAAGGAAAAACAATCCTTCTCTTGCCAAACGAGTTAAATCATTTGCCCAACAATAGGGAAAATAACTTGCCGTAGCAGAATCATTAAGATAAAAACCCTTGCTAAATTCCTATTCTAACCAAGCTTTAGCAGTGCGCAGTCCCCATTTTTTCTTAATTTCAAGGAAAATTTTATTTAAACCGAAAAGCTTATCTTCACTCTTCCCCTTTTCAGTCATAAAAGAACGAATATCTCTATGGCTAGCATTTGCATTAGGGTCGATAGTAGCATCTGCCATTGTGCTTTGATTTACGAATTTATCTAAGAATTCTGAAAAATCTAACTAACTAGAATGAACCCCATTAATATATTCGAAATCTTCACCATATTTCTTTTTTAAATCTTCAAGACATCTTTCAAAATCTTTTGTTAAACGAAGTGAAATGTCCATATAAAATTTTCCTCCTTTTTAATTATTATTAATCCATTGATTTGCTTCATTAAAAGCCATAATTTCTCCATCAACTTCAAGTAATGGAGCAGAAGCAAAACCCTTTTTAATCATTTCCTTTACATCAAAATCAGTTCTGGCTTCAAATTCAATTCCCTTTTGCTTAAGTTTTTTTTCTAAAACAATACAACGAGGGCAATTAGTGGTATACAAAACAACCATAACATCAATCTCCTTTTATCCTTTTATGTAACATCCAAATTACCATCAGATAATTTAACTAACTAATTATATAATTTCATGCACCCCCAAGTATCTGCATCTGCGCTATGAGCGTTTTCTAAAGTATAACCAAAATGTTCAAGCAAAGTCCCTAATTTATAATTAGCTACTTCTGTCTTTGGAATTAAGCGTTTCGCATTTTCTAAGGTGCAACAAACAGCATGATTTGGAATTGGAATATGGTATCTTTTCAATTCTGGATAAATTACTTTGTTAGCGTCATATTTGGCATTGTGAAAAATCCAAACACTATCTGTCATATAATCTTTTATTTCTTCCCACACTTCATCAAACGTGGGACAATTTTTTATAGTATCATAAGTAATACCATTTACTTTAGATGCTCCACTTTCAATCTATGTCTACGGATTTACTAATATATATTTATCAGCAATTTTTTTGCCGTTTTCGTACACTAAAATTGCAATACTAACAATTCTATTTTCTTTAAATCCAGTAGTTTCAGTATCTCCTATAACGAGTTTATTATAATTAGGGAGAGCCATAATTACTCTCCCTCTACAGCTTTATTAGATTCCAGAGCATTTGCTCTTGCTGCTTCAATAATATTATTTTCATCTTTAATAGCCAAAATTTTCTTCATCTTATTAAAAGCTTCTACAATATATTTCAAAGAACCAGATAAACACACTCCTAAAGTTGCCACTGTTGAAATAACAGTACTATATTCAGCAGGAATAGGAAGATTATTTTTATTTGCCCAAGGAATAATTAAAGAGGTAGAAAGTACAAGTAACATTGTACCACCAGCAAAAGCTAAAATTTTATAAAGACTATTTATTAATCTTTGTTTTTCAAAAGTCTCTCCTGCAATTTTAATATTATAATACAAAGAGAAACTAACATTAGAAAGATATGCCATGCCAAAAATAGAAAATCCTACCAAAGCAGCTAAAAGATTTTCTAAGGCTAATTTCCAAAAATCCTACATAACTTTCTCCTTTAAATTTTAATTACCAGAACTTCCAAATCCACCAACACCACGCTCAGTATCGGGAAGTTCTTCTACTTGTTCAAAAGTAGTGGGAAGCACAGGAAGAATCATAGCTTGAGCAATCCTATCCCCATGTCTAATAATTTGTGTTTCGGTACTATCATTATGAAGAGCAACAATCCACTCGCCACGATAATCTGCGTCAATTACTCCAACACAATTCGCAGGACGCAGACCTTGCTTAGTAGCTAAACCACTACGAGCAAAGACAGCACCCCAATATCCAACAGGAATTGCAGTTGCGATACCAGTCTTTACCTTTACAGTTTCATGAGGACGAATTTTAATTCCAGCCACATCTTTCTGGATATCCCAACTATAATAAGTATCATCAGGACAATCCGCATAAAGGTCAAAACAAGCATCAGTCTCGTGCGCCTTAACAGGCATCTTAGCTGTCTTAGACAGCAACTTAATCTTTACATCCATATTTGTCAATCCTTTTCTTTGTTTAAATTTAAGTCGTGTTTTTTTATTTTACTATTGTTATATATAAAAATGGTGGAAAGTTACCCTTCCACCATAGAATTTTTAAAACGCTTTAAATTGTGTAGGGCTTTTGTAATTTCAGAATATTTATAGCAAAACTGTCTCTTTAACAAGAAATCGTTTTCCTGTCCAAGATATTTGGTCTTTGTTCTGCCCTTTAACACTTTGGGAAGTTTATCCATCCAAAGCATTGCTTCTTTTTTATCATTCCAAAAATCTACACATTCTGCATTTCCTTTAATTAAAATTTTATCAATAAGCTCTTTATAAAGATTAAGATATTCATGAACAGTATTATAATACTGCATAATTAATTCTCTATACGCTTCAGGACACTTTGCTAAAAAGTCATCAAATCTATCTTCATGAATAGCATTAATAACTGCATTAGGAGATATATTTTTAGATAATGCTTTATGCATCAAGACATAATCTGAGGTTTTAATTTTGCATCTAAAATGATTTTTATATCCATCAACCATATCAACTACCCAACCCTCTTTTTCAGAAGAAAGATAATTGTCGGTATCAGCTAAAACACTAAACAAAGTAGCATTATAATACCATTGAGTCATTTTAGAATCATATTCCTCAGCCATATCACTAAGAATATCAAAAGAAACTTCCTTGCCATCCTTAACATCCCTTGCCGCAAGTAAATACAATCCTTCTTGAGATTCATCGTATTTAACAACAATGGGATTTTTTGGAGAAATATATTCAAAAATAAAAGTATAATCAGGATAATCCTTAATTAATTCTTTTTGTCCATCAGATAAGAGTTTATAACCCTCCGCAAGTCTCCAAGATTCTACAGGGTCTAATGCCTGAGAACCAGAACCTAAAATTCTGTCTTCGTCTGCAATATATCTATATTGCTGATAAGAACCATCAAGCTTATTAGTAATAAAAATTGAATGAGCAAAATTATATTTAGACCTAATATTTTTAGGAGACCAATCGCCATCATCCTCGCCATAATTCTTAAACTTTGCCAAAGATGCAAGAGCAATTTCATCATTCTTTACATCAAAAACACAAGAACGACATTCCCTATAAAGACCATTATATAATTCAAAGAAAGAGCCCAAATCATAATCATCAGACAATTCAATAAAACTCTTATACTTAAAAAGTACATAATGGTCATAACAAGTAATCTGAAGAGGGTCAAAAATCTTACTCAACTTTTCATTAAGTTTAGGAGTAATATTCTCCCACGCTTCAAAAACTCTATCGAGCCAGTCATTAAAATTATAATTTTCAGGACAGGGTTCGTTGTTAAGAAGAGTATAAGATTGAATATACTTTCTTTTAACAGTCATAACATATTCATAAAGAGGATGCCAAAGAAACTCTTTCTTAAAATGAAAATTCATCTTAAACTCTCCTTTACTAATTTTTTATCTTTTGAATTATCTTTCAGAAGTTCCACTTGCAATTTTATCGCATTCGTTAAACAAAAAAAGCTTATCAAGGTTTTCTTTCCCCATAATCTTTTCCCATTTAGCTTTAGACTTTTCAGTTTCAAGAAAGAATGGAAGCATATGGAAATTAACATAAAACAGACATTTTAAGATATCGTCCATGTTAGTAAATCCAATACAATCAAGATTCGCTAAAAGGTCATACGTTCCTACATTATGATGACTATAATATCTATAATCTCCAGACCCATCTTCCTTGGGCTGTCCAGTAGTTAACTTACCTAAATCATGAATTTGTGCAGCTCTATAAAGAATCTTATCATCCGTTCTTTTAGCAACTTCTTCCGCACAAATTCTGCAATGTTCATCTAAAGTATACTTATGATGACAAGTTTTCTGGTCAAAACCTTTCATCAAACTCATAATATAATCATCGTCAGTAGTCCAATTAGACAGAGGTACAATTACTTCAAACTGGTTAAAATTCCAACCAATTAAATTAATTGTATCAAAACCTTCCTCATAAAAAGGAATTTCAAACTTGCCAATCTGTCTATCAATAACTTCTTCGGGAACTGTACGAGTTCTCGCTTTATTCTGCCTTTTGCAAACAGCGACAGGAGTGGTCATAACATAAGCAACTTTATTAACATTTTCCTTATTGCGAACAATATCCAACAAACTCTTACGAGATTTAACATTAATATTGGTTGCATCAACAATAACATTCATTTTATCAATGCAATTATTAATACGACGGCGAACTTCCTTAAAAACCTCGTCATTATGAGTCTGGTCGTTTACATCCCCAAAAACAGTTTCACGAATTTCATCCGATGAAACAATCATTGTAGGCTGACCCATTTTAGTCAACATATTTTTGAGTTTCTGAGCAAGAGTAGATTTACCACTTGCAACAACTCCAATCATCATCATAAAATTCGTATGTTCCATTTTTGTTCTCCTTATTTCATTTTAGCAAGAATGCTATCAACTTTTTCGTTGAATTCTTTGACTAACTTTTCTTTGTCAGTAATAGGTCTTGTTTGTCCCTCAACAGGAATTAAATCTCCCGCCCAAAATAACCATTTTGGTTTAGTTTCATCTTCTACAAATTGAACAAGGCTATTATAATCAGCAGTCTGCCTTTCTTTTTTTAAAGGGTCAAACTCAACTGTAAAAATATCATTTTTATGTTCAGTAACCCAATTTCTATAATCTTCTCTCATTTGCTTCCAATCTGGATATGAAATAATTCGATTATAATCTAAAGTTACTTTTTCACCCTCCCATGCAGTAATGGGATTGGTGGTAATACTATCCATTCTTTTAACAAAAGTAATAGCGCTTTCTTTTGTTAAACCTTTTTTAGTGAGCTTCTTTACAGCCGCTCTACGTTCTTCTCGATTCATAGTTACTCCTTTGAATCATTTATATAATAACATAATCAAATGAAGTTGTCAAGAGGATAATAAAAATTATTCCTCTTGTACTTCATCTTTTTCTTTCCAATCTTTTAATTGCCTAATTAAAGCTCTACGTTCTTCATCTTCTTTTCTATGAAATACATTATACTATTCTCTAAGCTATCTGTATTCCTATTTTAAAAATTCGGGTAAGAATGTTCTTTTTGTTGAAACAAAATTTGTATCAATAGAACGTCGTAAAGCTTTAGTTTGAGCTACAAGTACACACAATTTCTTAGCTCTGGTTAATAAAGTATAAATCTGTTGCTGACAAAGCATCATTGGAGGAGTGCTATAATCTATTACTCCAATAATTACAGGACAACCAGAACCTTGATATTTATGAGTGGTACAGGCATATCCTAAAATTAAATGTTCCTTAACTTCTTTGTGTTTTAAAATAATAGGTGCATCTCCTAAATCAAAATCAACGATGGCATTTTCATAATCAATACTTGTAACTACACCAGTCCACCCATTATACATGGCTGTTTGTGCTCCACTTGTGTCAAAAACTTTATAATTGTTCTTAATACACATTACTTTATCACCTTCTTGAATCCAAAAAGACCTGTCATTTCCAGAAGCATCTTTCATCTTTTGAACATAAATTCTTGGACGAGATTCATTCAAATCAACAGGATTAATTAATTTTTGAATATCAAGATTTAAATTGTGAACACAAGCATCTCCACGTTCTTTCACAGGAGAAATAATTTGAATTTTTTTAATGTCACCATTTACAAGAGGACTATTAAAATATTTTTCAAAATAAGCAATGGTATCTTTTCTATCATCATCTTTTTCATTCCTAATATCAAGTACCATATCTTGCAGTTCTCCACGAATTTCAACACCTTCGTAATCAGTATCTTGATATAATTGAATACCATTTCTTACATTATAAGCAGTAGTTAAAATACCAGAAGCCTTTGCTTGTCTATGCACTTCTTTAAGTTCAACAGTAGGAATTTCTTTGCTGTTAATCATATCTGCCGCTAAATTAAGAGAACCAATAGACTCAAGCTGTCCCATATCACCAAGCATTAAAAGTTTACTGCCTGTGGGAATTGCTTTAATTAAATCGAGAAAAATTTCTCCACCAACCATACTAACTTCATCTAAAATAATGATATCGTAAGGTAATGGATTATCTTCTCCATAAGAAAAACCACAACCACCAGTATATCCAAGAAGTCGATGAATAGTAAAACCTTCTTTGCCAGTAACTTCTTGTAATCTTGCCGCCGCTTTACCACTTAAAGCACATTGAGCAAAAGTATATTCATCAAGTACAGATAAAATACCTGTAACTAATGAACTTTTACCAGAACCAGCTAAACCAGAAATTACGCAAACTTGTTTTTCAATTCCCAGCTTAATTCCGTCTATTTGCTCTTGAGTAAATTGAAAACCTTGTTTCTCTTCTGCTCTTTTTATTTTCTCTTCAAAATCATTAGCAACAAAATAATTATTACCTTGAAGTAATCTTTTAAGATGATAAGCAATATCTTTTTCAAGATTCCAAAAGCTCATTAAATAAACTCTTCGACCTGATTTAGTATCGCCCTCTTCAACACGAATTAACTCCTCATCTTGAAGTTCTTTAATAGCTTTACCAACATTGTTTACAAGATTACCATCTTCATCTTCTACTATTAAACTTTGTTTTCCACCAAGGTCTTCGTATAAAGAGCCCATTAATTCACCAGCAGACACCCAAGAATGACCTTCTTCTCCTTGAGCATCAAGATACCATAGGATATAAGATTTAATTCTCTTTATGTCATAAGTTTTATAACCTGACCTTAAAGCCACTTTATCCGCAGTAAAAAATCCTACTCCTTTAATATCTTTTACTAACTGGTAAGGATTATTTTTTACAATATCAATTACCTTTTGTGGAGCTTTATATTTTTCAATGAGTTTAGAAATAAAGTTTGGAGAAAAACCAACCTTATCAAGCTCTAAATATACAGTAGACATGTCTTTACTGGCTTCAAAACGCTCAATAATACAGTTAGAAATATAATCTCCAATACCTTTAGCTTTCTTTAAAGTTTCTATATCATGGTCTGCAATAGCTTGTAATGGGTCATCGCATACAGCAAACAACTCATCCATTTGACCTTCTGATAAGAAAGTTCTTAAAAAGGCTCTTTGATTCTTCTGATTAGAAAAATCAATATCTTTATTATAATAAACTAATTGATACTGAACACCATATTTAGGATGTTCAACTTCTTTACCTAACAATACATAGGCAGAATTGGGGTCAATTCCATCAGTATATTCCCCTGTAAAAGTAACTTCACCATAAACACTCATGGTAGGATTTCCTTGTTCTACTTCAAGAATATTCCAAGAAACTATTCCCCAATTTTTACCGTCTGACCCAATTCCAGCACTCGGATAGAAGGTCTTAGAATGAGACGCTTTTATCTTTATGAATTTTTCTTCGGTATCAACACTCATCGTCAACCCTCTCTACATCTATTCTGTCAGAAATCATTTCAAGGTCTCCATTATCATCAATACCTTTAATTAACTGAACAGAATGTTTATACAAACTATCTTTATACTGTCTTGGAATAAAATTTTCCCCTCTTCTAAAACCAGTAACAAGAAGTTTAGTTCCACGCTGGAACCAAGATTTCTCAAGAACAGTTTTTGTTCCATCTTCATTTATTTGAGAAATCTGCCTATTATAAAAATTAAATTGACCTTTATAAAATTTTACATCACAAACTCCGTCAGGAGTCAATAATGTAACTGTATTTCTATTGGTATCTTTATCAAGAACAGTGCCACAAATTCTTTTAAGGACAAAACGAGCTTTTTCTTGGTCATGCCAATAATATTTATAAGCTACTTCTGGTTCTTCTGGCTGTTCTTCAAAAGGTATTATACTATATTTCTCCTTGTTTACATGAGCAAGTTCGTGTTCATGATAATACATACAAAGAGAATCCATTTCCCATTTAGAAAGACTTCCAGAAGCTTTTTCATCCCATACAGCTTTAAATTTTGCTTCATTTACAGCCACAAGCATTTTAGGGTCGTTTAAAATATTGTCTTTAAAATCTGCCATGAGCTTGTTAAAAACTCGGTCTAAACTACCTCTTTTAACAACTCTTTGTCCATCGTCGCTCCAATCGTAATCTTTTTTATCAACCATATCATTAAGAAAATATTTTTCAAAGAATGGCCATGCAAATTTATTTTCAAGGATATAATAAGCTGTACTTGCACTTTTACCTATTTGTTTATAAAAGAATTTTTTCTGGAAAACATAATTTCTAAATCTATATAATCTTAATTCAAACTTTTTTTGATTTTCAGTTAATAAATCAAGATTTGCCAAATCTTCAATGTTAGAAATATTAAGCGACTTAACAGGACTTGAGATAAATCTAATAAAGTCTTCCATAATTGCTCTTCTATCTTTTTTCTCAAGATTATCAAAACACCGAGCTTTGATAAGAGAAATCATAGCTGTATCACCAAATTTATTTTCTTTAGATTCAGATTTGTATTTCTGCATCTTCTCGTAAAAATCCCACATCGAAGAATAAGTTTGATTATCAATAATAGCTTTTGCGATAGAAGTTCCAATACCTTGAATTGGTTTTAAACCATAAACAATTTCATTTCTTTCAACGTCGGGATGGAAACCAAATCTAACACGGTTTATATCAGGTAATGCTACAGTAACACCTTCTTTTTTAATGTTGCCAATAGCTTTACTAATTTTACCATAATTGGTATTTCCATCTTCACCGCCAGAATCAGAAATCAAATTAGCAGTGTTCCAATAAATAACAGGATAATGATAAGCAAGATTGGCTTCTTGTAAACCAACAATACTGTAAGCAAGGGTATGCGCACTATTAAAACCGTAGCCACGATTCATCGAAATTAGTACATCCCATACATAATGGCACAATTTAGAAGAAAGATGTTTTTCTTCTATATTTTTATAAAATTCTTGTTGCAATTCAACATAAGCTTTAGGATTCTTTTTCAGTTTTGTTATCACAGAGCTTTTTATCTCTGCTTCTTACAATTTCTTGTAAGCTCGGCGTACATTATTAACTCTAACGAGTTAAAGGACACTCTTGGATAGATTATATTTATTCACCATCTACGCTCTACAATACTTAATAACCTTTCGCAATTTATTAAGTTATCTCGGTGTTTCCATTTTACAGGGTTCACCGATTTTGCCCTTTTCATTTTACTTGTCACCAAATAAACGGCCCAAAATTAAGCAATACTTTTCCTAAGCTTATCAGCCCACAGCAAATCAAAGCCACCAATTTCAGGGTCTTGAACTGCCATCATAAAGTCTTCTTGGTTAGGTAATAAACCATAGCTCTTCTTAGCATATTTACAAACAACTTCTTGCTCATGCTTAGTCAAACCATAATCATCCATCTCTTTATACCAAAGAGAAATATCTTTCTTATAACGACCAAATCTTTCAAGAGGAGTTTCTGCCCGTGGAGAGGGAGCCATAAGTCTCATTACCGAATTTAAAGCAGATAAGTCTACTAAGCTTTCAGGTTTACCTATTGCAACAGCTTGATATCCAGTTTGTTTTTCCATCTGAAAAAATGACATAACTTTATGTTCATTAAGCATTTTCCAAATTTCTGGATTATCTCTTTCTATTTTGTAAACGCCTAAATATTTTTCGTAAGTAGACTTTAAATCACCTTGCCATTCAATCCTACCGTCTTCCATAAGAAGATTCATACAAACATGTTCTTTTTGAAGAGCATCAATAGAAAGCAAATCCCATTTAATAAGAGATACTTTTTCATCAGCGTGTAGGTCAAACTGAGTGATAATATCTCCACTCGTTGTCTTCATTAAAGCAGCATGGTCTACAACGTCTGTTGCTGAAAGAACTACACCACCCGCATGAGAACCAACCCCACTTACTAGCCCTTCAATATTTTGAGCAACTTCCCAAACATCAGGATATTCATTAGTCATTAAATTAACAAATTCTTTGTCGGGACGTAAATTATTTTCTTCATCACCATAAAAACATTGTTTTAAAGTAAACTGAATGCCACGTTCTTGACCAATATGTGAACTTAACATCTGTCCAATTTCAGGTGGATAACCTAAACCACGACAAGCAGTTTGAATTGCAACTTTAGCTTTCATCGTAGAAAGTGTTTGAACCTTCATAACACGACGATTTCCTGCTCTCTGGTCTTCTCCACAATACTTACGTTGCAAATAATGAATAACATCATCACGGTAAGCATTCTCAAAATCCACGTCAATATCTAATGGGCTAACACGTTTAGGATTTAAAAACCTCCAATGATAGCAAGGAACATCTTCTCTCAGAGGATTAACCTGAGTAATTCCTAAAATATACAAAAGAATAAATCCTAAACCTGAACCACGAGAAGGACCAACCAAAGAACCACAAGCCCAACACGCATTTACCAAGTCACGAGTCTGTAACAAATAAGCTGACCAATGAGCATTATTAGCTTCTGAACTTGCTTTAATAGACTCAAGACATGTTTGAATTGCATCATAAGTTTCTTTATTTGCTAATTCATCAGAATCTTTTTCAAGACGCTTAACAATTTCTCTAACAAGGTGTCTATCAGCATTATAATCTGAATTAAAAAACCACTCTAACATAGGAATATCTTTAAAATATTTTTTAGATAAACCCAAATCAGGTTCAGTTAAATCATCTGGCTCATAAGGAATTTCCAAATTAGCAAATAAAGTATATTCTTGAACCATGTTATAAATCAACATGGTATTATCTAAACCTTTTTGTACAACTTCTGGAGTCAAAAATTCATCCATGTAAGAATGAATTTCTTCTTCTGACATCATATAAGTCGTAGCATAAAACTCTCCAACCTCACGTTCTTTACCACTATCTTCATTAGATTTAAGAAAAGCTTCATGTACTTTTCTATCTTCTTTTTTAGGATAATGACTATCGGTAGTGATAATGTATGGAATATCAAGTTCAGCAGACAATTCTACTAAAGCTTGATTTACAATAATTTGTTCTTCACTCTTTGATGGCTGTAATTCCAAAAAGAAATTACCATGGCCAAAACATTTATCGAGTCTTTTTAACCATTTCTTAACGCCCGTATAATCAGGTTGTAAAGGATTTTGTTTATAAGAATCTAAAATTAATTTTGGACAACGACCACCAAGGCAAGCAGTTGAACCAATAATATGACCTCTATCAGATTCAACCACTTCAAACAAATCTTCATAATAAGTTGGAGTACGAATATTAACATAAGTAAAGGAATTGTCAATCCATGCTCTTGTACTTAATTCCCTTATTTGTTTATGTCCAATGGCATCTTTAGCCAACAAAATGAAGTGATAAAAAATATATTCTTTATCTTCTTCAATGCTTTTTCGATTGCAAAGATAAATTTCATTACCTAAAATAAGTTTATAATCTTTCCACTTATCAGGATTTTTCTTTCGCAAATCGTCTATTTGAGTTAATGCTTCAACGTGTGCGGCAATACAGTCATGGTCTGTAATAGCAACACCTTTATGACCAAGCTCCTAAGTATATGTGAGAAGACCCTTGACAGTATTAGTGCTGTCAAGGAAACCTCTCGTATTGGAGCCTATGTCTGTGTGATTATGTACACCTACAAACACGGCATTACTCTCCTTTATATTTTTGTCTTATTATATCATGTTACTTTTAATTTGTCAACCTTAAAAATCTAAATCTTCTAAATCCTTATCTAACATTACTCTTCTCTTCTTAGGCTTTTCAATTTCACCCCAATCAAAATCTGTAATAGATTTTGCATTTAAGGATGTCGTTTTGGAATTAAGAATAGCGTCAGATTTGGTCTTACTTTTTAAATCAGGAGTCTCATTTGTTTTATCCTCCATAACATCATAATATAGAATTTTAACTTCTGGATAAATCTTATCTTCCCAAGACTCTAACTGGAACTGGCAAATTAAATTCATTACCAAATTCTTTTTGTTAGCGCCAAAGGTATGTCTATCCTTAAGAGTCATCATATCAAATTCTGTAGCAGGACAATACTTTTTAATATAAGTAATACCGTTATGCTGGAATCTAATAAAACTCTTAGTTTCGCCATAGCCATTAATTTGACTGGCATTTATATGAAGATTTGTAATTGCAAAAGTAGGCGTAGGAACAGTATTACCCCACACTTCATAATTTTCAGCTACTTCTTTCACAAATCTTACTTGCATTTCATTAGCAGGAATTTCCCAATCAACTGGATAAATAGTTTTAAGTTGGTCAAGAGGAAGCATTTCGTTACACTTTTCAATTACCTCATTAACATTTTTCTTTTTAAGAAATACACCAGCAGCATTTTCATGTCCAACACAACTTATAAGTCCAGTTTGCTCTAAAAACTCCTTCAAGTTTTTAATATTTCCTTTATCATATCCGCGACAGGAGCCACCAAATTCTGAGGCACTTCTTTCCTTAAGAAGCACTACAGGACGCAAATATTTTGAAGCAATCTTATTAGCTACTAATCCAGTAACAGATTTTTTATCAACTATGTCGGTACAATCGACAAATAAAATAGTATTTTTATCTAGTCCTTGCTTGTCAATTTTATCAACAATTTGCTCCATAAATTTACGAACTGCTGTATCTTGACGAGCCTTTACATTATTAGCTACTCTCGCCATCTCCCACTGAAGAGTATGTTCCTCTGGAAGAGGTTTAGGGTCAGTAACTCTTTTTCGTCTCGGCTGATAAATAACAGTTTCTTGTTCTCCAACCATAGCTCGGAATAAATCTCTTTGCTCTTTCTCAGTACCATAACGTACTACACCATTAATTCTTGGAGCAAGTACCCAACCGACATTTGTAATAGTTCTACCGAAATGAATTTCATCAGCCATTCTTTCTTGAAGCTCATTGAGAAAATCATTCTTTTGATTTTCAATCTTTAAGCCCTCAAGTACATACCATCTTGTTTCTAAATCTCTTAAATCCATACTATCTGCAATAATACCAAGAGAAACTAAATCAAGATATTCATCAAGCCAACTATCACTACAGTGATACTTTTCACAATAAGCTTCACCAAATTTGCGAACTACACCCACACCAGACAAAGTAGGATTGGGATAGTTACCATCAGTATCATTTACAGCTACACAATAATTAACGTAACTATCTTCTTTAATTCTGTCAGACTCTTTTTCTTTAATTTCATCCGCTTCATTTTTTGAAATCCATTTACCTGTGTTAGTATCTAAATATTCAATTTCAACTAAATGGTGGTCTAACACAATTATAGGGCAATCGTAATTTTTAGTAATTTGAATTGCATCTTTGCAAAGCATTGAAGCATCAGGAATAATAATTAAACCAACATCATCTTTTGGATATTCACTTAACATCTTATAAGTTAATCCATGCTCTTTATTAAAGCTAAAAATATATTCTACTTTAGCTTCAGGATTAAAATACTCAATGATTTTACTCATTAAAATACCCGATGTGTATCCGTCGCAATCACAATCCACCTTAATTACAATTTTCTTATCAGTGTTAACATTATCATGGAAAATCTATACAGCTTTATCCATGTTTTTCATTTGGAAGGGGTCATTAATGACCTTGTTTTTTACAGGATGAAGAAAACTCTTTACATCCTAAATATCATAACTTCTTAAAATAGTTTCAAGAAAATCATATTCATCATCAAAGTTATTCTAAAACTTTGTCTCCCATAGTAATTTTTCCATTAATTACCTCTTAAAAATATACTCGTAGAACTTTGCCTTTCCCCGTAAGAATAAACAGGTTTTGCCATTTTTATTAATTGATTGTAAACATCTTTACCTTTGTCAAGAGGTGAATCTTTGATGTCTAACAATCCTTTTGTGTCCTTAATAAGAAAGACATTAAAACTTAAAGCAAGTCTCTGAGCTAAAGTCCTTAATCGTTCATTGTATCTTAAATAGTTGTCATATAACAATTTGTCAGCTTTATAAACTTCTTCATATTTATCGTCAAAGTCTTTATCAAAACCTAAATAAACTGTATCTACTCCAAGTTTTTCTAAAGCTCTAATTTGCCAATCTGAAACATTAAAGCCGCAAGTTGCCACTACGCAACTTTTACCTTTAAAATAAGTGTCTGCTTTTAGAACACTTTTTTCCCCTTCAACTATAACTGCTTTCTTAAATCTTTTTATATTTTCTTTATTCTCATAAAGACCATATAAATTTAATCCAAGAGGATGGTCAAATTCTTTACCAGTCATAAATAAAGGCATATATTTTCTTTTAGAATCTTCTGGTTGTAAACTTCTTCGTCTAATACCAACCAAATGACCATCTATATTATAATGAGGAATAATTATATATTTTTGATATTCATACCATTCAATACCAAATTTTTCCATAGAGGGAATGCTAATTCCCTCATCAATCCAACCCTTATAAAAAGTATTACGGTCAAAATAATTAAAAAGACATTTATAATCATCATAAAACTTTGTAATTTTAGCTTCATGGAATTGTTGTCTTCTTTCAATATCTTCTGACTGTTTTACCATATCAGATAATTGTCCACGTAATTCTGATGAAACATCATTTCCAAAGCCTACACGACTTCGAGATAATGATTTTCCAACCTTTTTTGCTATGTAAACAATTACCTTACTATAAAACTCTCCATCTTTAGCATTACGAATTCTTTTGATAAATTCAAAAAAATTCATTCGCCCACAATTCGTATAGCAGAAAAAGTCTTTGCTTTCTGTAAAGAAACATAATTTATGACTATCTCCACCATGACAAATTGTTTTAAACCAAAGACATTTTTGTTGAGTTCTTCCATCTGTAGAAGTTGAGTATAAAGGAGAACCATTTTCTTCCATGATGTTAATAACTACATCTTCTGTTACCAACTTCAACAGTTCATCTTTATCTATCATAGTCAACCTCTATTAGAAATCTATTTCTTCTTCCTCTTTTTTAGAAGATGTCTTTTGTTCTTCTTCGTCATCATCTTCTACCATTCTAAACTTTTTGCTTTCTGGAGATTCTAAGAACGGGTCTTCCTCATTCTCAAGAGTCTCTTTTATTTTTCTTGCAATTTCTTCCGTGTCTTCAAAGACATCAAAAGTACCTTCTTCTTTAGCTGTCTTAGCAATATCTACAGTGTCACTTATAATTTGACCTCTAATAGCATCTTTATCATTTGTAAAGATTACTTTCTGGTCTTCTTCAACACGAGTAAATGTTTGAGGAATATCTAAAAGTTCATAATCATAATCAGTACAAAACAAATCATGAACTCGCATTGTAGCATAATCGACATATAGCCAAATTTTACATTTGGTATATTCTCCACCACGATTCTTATATACAGAAATACACCTGTTAGGTTTATATTTCAAGAACCTATTTTTAATAATTTTTTCTAAATATTTTTCTTCTTTTTTAGATACTTCTGACACAATAGAAGCCGTGTCTACCTTATCAATAATAGATTTAGCACCACGAACAATTGTCTGGTCACGATTTTGTTCATTTTTAAAATCACCCGAAACCTGTGTCCAAGTATCTATGCTAATATCATATTTTCGAGTAAGCTCTTTTAACTTTAAACTCAAATTCGCAAGAACTTGGTCTTCACGAATTTGCATTCTTGCCTTAGCTTGAGATTGGAATTCGCTAATCAAATCAGTAGTAACATGAATGTAATCAAAGAAAACATTCCTTACACCATGCTGAAGAACGTGCTGTTCAATAATATTCTCTAAAGTACCAATATCATAATCAGGAACATATTCAAGATAAATATGACCTTCTTCATGTAAAATCCTGATGGCTTCATCTACTCGCTCTTCTTCATCACCATAATATCTACCAGTCATAATATGCTCTTGAGGAACATCAGCAATATAAGCCCATAAAATAGGTTCAATCTCTGTAATAAGTTCCATTTCTGTTCCAATATAAAGAGCAGCGTTCTGAGTACCGTTCGGGTTTTCTACAAATTTCATCTTATTAGAATCCCAATATTTCGGAGTAAAAGAATGGCAAAGATTAGCAATAGTCAGACGAGTTTTGCCCACACCAGTGCCAGCAGAAGAAACAACAAATTTTCTCGGTTGAATACCTTTTGTTATAGTTGTCATATAGTTACTTGCATAAGACAAACCATAAGCAGGAGTTTTCTTCCACTCTTCTTTTTGCTTTCGAGCTTCATCACTACCAGCTTTAACACTATCACGTCCAACTTTGGGACTATATTCCTGAGTGATATTAGACACCTTTTGTCTAAAATGATTTAAGATTTCATCAATAGTCATTTGACTAAACTGGTATCTCTGTTCATCAGCGATTTCAGGGTCCTCTTCATTCGGGTCAAAAATTTCATCTACATCAATACCAGATTTAAGATAAGCACGAAGTAGAGAAAACTTTTTCATTTCTTGATAATTAGTATTAAAGTTTTCTGGGGTAGCTAATTCTTTAGCTTTTTCGACGTAAAGATTTCCATTATTCCTTGTATAAATATTATACAAAGATTGAAGATTATTCTTTAAATAATCATCAATAATGTATTGGTCGAGCTTTACCGCACCTTGAGAGAAAAGATTGTTTATTGCTACAAACAAAAGTTGATGGAAAGCTTCAACAAAATCTTTTTTGTCGATTTTATTACTTGTTAATAAAGTCGGATTCTACAGTAAACAGCCAAGAACTTCTTTAATTGCAGATTTGCTTTGATAATCTCTATAATCCGCCAAGTTAAACCTCCCATTCTTCAGGATGTTCAGACATTATTTCCTGAATATCTCTTTGTAATTCTGATAAATACATACTATCTTTCCCTCTTTGCTTTTGAACTTCTCGTCTAAAATTATAATCTCCAATAAAATCTGTGTTAACAAGACCATCATCAACGATATCATCCGCAGAAATTTCTTCTTTGTGATTTCGTTTGTCTCGTTTTTCGTCATCCTCTTCTTGTTTTTTAATAATTTCGGAACGAGCCACATCTATTGCTACAGGCGGTTTTGTTAATATATATTCGATAAATTCAGATTTAGTCATCCTCATCTCTTTATACTTTTGCCAGAATTCTCTTGATTCAGCAAAATAACGTACAACCATGAAGATATCTGATTCTGTTTCTATCTTGGGAGCTGGATTGTCAGCATACTCATACATATAATATAAAGTAAAAAGAATTTGAGAATTGGTCATACCATATTTTTCTTTGATTCTTTTTATATATGTTGTTATAAGAGGCGCATTCACCCACTCTCTTATACCAAGAACGTCCCAAAGATAATCAGTTAAAGTCTTATAATCTTTTGCATCTTGTGCTGGCTATTTACCACAAATAGGGCAATAATTTTTACCATTTACAGTAATAATTTCTTCAGTAGGAAGCATCTTACCACAAACACTACATTTTCTATTCTTCTTTGGTGGTGCTATAATCCTCACTCCTTTCTTAAAATATTAAAACGGAAAATAAAGGGGAATAGTAATTAGTTTTACTATTCCCCAATAATTATTTATTCTACTGTAATATTATTTTCAGTACAGTAATCCTTCAAATCATCGAGAATAAGCAAAAGCATATCCAATTGAGATTCATCGCAATCTTTTACACTCTTACCCTTTCCAAGATACTCTGCAATAATCTTCTTATATTCTGTACTACCAGTATTATGAATAGCCTTTACATAGCTGCCGATTTCAGCAATAATCTCATCAACGCTCTTCTTTTCATCTTCGGTAACTTCGTTATCCTTAAAGAGATTGACCTCATTATCAACCACTGTTGCACCATTAGCCTTTTGTTTGTCAATAGCCTTTGCCATATCTTCACGCAATGCTTCATAAGTAAATGGAATGCATTCAGACATATAAGGACTACGAGAACCAGCTTCAAGATGCTTGTTACCTCTCATAGTAAGCATGGAATGAACATTACCTTGTTCATCAGTTTCATAAGAAGCGTAACCAGTTACGTCAACAAGACGAGAAACAACAAGAAATCCACGGTCAGGTACAGTAGGAATAGTCTTATCATATTTTTCGCCGTTTTCCTTAATCTGCTTAGTGGTGGCATGAGAAATACAAATCAAAGTATAACCAGCCTTAACAATCTCTTGGAAAAACTTATCATACTCACGAGACAAAGCACGATAGCCACGCATCTTTTCAGTCTCATCAAGATAATCTACACCTTCCTTGTCTACGATATACTTTTCACAAAGGTCGTAGGCAATATCAATAGTATCAACAATTACCGTTTTAAAGATTGTTTCTCTATTTTCTTTTTCAGCCGCATCTGCATCTTTAAGCAACTGCTTTTTTACTTCAAGAGCTTCTTTCCAAGTGTTAATTGGCTGTGCAATAATGCCATCCAAGAAACCGTAGCCCTTTTCGAAGCCAAGCAAAATAGGCTTGGGAAATTTACAAGCGTTTGTAGTTTTGCCGCTTTTTCTCTCTCCATAAATGAGAAAACTCTTACCACTAAGGTCACGAGTGACCACATTAGGCTTAATGCTAAAAATATCAATACCCATTATTTAAATGTCTCCTTTTAAAAATTTTGAATTATTTTTAGTTGTCGATTAGAAATTAGAAAGGAATATCATCGTCATCATCAACAACAGGAGACATCTTTCCAGACCCCTTCTTACCAAAGCCCGTGGGTGCAGAAGAACCACTACTGCCCTTGGAGCCCTGATATCCAGCTTCCTCAAGTTCCTTCAAACGACTTGCTCTCTCATTGAGCATAGCCTTACACATCTGAGGAGTGATAATCATATCTTCCTGCTCATCTTCGTCATAAGCAATATCACCACCAGTAAGAACCATTTCAAGATAGCTCTTACCCTCAGTTACTCTCTGCTGACCAAAACCCTTGGTCTTAGGCTTTGCTTCACTCTTTTCATTGGGCTTCCAGCTAACATACATCTTAGCAGTAGCACCCTTAACATAGCCATTATCTTCAAGAGCATCCACAAAATCCTTGGGAATAATAATATTCTTAATATCAAGAGCGTTATGATAAAAATCCATACTAATGAGATTTAAACGCTTTCTACCAGTAGGCTTCTTATCATCTTCAGGACCACGCTCTTCATCAGTAATACTCTTAATATATCCCTCAATATCAAGGTCACAAGCAAATTCTTCAAAATCATTAAAGAATTGCATAGAAGCAACAGTACCTTCGTGAAGCTGTTCATCAGAACCAACATAATCATTTGCACTAAGAGAACCAACAAGTTTCACCATAGTGGCATTTTCCTTATCCTTAGTCATAGGAACTGCTTTCTTAACCCAATCAAGAACCTTTTCATAGTTTTCACTGTCTGTACCATCAGCTTTCTTAGCCTTGATAAAAGATGTGAAAGAACGAGTCATTACACTTTCTTCGCCGCACTGAATCTGCCCACGAATACGAATGTAATCAACACCATTCTTGTCCACACCCTACTTGGACTCAATATCAGCGAGATAACCCGCAAGAGTCACGCTATTTGTCAATCTACGAATCTGGTCAGTATTTTTTGTAGCCATTATTTTTGTACTCCTTTAATTTTGTCTTTTAATTTTTAATTTTCATTTTCATCATTGTTGTCATTGTCATCATCGTCAATAGACTTGTAATCATTACAAGACTCAAACGTCAAAGTAACACCCAAATCTCTTCGAGCGTCCTCAAGAAAAGGCTTAAGCTTTGCATACGCCGAGCACTTTACCAAAAAACGACAATCTTCACATGCAAGATTATTAACCATTTTACTATCTCCTAATTATTCAAAAAATCAACCTACCTTGGTTGTGAATAAAATATAGCATAGTTTTTTCATCTTGTCAAGTACTTGGCAAAAATTTTTTAATCGGTTAGTCCATTATCATCGACACCAAAACGTTTTGTTGTTCCATGTTTTGCCATAACCCAGCAATTATTAAAACTTCCTTTTTTAAGCATTATTTCAACAGAATCTCCTTCTCTTAATTCAAAAGGAGTTTGATTTTGAATTCTTGTAAATTCTGTTTCAGGTTCCCGTGGCAAAATAACATCCACAGTACCATCACTATTTACATTTGTCACCGTAGCACTTTCAATTCTCGGTGAGGTTCTTTTAATTTCTGCCGTAACGCACTAAAGTATTCTGTTCAGCATTTCATCTGCATATTGGTCATAATTGTTATTTTGGTTTATCATAAATCACCATCTTATTTTCTCTCCCTGACTTTCCTTCTCGGATATATTAGTAGGTAAGTCAGACGTATTACAACAACTTAATGATATTTTACCATCTTTACTATTATAAGAAATAGAAGTAATTAACAACTTTTCTCGTTGCAAAGACAAAAATTCATCTTCAACTTCACATAAATTATTTACTGTCAAAATCGGATTGAAACTAACAGAAACAGAAAATTGCACTCCTACAAAACTAGATTTTCTCAAATAATAATTGGCCAAATCATAAGCTAAGTCATCGCTCCACACCTGAGAAGATGTATATGGAGCATCCATACGCTTTCCAATACGTTCTACACAAATAGGAGAAGAAGGATTATTATTTGTAACCGTAGCGGTATAAATAGTAGAATCTACACTATCTCCCACTACTTTTACACAATTAATAATTTGCTCATTTTGATATTGCAAATCCATATTATGTAAATCTCTACTAAACTTGGGATAAGTCCAAATAATAGGTTTAACAGAGTCATCAACTGTTTCGTTAATTGGATAAAAACATAAATTGCCAACTGTATTATAATAATATTCAGCAGATAATTGTGTTGCTAAAGCATCCAAAATCGAACCCAAAGTCTCTCCTTGCTCCGCTCTAATTGTTTGCTGTGTTTTCAATCCAATAAAACTTGGGTCAAAAATAGGTTCTTTGTAATCTAAGATATAGCCATTTCCACAAGAAAAATTTAAAACCCCTTTAACAGCATCAATAATATTACTACCCAATTCAACTTCATACGCCGTCTCAAGAGTACCTGTTTTACCTTCAAAAACAGCGTATTTATCAGAAAGTTGAAGTTGAATAGTTTTGTTTGAATCATCTCTTGTCAAACTAACATCTCCTAAAATATAAACTCCTTTAGGAAACCAGATAGTTGTATCTTGATATTGAATACCCACATCAAATCCAAATCTTGTATTTACCCAAATACCATCAATATTAGGAGTATATTGTCCATTTTCGTTTGCTAAAGTAACTGTAATACTTCTTCTTTGCCCATTTTGATAAGATTCAGTATAATTTAAGCCATCTAAAGTAATATCGCTTTCTGGAATAATATATGATACTTGTTCATCAGGAGTAAGAATAGATAGTCTATAACGAGGATGAATTACAGGTCTCTCAAGTATTCTTTTTAAAGTGTTAAAAGGAATAGCATTTTCATCCCTTAATAACACATCGCCAAAAATATTATCAGCCATATTTCCTCCTTATCTGGCACTTGAAACAATAGAAATCGAATCTATGTCTAAAGCTTCCTACCAAGAGAAAGAAATTGTTGTTTGCAAAAGATTAGATTGCATATTTATATTATAAGTAGGAGCAGAAGTTACTTGAATAACCCAAGAGTTTCCTTTGTAATCTTTTAATAATTTTAAACTACCATTGTTAATAAATTCTCTCCAAGCATTATATTTTTCCACTTCACGAGAATACATATCTTCTTTATTAACTCGTTCTGTATAACCATTTGCAGTTTTAACTTTGAAGGTTGTAATACTTAAACCATTTTCTTCTTTCGTAATAGCTTCTGTTTCTGAATAATCAGAAATATCACCTAACAAACAAGTAACAGTAGAACTCATATAATCTTTCTTACCTTTAGAATATTTTGGGAATTGTCCCAAAGTATCCCAAGTAGAAATACTATTATTTTGAGTTAACTCTCCATTATCCATATTATAACGAAGTTGCCAAATGTCGCCAGTTTTAACATAAAGTTTTTCAGTTTCAGTTTCTTCAATATCACAAATAGTCCAAGAATCCCATTTAGTAGGAATATAAGCGGGAGAGGTTGTACCGTCAAGATTTACAATGGTATCCTCATACATTTTATAAGAACCACTACTTTGACGATAGGCAACTAAATAATGATAAAATGCATTAGCTTTAATATTATAATCCAACATACTATAGTTACCATACATATCACAAATATATGTATAAAAACTATCTTCAGGAGCTTTTTTGTAAACAGAAAGAGCACCATTTGACCCTAGTAAACTTTGAAAATAATAAGCTAAAACTGAAGTCCCAGTACCCTAATCCTTCAAATTAAATTTATTATACAAAATCAAGTCGGAGGACAAAGGCGAAGAATAAGGATTAGCTTTCAATTTTGCAGTAACTTCTTTACGAATAGTATCAGGAGATTTTGTAATATCAGTATCAATACCAACATCTCGAATTTCTAACCGTGGCGCATAATAAATATAGCTATTAATATTCATTAATTATCCTCCTTTCTTTATTCTGTAACTAAAACAATAGAACAATTAACAGGAACTTCTTTAGAATTATCTACTGTTAAATTAAAATCAAACCATTTCTAAGAAATCTAAGCCATATTAGTTTGTTTAACAGCTTGAGAATCAGGCATCCAAATATAATCTGATTCTTCTTTTCCTGACCCGTTTTTAGGTCCCCAACGATATTTAACAGGTCCACTAACAGTACCTCCTGTTGGGTCACTTGCAATAATTTTACCATCACCAGTTTTCCCCAATTCAGTGTAAGTATTGCTAATATAATTATAAGCAGTATAAGTTAAAGAATTAAGGTCAGAATTAGAAAGTAAAATAGAAACTCCACCCTCAATAGTTAATTTTTTATTAGCGGTGTAGGTTAAAATTTTCTTTTTATCTATTAATGTTGTTGTGCCATTCATCACTGAAAGATATACATACGAAGTTTTTGGAGTAATTCCCTTATCAGTAAGACCATCAAGTATCGTGGAATCTTCTATATTAATCCCGCTATTCGTTTGCCAATAAGCTCTATAACCATATATCTGTCCTGTATAAGTTACAGATGATTCCAAAGTTAATACCGAGCCAGTATAAGAAATAATTTTATATAAAATGGGTTCTCCATTTGAATCTGTATAATCCGTAGTTAAAGATTCTGAAATTAATAAAGATATATAGCAATTAGAATGAGAAGTCATTAAATTAGCTAATTTTTCATTATATTCGTTTGTTGTAAAAATTCGATTATCTGCCGTTGCTGTTAATGCATTAGCTAAAGTAGTGTCATATTCGTTCGTAGCGATAGAGGTATAAGTCTAACTTCCACCAGAAGACTCTCCCTCGGTTAAATCTCTATCAATTACAACATCAATAGCTTTACCATCTTCATCTTTGTAATCTCCACTTTCATCAAGATACAAATATTCTGTATCAACCTAAAGAATCCAGTCAGCAGAACCATCTGCATTAACAGTATATTTATATTGACCAACATAATAAGTTTTTGCTTCTTTTCCGAAAGGAGCAAAAACAATATCTTTAGTTAAAATATAAATCATATTCTAATCCATGTAATCAGGTTCTTCTTTAAATTTTTCTACAAGCATATATTTTAATGTAGTTTTGTTGGAATCTGTATATTTATATTGGAGAGCAAAACCAAATTTATCAGGAACAGTTATATTACTTAACATACTTTGTATATCATAGCTGGTAGATTTACCCCCATTAAAGCAAGCTAAAGGTTCATTTGAACCATTTTTAAATACTTGCATTTTAAGCATATTAGGATTTTTACGAATTATTTTATTTTTTTCATCGACAAGAAGTAAATCTAGCCCTCCAACTTTTACAGTATAAACATCTCCGCCAAGAGATATATCACCTGATGTAGAAGAAGGAAGTGGAATATAATTATTTGCAGATTTAAGAGTATATGCTTTATAATTAAGATGATTATAGCTATCACTCTTTAAGCTACTTTCAATAACAAGTTCTCCTGTTTCTTTATTATAAGAAAGAAGTTTTTTATATTCATCAGCAGAATTTTCATCTGAAAAAATAGAAAGATAAACTGAACGTCTATCAAGCTATCCATTATTTAAAGAAGCTGATGAACCAATTTCATCCTTAGTAACCTTATCATAATAAACATAATGGTCAAAAGATGTAACAGGAGTATCAATTTTCTCTTCTACAACAATTTTAGTAGAAGACATTGTATAACTACTTAAAGTATAATATACAATTTTACCAGCACCGTCTTTTATAGGAGTAGTTTCATCTGAATACAAAACAATAGAAATTCCATCAGGATAAAGTGGAATTGCATCTGCAAGAGCTTGATTATCTTGTCTTGTATATAAAGTAGAATAAAGCTCATTATAAAGAACTGTATCTACTTGATTCAAATAAAATTGTGTATAACTAGTATGAGCAATTTCCATTAAGGTTTTTAAATCAGTTCCAGTAATGTTGTTAAAAAAACCAACCTTGCTATCAGAAGTTACATATGGAAATCTAAATCTTGTAAAGAAAGAAAACACTTCTGGAATCTAAATAGGGGTATTATTTGCATCTGCAACTTGAGTATAATTTAACACCCTTCCAGAAGTTGTATCTGCATAATAATATTTTGAATTACTACTTAAATACACATCGTTTGAAGTAATTGTTTTTTCTGACCCTTTGTCTGTAGAAATAACATAAACAGGACTAACTACCTCAAGTTTTATGGCTTGTTCATCACAAATTAAAGAATTAGCCAAAGGAATCACAGAGCTATAAACTGCATATTCAATATAAAAAGTGTCTTCTTCACTATATGCTTTACCATATTTATCATGAATGGTTATTCTAACTTTATAAAAATTATTTGTCTCAAAACCTTTAAAATTCCATTCAAGAGAAGAGTCATAAATATCATCAGATTCAGCAATTAAAGTTTCATTATTATAATTATCAATTGAATACAAATAATAATGATAATATTTAATTTCAACATTATTTATAGAATTCCACGTACCCAAAAAAGCAACATCTCTCCATGGAGCAGGAACAGACTAGTCAATATTTATATACGGTATGTTTTCTAAATCCAATTCACGGTAATCTTTATATTTAATCCCTAATGTTGGAGCTTGTCGAGCATATAAAACAGCATTTGGAATAGAGTCCATAAAATCAGTATAAACTGTATAATCAGTTTGAGGAACAATTATTTGCTAAATATCGCCTGTACTTTGAGTTGCAATTTTGCAATTTCCTTTTAACAACCATTGAGTATTATCAAGTTTATTAAAAGTAATATCAGTTTTCTTTCCTGCAACATATTGTCCTAATGTACTAATTTTTTGTGTTATATTTAATCTCACGCCATTTTCCCAAACAATTTGAGGAGGATTTAAAGCATCTGATTTAATATTTATATTTGGTTGAATAAAAATTTGATGGTCTGCTTCACTATTCCAATAAGAAGTCATAATTTTAAAATTAGGATTCGTAATAGGAGTGCCACCTATTTTTCTCTCGGCAGAACTGTGGTAAGTTTTTTGTGAAAATTGTGAAGAAGATGAAGTCAAATCTTTTGTCCAAAGTTTGTAAGTATCTCCATTTTTGGGAACGGTTGCAAAACCCTCCTATAATCTAATTTCACCAGTTTCTTGTCCATATCCAATAATTTTTCTTTTTTCACTATCATTGTTATTTAACGAAATATAATTGCCTAATTCAATATCATCATTGGGCTCGACATAAAAATTATTTAAAGTGTGCTAATCAGAAACATTATAAAGAGTAAATGTTTTTCCATTCGTATAATTATATGTAAAAGATTCGGTTAGTTCAATTTTTATAACATCTTTATTCCAACCTAAATCTGTATAAACCCAGTTAATTTGTCTACGTTCTCTATAAGGCCAAGTAGTGGGATAAGCCAAATTATCTTCGTTTGGAAGAGTAATAGTCATCATACCATCATTTTTACTTGAAGCAGATATCTCTATCCATCTATCATATTTAAGCTGGTCTTTAACTAATTTCTTAGTTTCTTCGCTACTAATTCCGCTTAAATCTACCCAAATGACAGAAGTAGTAGAACCAACAGTAAAACCAGAACAAACTAAAGTTGTTGGGTCTTCGTCTGCTGTTCTTGGAGAATGATTTTCGTACATCCTAATATTCCATTGATAATCTTTTCCATTTTGAAAAGACTAATTTTCTTCGCACTAAGCTGTCGCTGACAATCCTTTTTTTCCTTCTTCTTTAAAAGTAACAAAATTACCAGAAGAATCCACAGTTAAATTTAAAGAAAGCTGTTCTTTATTCCTAATTTCCTATCCTAATGCTTGAGAAGGCTAATTAAGAATCGTTGTAGCGCCATCTCCTGACAAAAAATTGACAGAATAAGCTTTTACAGATGTTCCAAGGGTGTTAACCTGAGCCTAAAATGGGTTCCGAGCGGTAGATAAAATATCTATTTCATTCAGGTTTGGACTTAGTGAAGATGCTTTATATATCATTTCTTTTAACTCCTTTCGTTATTTTTTTCGTCTAAGGGATGAGGTGTGGCGAGTTTTTGTTCCACACCACACCCCTTTTTTTCATGCTTTTATTATAAGCTATTTTTATTTAATTGTCAATAAACTTTTCCAAATTTTTTATCCTCTTTTTGAGGATTTTATTTTTTGGCGAATTTATCCTCTGGTTTTACGGGTTACATTCCACCTTGACCCCATTGCTGTAGTTACTCCACTCCAGAACTTAGCAGGGTCATTAACTCCTTCAAGTACAACATCGCCTTGAACAATATACTGTGTACCACAATTATTGTCAGTTCCAGTACGTTCCATCTCAGGAAGTCTTGTGGTTGCCATATTGCGTAACAAATTATAAGCTTGGTCACTATTCAAGATATATTCAGGCTTAGAAGGCGTACCATGTAACATCGCAAGTCCTGTATAAGTTACAGGTCCTTCTTCAATACCAGTAGCATAACGAGCAACATTGTTTTGATTCTTGCCCCCACTAGGTTTAGCCGAAGAAGTGTAACCTTTGCTCTTTTTCCATCTTTCATACAATTCCTGATTAGAAGGAACTCCCGCTGAACCTAAAGTAATACCCATAGCATATGCTTTATCTGTTCTATATTTAGCTAAACGCCAAAAATCATTGTCATCTTTAGCAACGAGCATTAACTTGCCATAATCAATATTTGCAGACCAATTTGTTCCATAAGGAGTATTTTTTTTATTATTACTACTTGAACTTGAAGAACTCACAGAATTATTTCTGTTAGAACTACTTCCAGAATTGTTTCTATTAGAACTACTAGAATTACTTGAGGTAGAAGTAACTCTGTTTGGAGTGCTATTAGACGAATTATTTTTTCCTTGCTATGCAAGCCACTCTTGATAAATTTCAGCATTGCTTTTTATTCTATATGGATTACCAGCAGCATCATAGCCAATAGCATTACCGCTAATATCTGTACCATCTCGACGAGCTTTTTCAGTACGATAAGCAGCCCATTTATCAAATTCTGTCTTATCCCTCGCGGCCATCATTTTAGCATGATAATCTGTCTTCATGTCAAGGTCAGAGAAATCATAAGTATTCAGGTCATCTTCTTCAATATAACCGTTTTGGTTATTGTTCTTATTATAGAAATCAGAAGTATCTAATAATTCAAGTCTTTGTCTACGCAATTCTGCTAATTGTTCATTAGCTTGACGATAAGGTGTAAGCAAGTTGTCTTGGAATATCGTAGTATAATTCTTGTAGTTCTGCTGAACATTAGAATTAAACTTCTGCATATCTGCTGTGATACGAGCACGAATCTCTTCTTCGGAGTTCGCATTCATAAGCTCTTTCAATATGCGTCCATTCTCAAGACGTTCATATTCCTTATAATCCCATTCAAGTTGCTCAAGATATTTGTCCCAAGCATCTATACGGTCTTGAAGAATTTGTTGCTCTGCATCTTTCGTATTATTGAGGTCATCAAGGCGGTCTTGTTTATAGAAATCATCAAGGTCTTTTTGAGCTTTTTTGAGTTTAGTTGGATTAGATTCGAACACCCAACCAAGGCCCTAACGATAAACTCTCTCCTTCTCTTTGTTAGCGTTTTTCTTCACCAAGAGAAGATTTTCAAGTTCTATTGCCCTTTCACGCTCTTTATTAGCGTCTTCCAAAGGCTTTATCTCATCTTCATAAGCCTACTCAATAGCATCAATAGCATCTTGCAGCTCATCCTTATAAAGATTAATTCTATAAACAATTGCATCATATTGCTTTTCTTGAAGTTCAGTCTTATCTTCCAAAGCATTTATCTTAGCTTCATGTAAAGCAACCGTAGCTTCATTTAAGCCATCAACAAGGTCTTTAATTTGTTCATCCGTTAAATCAGATACATCTTCCAATGCTTTTTGATAAACACTAACTTGATTTTGCAATAAAGTACTTCTACTTGCATAGTAGCTTTCAATATCAGAAATTCTAACCCACTCTTGAGGCTTGGAATCTTCAAGAAGTTGTAATTTATTAGAAAGTTCTTCAATTTGTGCAGAGGTTCTATTAACAACATATTCAGTCTTAGAGTCAATTAAATCAAGATATTCTTGCTGTGCTTCACGATATGCCTTGGAATAATCACTATTACCAAAAGCAACGTAAGCACGAGCCTCCATTTCACTCATGCCTTCGGTCATGTAACCATAAACTGCTTGACTGAAATTAAATTGAATAGAAGCTTTAACAGCTTCAATCTATTTATCAATTTCTGCAAGAGAAGCGTTCATAGCTGCATCATAAGCAGAACTATTACTCCACGCGCTTCCTTTTACATAATCAAGTTCACGGTCACTTAACTTCTGTTGCCATTCAGAAACTTCTTTGCGCAAATCAATCTCATCTTGAAGCAGACTATTAAGGTCTTTCTGGTTCTCAAGAAGTTCTTCATAAGTATCAGAAGTCTTAACTAATTGCTGCTTCATCAAAATCAAAGAATTAATAGAAGCTCCATATAATTCAAGAATCTTATATTTGTCTTCAACCTCTTCATCATCAAGATTATTGATGGCTTTTTGATTCTCAATATAATTCTTTTCTGCATCTAATCTCTCTTCTTCTGTGAGATTGGTATTTTGCATCATACCTTCATAATATGCTGCTAATTTTTCAAGGCTTGCTCTCTTCTTTTCAAAATATTGGGTATATCCAGTAGGAGTTAAAGTATTTTCATCAAATACTTTCATTGCTTCCCATTCTTTGTCGATTAAGGAATCATAAGCTTTGAGAAGGTCAAGAACTTTATCTTTAGTGTCCTTTGCGGCTTTGCCAGCATTCTTAGCATTATCAATAAATTTTTCTTGTTTAAGCCAATTACCAGCGCCCTTAAAATCAGATATATCAAGATTTTGATAAAAATATTTCCAAACATCAATTTGTTTCTGGGTGTTATCAATTTGTCCACTTATCCACTGACCATCAGGACCTAATTGACCATTTAAGCTTTTTAATTCCGTTTGAAGTTCTTCGTTAGTAAAATTAGAATAAACTTTCATCCATGCTTCTGCGTCAGTTTTATTCTAAGTTATTTTAGAAGCATAGTCAGTAACTTTTGTACTGATATTACCAATAGCTTGTTCAATTTCAGCTTTCCGTTGCCTATATGCAGCAGCAACGCCTTTAAATTCACCAGAAGCAATTTCAGCTTTCCGTTGCCTATATGCAGCAGCAACGCCTTTAAATTCACCAGAAGCAACTGAATCAAGAATATTTAAAATACCACCAAGAATACCAGCATATTTTGCCATTACCTGCGTGGTTTGTACTGTTTCTTGTGCGACATCATTTTTAGCCTGAGCATTTGCATATTCACCAGCAGCATTTCCATAAGCAGCAGTTGTACCCTCTCTATCAGCCAATGTCTTTTGAACAGCTTCGGCACGAGCCATCATTGTTGCTTTACTTTCAGTTAATTCTTGAATTGTTAACATGGCACTTGCTTGAGCAGCTAATAATTGAGAAGCCGCCATTTCTTCAGCAGCGTTTTTCTTCAATTTAATAGCTTTAACATGTTCATACTCATTACCAGCGGCATCTACCAACTTCTCTTTTTCAAAATCTAACAAGTTAATATAATTAGAATTAGTGGTTAATAAATCAAGAACAGTAGATAAGGAGAGTTTTCCATTGGTTGCTTGTTCCTTTTGAGCATCTGCTAAATCTTCATAACATTGAGCAGTTTCCTTCAAAGCCGTTTGAAGCTCTTTAAAAGTATTTATATGTCCCTCTACATCCATATCTTCGGGATAATATAAATTTTTCCATGCTTCAGCATATTCAGAGCCCCAACTCATCAAACTCGCCAAGCCAGAGCTCATCATAGAATTGATAGCTTCATTAAAAGCATCACTATTTATATCATAAATACCATCATTTAAAGCTTGAGTAATATTATCAATAGCTGCACGAACTTCAGGGGCATAATCAGAAAATTCCAAAGCACTTCTTTTAGTTTTGTAATCCCCAGAAGTAAAGAAAGAACGAGCTTTATCTTCTAACTCGCTATAATTAGATGTTTGATTTACCATATAATTATCCATCGCTTCCCAGTTACCTGTCGGCATACTTCTTGCAGATTGAAGCAATTTTACAGCAGTCATCATATCATCGGTAATTTCAAGTGTGCCATCTTTAAGCCATTCATAAATTTGTCTTGCATCTTTAACTTCGATTTGAGTTAAATTTTGCAAAGAAATTTTATCACCATTCTAATCACTTATGCCAAAATCTTCTTTAAACTTCTAAAGAATATTATCGTCATCAACAATTTCTCCATCAACAACTTTGAACCCCAATCCAATAATAATTTTCATGGAATTTTCATCTATATCTTCAACATTTGGAAATGCATCTTCAAGATACTTTCTTAATTTCTCTCTGGCGTTAACAGCATCACCCACCGTCATTTCATCTGTTGTTTTTTCATTCGTAGCATCCAATAAAGCTGTAAATGTTTTATCATTAACAAATTCATTAACAGTATTAATCATACTTCTAACTTTTTGCTTGTAAGCATCAGGACTTAATGCGTTCCCTTCTGAATCTACAACATCTATAGAGGCGATAGCAGAATCAAGCAGATTGCTAGTTACATCATCTACATCATCATAAGCACCCATAAGTCTTGCATAAGCTTTACCAGATTCTCCAAGTGTCTACTTTGCATTTTCAACCGCTCTATCAAAAGTTCCCTCCGCTGCATCAACAGCGGAAGCTCCAGCAGCATTTGCAGCCTCGGCTTCTTTAATTTTAATATCTAAATCTGCAACTTGATTTTCAAGTGTAGTAACATCAGATGTACCAGTTTTTAAATTATAATCTTTTTCGAGTTTTTGGCGCTGACTTGTAGCCATTCTATACAAATCGCCACTACCGCTTACACCATTTTCATACATTTGTTTATAATATGCTTCTTTTTTTCTTGCTTCTGTAATATCTTTTTGAAGTTGTTGTAATTCTTTATCTGAATTATTATTAGCTCTTGCTTTATCAAGATTTTCTTGAGCTTCATCTCTTTGTTTTTTTAAAGATTCAACATCTGTTTGATTGCCTTTGTCATTTCTAACTTTATTAAGTTCTGTTTGAGCATCTTTATATTCTTGAGCCGCAGTATCTAAAGTATCTTGTAATACTCTTTCACCATCAGAACCCATAACCATTCTCTAATCCGCCAAAGTTTGTAAAGAATCTATTAACCGCTTAACCTTATCAGAAGTGGTTTCCATTTCATTGCCCATATCAGCAATAGCATTTCCATTTTCATCTGTACGAACGCGCAATTCAGGAAATGCTTCTACTAATTGATTACTGTAATCAAGGAATTTTTCATATTCTTCATCAGTAAGAGAAACATTTCTGCCTAAAGAGTCGACTCCCTTAGAAAGCTCATCATATTTCTAAGCAGTAGCTTGTAAAGATTTAGCATTAGTTAATTCTTCTGCCGCATCTGTAAAAGCAGTTTTAGCTTCTTCTATCATTTTTTGTTGGTGCTTTTTATACAAAGCATAGCCAGCTCCAATAGCTAAAGCTGCAATTCCAATACCGAGAACAGGGCCTAAAGCCATCGCGCTTGCACCCATAGCAGTAAAAATAGAACCTCCTGCCGCCATAGAGTCAGCGAATGCAAGAGCCATAGTGGAAATAGCTTTTCCACCAATACCCATACCTATCATAGTTCCTAAAGAAGTAGCCCAGCCTCCACCAAGAAGGTTTTCTCCAATAGTCATGCCAGCTAAAGCCCCAAGACCAGAACCGACCATAGTAGCACCACCCCTTAAAGCGGCTCTTTGTGGACTTGTCCTAGAAGCACCATCTAAATCATCTGCAACAGTTCTAATTGCTGCATCATTACGTCTTCTTGCCAATTCTTCTGTGGCTATCTAAAGCTTTTCTTCATTTGTTAAGCTTCTTTGACCCTGAGTAATTTGTTCAGTTCTTAAACGAAGCTCTTCCTAATCTATAGTAGATAACATAGCATCTACCCATGCATTGTTTTGACCGACCAAATTTCTTTGTAGTTGTAATGCCGCCTACTCGTCTGTAAGCTCAGTATTTTTTAAAATACTGGCAATACTTCTTTTAATTTCGGTGTTATAATTAAGCATAGAGTTTTGCATAGGAACATAGCCATCAACCAATATTTTTTTAGTATTATCGGTTAAATTATCTAAACTATTAATAGTATTAGTTAAGCTTTTTGCATAATTCTCTTTAAGAGCTACATTAAATGATTCTGTATAATTTGCTTTTAAAGATTCTCCTAAACTTTGTCTTCCACCTTGAGTAAAATATCCCTAAGTTGAAATATTCATTTTATCAAGTTTCATAGAAACATTAATACAAGATGAGACAAATTTAGACCATGCATTTTGCATAGTGCTTCCAAAACCAACAGAATTCATTGCAGCAGTTGCTAGTAAAATAGCTCCCGCCCATGCTACAAGATTATCAGAAACTTCTGCAACAGCATTATAGAACCAAATTAAAGTATCAGACTGATTAAGAGCCAAAACCCACTTTTCAAGAGCGACAGTAATTCTATTCTTAGCAGCTTCAACACTATCAGTATAGGATTTCATTTTTTCAATAGCAGTGCCATATGCATTAGTAGAAATTTCTTCAAATTTTTCAACAGCATCCCAGTTTTCAAACAAGGTAAGCAAGTTTTCACGCTGCCTTACGCCAGCCAGAGAAGTAGCAATACCAGATTTTTGAACATCCGTATATGTATTCCACTTGCTAGCAATTTCATCCATAATATCATCAAAGTCTCTAAAACTAGATACAGAATCTCTAATATTAATACCCAACGCACCAAGAGCTTTTTCAACATCATTTAAATTAGCCCATTCATCGGCATTATAATTCTCGCTTTCAATATCAGCTTCAGCAGCTACAAATTTACCAGCGGCAATGTTCTGATAACGTGCGTAAACCGTTTTCATAGATTCACCAACAGATGCAGCACTCTTTTGAGTTACATCTGTAATGGTTGTAAGATACGCAATATATCTATCTAAACTTGTACCAGCCATTTGTGCAGAGTTGCTTGCACGAGACATAGCTTCTGCCAAATCACCAGCCGAAATTGCAGCGGCCATATCAACCGCACTCAAACGGTCCACCACTCCTTGAATTTCGGTTGCTTCCAACTTCCATCCTTTAAGTACACTAATCAGATAACTCGTAGCATCAGCACTACTAATCATACCAAGCGTACTTAATTGCATAGAAGCCTCAGTTAATTGAGATGCTTCTTGTCCTTCATAACCAGCACGAAGCCAATCGTTTGCAGCTTCAGCAATTTCTTCGGTAGTTTTACCGATTTCTTTTGCCAAATCATTAAACTCAAGCATCATATCATGAATATTATTCTTGGTATAACCACTTGCAATTTGAAGGTCAACCATTTTCTAGTCGAGTCTTTCAGTAGCAGAAATAAAATCGTTAAATACTTCCTATATCTACTGGAAAGAAAATATTGACATTATAGCCATTCCAATTTCAGAAAAGCTATCTTTAAAATTATCCTTAAGTTGAGTTAAAAAGCCTTTGGTTTGATTAACAGAATCTCCAACTCTATCCATTTCAATCTGGTTGTTATTTAAGATACGAGTTCTTTCTTGCTCTAATTTATTAATTTGCTCTTCTGTTAATTCAATACCATTTAAAGTTTTCTTTTGTTCATCATATTTATATTGATTTGCTAAATTATTTTTCTAACTTTGTAGAGAATGAATAAAGGATTTATTTTCAATGGCTGCATTTCCAGTTAAAGACATTCCCTTATTTTCTGCTCTAGCAATTTCTCTTTCTATTCTACCTTGCTCTTCAAGGTTTCTATAATAACCAGTTAAAGTATTTTGAAGAGTGGGATTATTGTTTCTTGCCGCTTGAGCATATTTAACATCAGTAGTAGCAGAAGTCCTTGCTGCTTCATTCGTAGCTTTTCTTAAAGCATCAAGCTTTTCTTTTCTTTCACTTTCAGTTAAATAAGTAGCTTTAGTAATTTCTTCTTCAAAAGTTTTAGAATCAACAATTTGCCCATTTATAGTTAAAATTTGTTCGAGACTTTCTATTTGTTCACGAAGAGTTTGACTTAACTTTTGTTGAGCTGTTTGTTTGTCTCCTGTTAAACCTTCAGCTTTTAAATCAGAATCTTTTAATTTATTCCTCAAATCAAGCAATTCTGTATATTGCTTTAACATCTGATTCAAATCTTTAGTTTGAGAAGTATTGACAGCGGTTGTAACATTCTAAATATTTTTAGCTTCTTTAACTTCGCTTTTTGTTTCAATTCTCTTTAATTTTGCCTATAAATCTTCATTACCTTTAGCAGACAAAATGGTTTTACCTATAGCAGAATTATCATTTACATTAGAAAGAGTAAGCTCTCTTTCAGACATCAAATCTATTTGTGCCTAAATAGCTTCTTTTTGCTTTTCAATTTGTTTGTTTAAAGCATTACTTTCGTCTTCTGTAAAATTTACTCCATCCTAGGCCAAGGTGTTCTTTTGTTCTTGTAAATTATTAAGTTCAGTTTGTAAAGTAATTAATCTTTGATATTCTCCAACATAAGCATTAATAATAGCTTGCTCTCTTTTATCAATGCCACCATTTTCATCGGGAGCGTAAGAAACAAAATTGTTATTAGCAGCTTTTTCAGATACAGGAGGTTCCGCCCTACCAAAAATTCTACCTGTAGTCATCTCTCTGTTCATGAGAGTTGCTTGTTCATCTTTAGTTAAAGGTTCAGCCTTACCATCTATAATATCATTTGCTCTAACAAGAAGGTCATAAAATTCCTCTTCAGTTAAGGCCATATGTTGAATTAATTGAGTAAATCCATCTTTAACATCAGCGATAAAAAGTGAGAAATCTTTGTCTGTGTCAATTCCACTTTCTTGATATAATTTTTGGAATTCAGGATTTTGAGCATTAGCTAAAACACCATATAATTGTCCAGCAAGTTGAAAACTTTCTGTACCATAAGTCTTACCAGTTTTGGTATCAAGAATAAAATTCTGAGGAGAGCCATCAGAACTTCTTGCAATCTAGTCAGGCGTAAAAGAATAATCAAAAGTTCCTTTAGGACCACTAAAACTCGCAGCCATAGGAGTTTCAGAGAAAGGAGTTAATTGAATATGAGCGTTATTTATTGCTTTAGTATAACTTTCAACAGCTTGCAATAAAAGTTGTTCAGCATTATCAATACCAAGCTTGGATAAAAGGTCTGCTTTTTCTTTTAATACTCTTGCAAATTGTTCTTGAGCGTCTACTACCTCTGTAGCACCATTCCATTTTACCTCAACATCTTTTCCAGCAAAACCTTCAACTCCAGAAAATCCAGTCTTACTTAAAAGGTCAAAAACCTCATGCTCTAAATTGCCTTTTTCTCTGCTTATAATAGCATTTTTCTTTTTAGCAAAATCTTGTGCGGTCATGCCAATCTTTTCAGCCGTTAATTGTTCTCCTTTAGGAGTATTTGCAATAGCAGCCATAAAAGCTTTTTCATCGGCAATAGCTGTTGCAGAAGGAGTAAAGCCCTTTAAAGCTCCACCGAGTTGAGTAATACTTCTTAACTTATTACCATTAGTATCGGTATAAGTATGTGTTGCATCATCATAAGATTGCAAATCTTTATATGTATAGCTTACACTACCACGTTCTGTTAATTTAGAATGGTCTTCTAAAGCAGAATTTAAATCTTCGGTAGCATTCTATTCTTCTTTTAATTGAGAAGCTAATTTTTCAGAAACGATATATTTCTTTTGTTCAGCTTCGGTCGCTTCATCAACTGCTGTAGAATGTTTTTGCCAATTCGTAGTGTTGTTTTCTAAAGAAGCTGTTTCTTCAGGCTTAATTACTCCTGTATCATTACCAACTTTTTCGGTTGCTTTTTGAACTTCTTCAACATTAGCAACAACTTCTTGAGAAGCTTTGTCACTATAAGAAACAAGTTGATTTAGTAATCCTTCAAAAGTATAACGAACAGTTTCTCCAGAATCAAGCAATGCTTCTATAACTTGATTTTGTCCTTGTCCACTAATATTTTGAATAGTACCAGAAAACTCTCCTCTTTTGCTATTCTTGGCTGAAAAACTACTTCCAGCAGATAAACCAGAGGAACGAATTTTTTCTTTTAATTGTTTTGTCGGGTCTTCTTTCTTTTCTGCAATAGCAGTTGTAGTAGTCTTCTTTTTGCCCCTATTCTTATAAGTAACAGGGTTGGTTTCTAAAAGAATCAGTTTGTTTAAATCTTCCCTGTAAAAATCTATTTCAGATTGTACTTCTGCGATTTGATTTAAAAGAGATTTTTTATCTCCTTCATTATCAGCATTCTCAGTTAAAGATTTAATCTTTTCTAATTCTGCTTGTTTACTTTTAAGTAAATTCTTTAATATATCAATATTTTCAGAATTGTTTTTACCACCATATAAAGAGCCAGTTAAACCACCTTTGTAAGACAAAGCGGTTTTCAAAGCGGGAGTGGGATTTAATTCCAATTCACCCCAATTAACCTCTTCTGGAGCTGCTCCTGTAGATTCATAATAAGCACGATTTATTCCCTTGTTAGGGTCAATTTTAAAACCAGTAGTATCAGTTCTATAATCAACAATTGAATTAACCCATTCTTTACCAGTTTTCTTTACTGTTTTAATAGAATCTACTGTCTATTCTTTTCCTGATTTATCAGTAATTGTTTCTTGAATTGTAGCCACACGAGAGATTTCTAAATCAAGATTATCATAAGCCTTATTCAGATTAACAATCGTTTGATTAATTCCATCTTCAACACTGCTTTCAATTTGGAAAAAAGCTTGAATCTTATCAGAAATATCTCCTTCTGCATTATCAAATCTGTTCTTTGCTGCCAAACTCGTCTCATATTTAGCCTTAATTTCTGGATTATTTGCAAAGAAATTATTTTCATAATTACTATAATCAACTGGCTCAAGTCCATTCTTAACTCTGGCTTCATTAAATCTTTGGTGTCCAGCTTTTAAACTTGCTTTTAAGGTTTCTGGATAACTAACAATTTTAGAAATAGAATTACCAACAGTATCAGAATCCATTCCTGCCCAAGTAGGATATCCTTGCGCAATTTTCTTTAACGCTGTTGCTAATTCTGGTTGATTAATCTCTTCTACAATATCAGCTAACCAATTTAATCTTTCTGTTACTTGAGGAACAGAATCATCTGTTGCTAATTCATTTTTACTTCCTTGGAAAGCTGAAATTGCACCTTGAATTTTCTAAAATTCTGGTCCAAGTCCTCCAGCCATACGTCTTCTTCTAGCTTCCCATTCTGCATTGTAATTAGTAATAACAGGTTCAGCATAATCTTCAGCATTAACCAAATCTCCAAAAGTGGTTTTGCTTCCTTCGCTAACACTTCTATCTAAAGAACCTTTTGGAACTACTTCAGACATTCCCTTTTCACGGTCAATATCTAAACCAGTAGCATTAAGAATTCCTTCGGCTAAAGCTAAAACAGCTTGCGTTAATTCATCGGAAGCACCGTTAAACTCTAACAAACTATTTTTAATATCTTCACGACTGTTTTTTATCGCATTCCAAGCCTCATCCTGTTCTTTCCTTTCGGCTATTTTAGAATCTGCTTCTCTTTCAGCCGCTTTCTAAATTTCTTTTTCACTTGTCTGGTCTGTCTTATTATTAGCAGTTTCATCTGACCAACCATACTCATTTGGTTGCATCTTAGTAACTTCCCCTTCTAATTTAAGACCAGTTCTTAATAAATTACTTAAAGCTGAATCACGATTAGGAATATAACCCTTTTCACTTCTAACCGCTTCAATTTCCTTCATACTCTTGGTACTTATTAAGGAATTCTTAAGTAGCTCTTTAATTTCATCCGAAGAAGTATTCTCATAAGAATCTTTAATACTACTAAAGATATCAGATAAAAAGCTTTTAATTAAACCATATTCTTTACTATCCCCTTTACCAGATTCTTCTAAAGAAACAGCTTTCTTCATTAAACTATCAAAAGCTTTTTCTAATCCTGTTAAAGAAGAATTCCTTAAATCTCCAACCCCGCCAATATTTTTGGGGTTAGCTAAACGAGCATCATCAACAATAACTGTCTTCCTTGATTTACCTTCTGAATCAATACCAGAAACATATTTACCATCTTCTGTTATAAAAGAACCAAAATATTTAGAAGCTAATTGTCCTTTTGTCTAGTCAACTTTTCCGCCAGATTGATATCCATATACTGTTCTACCACTCTTACCACCAGAAACAGTCTTCCTACCAGATTGAAATTCATTCTCAACTTGAATCATCAAATCAGACAATATCTTATCCTTGATTTTATTAAAATCGGTGTCAGACATTCCAGAAGATTTGGCCTATTCTTTTATTTTTTTATAATATGTATCAACCCTTGCTTGTTTTTCTCCTTGCATTTTATCTGCTTTAGAAGAAAGTTCTCTTACTTTTTGAGTGGTACTTTTAGGAGCTGGCTCTTGAGAAGTTACTTTAGTAGAAGCACGAGTCTTACCTTTTGTACCCGCAGCCGCCACAAAATCCTACATTGCTCCTTTATCTACAATAGCTTTAAAAGATTCAATTTCCTCTCCATATTTTTTTACCAAAGAATCTAACCCTTTAATAAAATCAATACGACTTTTAATATAATCTTCTATCTTAGGCAAAGATTCGCTTCCTTGCCCAATAGAATCTATATCTTTAGACATCTATACAGCATTTTGTCTTTGTTGCGCTAAAGAAATTTTCTTTTTTTCTAAATTTTGAACATATTTACTATTATTATAATTATTATTAGCATAATTATATTTAGCGTTAAATTTTTCTTGGGGTGATAAATTTTTACCTTTTATACTCTTTTCAAAACTCTTGTTAACATTTTCCATTCTTTGTTGAAGTTTTTGCTCGATTTCTCCAATCTATTTATCTAATACCTCAACACTTTTATCTAAACCCAATTTTATTTGGACTTCGTATTCATTCATATAAATTCTCCCTCCTATTAATTAAGTTTTATTCCATATTTTTTTAAAACTTTAGGCTTAACTACCGTATTAAATCTTTTTTCAAATTCTCGTTGACTTCGTGTATAAGCTATTTTATAAGTCTCTTCAATAGGAGAGAGACTTAAATTATTTCTATTATTATTTGCTCTTGTCATATTCCAAAAATCAAATGTTAATTCTTGCACTTCATCCCACTAAGATAATGAATCAAAACCCGCAAAATCCTCTTCGAATTCTGCCTCGTTAAATAAAGTTGTAGCCATATCAAAAACTAAATCTGTATCGCCAAATTGTTTTATTGTAGATTCTCTTACTGCATTTTTGTTAAATGCTTTCTTTTCTTTTTCTATCGGCTTTAAAAATTTTAATTTGTTTTTATTATAAGTTAAATCAGGCCACAAATTTTTTGTACTCGGAACAAAAAATAAAGAATCCATTAAACTATCTTTATCATAATTGTCCCCGTAATAATTATCAAAAACACTTTCAAAAACATTTTTGACTAAAGACATATATTCAAAAGAAACTTCATTCTTAATGGTTGCCATTCTTTGAGGCATTTGTTTTTCTATTTTCTTTACAATTTCTTTGCAAGCATCTTCAAATGCTTTTGAAACTGTATTTGATAAATCACTCATATTCTTTTCCTTTCTTTAAACTATTAAAGAGGGAAGCGTTTTACTTCCCTCTTTTAGATATATAATATGTATCTCTAGCTAGAGAACCACAATTTAATGTGGCTTAATCCTTTTTGTTTGCTTTTTTCTCTTTACCAGTTCTAATAGCTTCTAATTGAGTCAACTTTTTAATAGCTTCTGTAGCTTTATCTGCATTTTGAGACTTACTTAATGCTTCATAAAGTTCTCTAATTTCCTTAAGAGCTTCTTTATCACTTGCCATCTTATTTAAAAGCTCTTCATTCTTCTTCGCGGATTCCGCAAGTGCCTGATAATTAATATTACTCAACAAGCTATCCAAATCTTTCATTGCATAAATATTTAAAGATTCTTGAATCATTTCTTTCATCTCATTATAATCTTTTTCACAATATTGCAAAATAAAAGGAGCAAAAATTGGATAAAGCAAATCATAAGTTTGATAAGTTTGCAAATCTTTGTTGGAAACATCAATCATTGCATACTCTGCAAGAAGAACATTAAAGAACATATTTTTTCTTAAAGAAACAACTCTAATTTCTTCCATTTCAACATCTTGATTATTCATATCAAAAATAAGAGTCATCATTGCTCTCATCTTATCAAGGATTGGAAGATAAGTACGAACTATTAATTTATTCCCAAAAGCATTCAAATCTTCTTCCTTAATTTTACCAGAAATAATTTTAGAAGCGTTGTAAATTAACTCTTCCAAAGTAATTTTCTCAACTTTTTCCTCGTTTTTCTGTTCATTCTGGGTCAAACCAACCTGTTTTTCATCAGATAAAAGTTTGTTTTCATCTGCCATTTTTATTCTCTCCTTTTAATCCTTTTATTCATCCATGTCAATTCCAAACAGTTCACCAATCTCTTCAAGACTGGTATCTTTTCTATAAGAATCTGTAGTGGAAATATCAGAATGATTCACTAATAATTTAATTTTGTCAAGAGGTACTTTACCTAAATTCTATTCCCTACATAAATAATGTGTTCCATCCGACAAGTTCTGGATGAAGCTATGTCTGAACGTATGCACGTTTGTCAAAGAAGGTTTGCCAGTTATTTCTTCAATAATTGGTCTTAAAGAAATAATCCAATCATAAAGATTCTCAGCACGAGCAGGATGTCCAGATTCGGTAATAAACAATTCTTTTACATCATCCTCTCCACGTTCTTCTAAATATTTCTTAACACACTTCTTAGTTAAAGAATGATAAACTGCCCTATATTTCTTACCTCTTTTTCCAACTAAAAAATTTGTTAAACTTTTACTTTCATCATAAAAACTTTCTTTTTCAACTTGTGCAATTTCATTTTTACGAGAACCACAATCGTAAAGTAAAGCAACCAACGTGGCTTTCTTGTAATCTTTCTTTTCCATTAACTTGTCAACAAGTTCTAAAATAACACTATCATCTAAAAAAACAATATCTCTTACATGTTCCTTGGGAAGACCTTTTACTTTAGCTGCTAAATTATTATCATAATCATAATCATCATCTTCTTCAACATATGTAAGCATTGAACGACAACATGACATCAATCTATTAGTACGAGCATTAGATACCCCTAAAGTGTCACTTAACCATAAACTTAGATTACGGAAATCCTTCTTTCTTAATTCTGTAAGTGGTCTATTACCACAATTATCTAATACAAACAAAAGAATAATTCTACAATCATTTTTATACTACTTTAAAGTAGACTCTTTCATTTTTCTTGCTTTGTATTCAAGAAGAAAATCTTCCATAATGGTTTTATTTTCCTAATTTACTTGCTTCCACTTTTCTTCATCAAAAATTTTATTATACATTATTCAATTTCCTCCTTTCTAATATCTTCAAGCATCTTCTTTATATTATAAGTATAATGAGTCCTCTTTATTTTTTGTTCAATTATAATTGCTCCATATTGAATACAATCTAATTTATTAATGGATTGTTTATCATTTTCACATAAAAACTTACTAAAATTCTATATAGATAACCAGTAAGTTACATTATTTGAAATGTCTTCATCATCTCTAAAATTAAATAAAAAGCCAGCGAATATACCTTCCTGTTGAGCAAACTTCACTAAACTGTTAATCTAATGAGCTTTAATCATTTTGGAGGTTTTGTCTTTTATATCTCTCTATATAGTCAAAGATTTATAACAAGTGCTTTTGCACTCAATAGCAAATAAATTGGGAAGTTCATACACCAAAAAATCACAGGGGTTCTCAGGTTGAAACCTTGAAGTTTTTTCATGCTACCAAGATAAAGAAGTATCATGCAATCTTAAGACAAACAACTCGTCATTCTTAGCGGCTTCTTGAAAATCTTTTTCAAAAGCTTTTCCTTTATTCATCTTTCACCTCTTTTAACCTTTTTGGAATGGGAAAAAAAGAGATAGCCCAACCTTACTCAGTTAAGCTATCTCCTTTCCCATGAACGTTGATTATCCAGTTCAATCATTCAAAACTTTTTTAAGCCACAAACTTTAAGTAAGGGCAATTAATTCCAACCGTCATAGTAGTCATCATCTTCATAATGCTTCTTTTTCTTTTTACGGTTTTCATATCTATTTCTATTTCGAGTCTTTTCGTAATCCTCTTCGAATTCAAAAATCTCTTCTTCTTTTTTCTTCTTCACTATCTATTTTTTCTTAAACGGCTTTCTCTCCTCAGATTCATCATCTCTGTACTAATCAAAAGCCTAATTTTTATTTTTCTTACCCATAAATTCTCTCTTATTTTTAGTTAAACATAATAGAACTTAATATCACTAAGTCCTTTATCATAATCAAAAACAAAAGCAATGCATCCAGCATCCGCCATAGTATATCCACTCTTTGCAGTCCAATTATCCATTTTTGTCATGGCGGAAAGAGTGAAAACAGAAACGCCATAATTTTCCCTTAAAGCCCAATCATTATGATGTAAATGACCACACAACCAATAATGATAAGATGTCTGCCCCCAATCTTCTTTGGCTTCGGCTTGCATCAAACCATTAATACGGTCTTTTTCATCACTACCGTGAGTCAAACCAAGAAGAGTCTTGCCAACTCTAATATATTTTCTTGGGAAAGGACTTGCATCAACTTTAACTTCTTCTACATTTTTATAATACGCTTCAATTATCTGCATTAATGCAAATTCTTCAAATCGAGAATGATTCCGAGAAACAAATACAACTTCTACTTGCGCCACTCTACTAAGCATATCTATAACTTCAATCAAAGCTTCTGTGCCTTTTTTGAAGATAGTATTAAAAGTTCCTTCGTTATCCTGCATATGAGATTGACTTGTTGTATAACCAGTAAAGCTACTATTAAGATAATCGTTACCAACCATATAAATAATCTTTCCCACATTATTCCAATGCACAGAATCAATCATCTTCTTAGTGGTAGAAAGCATATTCTGTCTTGCAATTTCCATATTATACTCAACCCCTGTTTCATAAGGTTGAGAAATTCTACCAAAATGTACATCAAGATGACTGAAGAAAACCACATTAGGTTTATTGCTAATATCTCCTCTAATATGTTCTGTCTTACGAGGAGACTTGAAACCCTCAAAATATTTTCTAAGCTCTTCTAAATCTAATCCACAATCAGTAGGCTTTACAGTAATACGAGAAGAATAAAGATTCTTTAAACCACCTTTGCCATCACCCTGTTGCCAAATACTATTCTTAGCATTAAGCAATTCAAACTGAACTGGATTATACCCGTGTGCTTTTAAAAGAGCTGTTTTATCCGTAAGCTCATCTTCTGATAAAGCTACGAATTTCTCACTTGTTCTTACACCATTACTATCTAAAGTAGTGGTATTTTTAGTGGGAATGTTTTTATTAACAGGTTCGTTAACCCATCCTGAAGCATTAAATTCAGAATAAAGCAGCGCACCTCTACGAATTGTATCAATAGTCAGAGAAGGCAAACCATATTTTTTACGAATATCATTTGCATTACTCCAAGTTGCGTCACCATTTGAAATATCCATCATTAATTGACGCATTTCACGAAGATAACCTTCGGGTACTTTATCTGTAACTAAAGCCATTTTAAATCTCCTTAATTAAGAATCTGTGAAATGTCATCAACAATATGGTCAACCAAAGAATACTGCAACTGTTGAGCATCATCCAAATACCAATCAGTCTTAAGCTTCTTAGTTAAGGTAGACTTGGAAATAGTAGTGTTCTCAATAATATTATTATGAACTCTGGAAATCAAATTTTTATATTGTTGATTTTGCTGTTGAACTGCGTTAAAATCGCCCCGCTGCATAGCACTTCCAGAATGCAGGAGCGCAGTAGAATTCTTCAGGCAATATCTATGTCCTTTATGTCCATTAATAAGAATCATAGCACCGCAACTCATGGCACAAGCAAGATTAACCGTAACAATAGGAGTCTTAGAAAGTTTCATAACAGACAAAAAACCCATCGCTGAATACAAATCCCGACCATAAGAGTGGACGTATATAAATATCTTCTTACGGTCTTCGACAGGAATATCTTTATCAGCATCTTCTTTATTCCAGCGAATAATTTGCTGCATTTCTTGAAACAAAGTTTCATCAATATCCTTGGTTATCCACAGCTCCCTATTTTTAAGCGACCTATATTTCTAAACTAAAATAGGGTCTGGAAGCTGTAAATTAGCTTCTGGACCAAGTTCCTCTAAACAGAACAAATCATCTAAAGTATCATTCTTAATTTTATCCATTTTAATACCTTTTAATCCTTTTATTTTATTAAAAAATATATTTGAAAGAACAGTAATTGTTAAACAAACAAGATTTTAGCAAAAGGTTAATTACTCCCTGTCCTGTCCTTCTTTATTGCATAAAACGCTAAAGCTAAACTCTAACGTCTTAAGGAACTCCTTGTACACATGGTACATGAGATATGTGGTTCAGACCCGCTTTACGAACCCGTAAATTTGGTCTTCTTTAAGTCCTCATCCTGTGCTCATGGACACCACATTAAAAAGCTGCAAGACTATGCCTCGTAGCTGGCCTAAATATACAACATGGTATATAAGGTGATAAGGTTTATGCCGACACCTTAAAACGCCTTTCTCTTCCGTTTGAAACCACGCATGAAAGTATGTTGGTCGGACAGTTTTAATTGCTACCCTGTGGAAACCTGACAACCCTAATAAGCCTCCATTGCATCACTGGATGGTAGCCCAATATACAACTTCTCTGGCAACCCTGACCTCTTGTGTCAATAGGTTTATTTAAAAAGCTTTGTAAAGCTTTTTATACAAATATTTCAAATCTTTTTCTGGAACATCTTTAGCATAACGAAAATAATAACCTTTGTAACATTCAATTTGTCCAGCACAATTCTTGTAAATTTCTCCTTCAAGAAAACCATCTTTCTCTATATCTTTAATTTTTGAATAAAAAGCTACAGGAATATGATTTACATCATACATTACTATCGGACTTAATCTTTTGTCTAAATCGAAATACTATCCCAAACATAAATCTAAATATGTTGGCTTAGGAAAATTTTTCCTTCCATAAGACCAATAATATCCCTCGGCTGTTTTTTGAGCGCCTTTACAAGCTCCTTTGATTGCTTCAGCATTAATATTTAATTCTATTGCTGCACAATAAACATCTGGAAAAGTTTTAACTATCTCTCCCAATAAAGTGTACTAACAAACTTCTTCTTGTTTTATATATCTACTTTCTAGCTCTACTTCAGTGTTTATATTAAGCTTTTTGCACCAATTTCTTAATGTACTAATATCACAATCATATTTTCGCCTTAGCTCTTTTTGCCGACTTTTTGTGACTATTAGTTCCTTAAATTCTTTAAGTGCATCTGGATTTGAAGCTATTTTTTCTAATTTCTTATTCTTAGTTCTTGGAAGAAAAGTAAAACTTTTCATTAAATCAGGCATAATAACTTTATAATAAAACCGCTTTATAGTGCTTTTCTTAATACCTGTTTTTTCACTTATCTTTCCAAAACTATCTGTTGTGTTACATAACATATCAATAGCCTAATTAAATTGCTAAATATTAAAAGAAGATTTACCATTAATTATATCTTCTATTGTATGTTGCTTTTTACCACCGTTAGCAATTCTGCTTAAATTATAACCGATTTTTCCATCAAAAGGTTGATAATAATCTAAATAAATCTATTCTAATTCTCTAACTAAACGAACAGAAGCAACTTTGTCCTCTTCATCAAATTCTACTTCTTCAATTATTGAAAAAGCAAAATTCTCTTCTCCGTATTTATTAAAAGAATTCTACAAATGTGGATTTTCATGCGTTCCATTTCTCAAATCTACCAAATGATTCCACCAACGAGTGTTAATACCAACACTACTACCGATATAAAATTTTCCGTTGACTAAATTAGTTATTACATACACACCGCTTGGTTCTTTTCTGCGAACCTCTTTAGTATGAGCGGAAAGTTCCCTTTCGTCTTTTAGTATGGTTGGAATCAATTTTAATTCCTTATGTTCAATTTTCTTTACTTCCATTTTTAACACCACCTGTTATAGCATTAAAAAAGAATACAGCTTGGTAATTGTTCTTAAACAGGATAGAACAAAAGGTAGCTACTCCCTGTCCCAAGCCGTTTCTTTATATAAAAAGTATTTCTACTAATTATCAAAGTAAGATTTCTGTCGATTTGTTTACAATTATAACTTTATCTGTTCTATTTCGTTTACTAATTTCTTTTTTTAGTTCCTCAGCAAACTTAACTTTACCATCAAAATCTCCATGAACAAGCGCAATTTTTTCGTAGCTTGCCTAACCATATCCGCCAGATAATAATTTAAGTAATTCATCATGTTGAATATGACTAGAAAAACTTTGAAGATTAATAACATTCGCTCTGCACGGGATAGATTTCCCATTAATTACTATAGTTTTTGTTTTCTTTTGTTTTATTTTTCCTGCTAAACTTGTAGGAGTGGCATAGCCACAAAAAGCAATAATATTCTTGGAACTCGGAAGTAATTTTTCCGCCAAATAAACAGAATACCGCCGTTGCATAAACCGTGATGAAGCCAAGAACAATGCTGCTGAATTTTCCTTGGTATGTTTATTCAACAAATTCTCCAAAGTCTCAAAATCTTTTATAAAATGAACTTGACTCCATCCTCTAATTTTTTGCCATTTCTCTAACTCGTCCCCTTTTAAATGTGTATCAAAAACGTCACAAATTTTACACGCTAGTGGAGAAGCCACATAAATTGGACAAGTAAACTTTTCATCAGTATAAAACAAATCAAACAATATACTTAAAATAATTTGAGTTCTCATAAAACTAAAAGTCGGAAACAGAATTTTCCCGTCTTCTCTATCTATTACATAATCATATATTATAGATTTAATTTTTTCTATGTCTTTTTCTCTATCTTTCCCATTCGCACTTCTTTTAGCATCAGCATAGGTTGTTTCAGAAATTAACAAATTAGAACTTTGAATAGGTTGAAAAGTATTGGTAAACAATTTAGGCATTGCTATATTTCCCATGTCTCCTGTAAAAGCAATCTTTTTAATTGTATTACCATTTTTAATATAAAGAATAATACCAGAAGAATGTAAAGTATGGCCAGCAGGAACAAACTCCACAGTAATATCTTCATCAATTTTTATCTTTTTATTAAATTCGCATTCTTCTAATAGCATTGTAGCAGCGTAAACATCTCCGTTATCATAAATTGGAGGATAATTTTTCTTAAACTTCTTGGTTAAATCAAGAGCGTTTCGCTCCATGATATTAGCACTATCTAATGCCATCGGTTTAAAAATATCTGTAAATCCTTCAGGGACAAATGCTTTACCCTTAAAGCCTCTTTTTACTAACAAAGGAAACAAAAGGCAATGGTCCCCGTGATTATCACTCATAAAAACATAATCAATATTTTTTGTTTTAAATTTAAAATTTGCGTTATTTGCCTGATATTCACCAAGCAAACTTTTTTCTCCTTGCACAAGACCAGCTTCTACTAAAATAGAACGCTGAGGTTTTCCCCATGTGATTAAAGTCATAGAACCAGCAACGCTCGTAGCATTATTACCAATAAAACTTACTCTAATCTTGTCTTTGCTTTTACTCATACTTTACCCCCTATGCTATTATAGGAACTTATATTATATTTCTATAATACAAATAATACAATTTTTTTAATTGTAGATTTTTGCCTTGATATATTTATATACATTATTATTTGTATACACATAATAACAAATATTAATGTTTTTGTCAAGGACTTTGAGAAAAATCTTTGTCAAATAAAATCTTCATCAAAAAGATGCTTTTCAAAATCCTTGATTTTACTGGAAAAAATGCACCTGTTTTACCAAATAAAATTCACTTTTTATTCTCTTTCGTGTCTAAAAAGAGGATGGGATTAACCCCATCCTCAATTTATTTGTCATTACTTACTCTTTTGTAAATCTTTATACCAAGAAGGCAATTCAAATTCAACAGTCTCACCAATAGAGTATTTACCAAAATTATCCATTGTGAGACCTGTACCATTTTCAAGAATTACCCAAGCAGAAGTTTTCCACTTACTATGTACAATACCTCTTGCCCAACCTTCTTTTAATTTAGACTTTTCGACAATAGGCTTAACTTCTTCTTCAGTGACACTTTTTAACTCCTGCTTAACAGGCTCAACAATTTCTTCTTTTACAATTTCTTTGTTGTGCTTGTTTTTGTCATACTTCTTATATTGAATCTACTTCTCTTTATTTTCTTTTTTAGGAGAAACTTCAATATCAAAAGCGCTGTTTATTTCATCCATTTCTTAATCTCCTCTCACAGCTCGTCATGGCAGGAGAATTTTCCCATGCACACTTCTAATGACAATATTTTTGATAAGGACAGAGCCGATGAGGTTCCTTCCCATCGGCTCTGCATGTTATTCTTCCGCCATTTTCTTGCTGTGCATTACCGCAAAGCATTTATTCTAATCTCCCAGCTTAAATTACTGAGCAAGAGTAATGGTCATCTTATCAGTAAGTTTATTATTCAAACTAAAAGTAACAGTTACATCTCCGGCAGCCTTAACAGTGAGAAGGCCATTATCATAAGTAGCAGCTTCACCTGTAACTTTAAACTGGTCAGGATTCAGCTTAATAGGAGCACCATCAACAGGGCAAGCGTAGACGTTAAGTTCAATCTTATCGCCAGCCTTGGCGGTCTGGTTTTTGTCCTCAATAACAATACTGGCGAACATATCAGCAGCAGTTTTGTTTTCAAGAACCTGAACGATTTCAGCATAAACACCGTCACCTTCGCAACCTGCGCAACCAGAAGCAAGAGCAGAACCTTCAATAGAAGTGTTAGAAACACCAGAAGCGCTCATGCTAAGTTCCTGAGAACCATTGAGCATGAAACGAGGAACCTTGATAATAACCTTACCAGCGAGGGTAGAGGTTTCAACATCACAAGAACCACCGTTGTAAAGATTAGCCTCAAGAATGCAAGTCAGGGTCTTGGGAATGAAGTTAGCGCTAATGGTAATCTTAGAAGCGATATCATTGTGATACATATAACGGACACAAACTTCAGAATCATTCAAAGAAGCATCAAGAGCAACTTCTTTCTTATTGGTAACAGGATAACGCTGATAACCCTCATCAGTGCCAGATTTCTTTACATAAGCATAAGTATTTGTATTACCAACCATAGGTTTAGCTTCGTAAGACAGAGTAACCTTACCATTAGAAACGGTCAGCTTCTCATCCTTCATGGCGTCACCACCAAGAGTAACATCAGAACCAGTATTCATAGCAAGATACTCAAGGCTGAACATGGCATCAGTCAGCTTCAGGTCAAAAGTGGAAGTATGCGCATAACGACCATAAAGCTTGTTCCGCATTCCCGCGCGGAGGTCTTCGAACGAAATCCGAATAGTAATACTGGAGTCAATCAAAGTATTGGCAGTAGCGACAAGGCGTTCGCCATCCAAAAGGGTCGCACGGCCCACACCAGCTAAAAATAACATAATATATATCCTCCTTATTTATTTTAATCATTTTTTCCCTGATTTAAATCAGTTGGAGAAATTAATCCCCATTATGTAACAGAAGCAAACTTCTTTTGGAAATCATTCATTGTCATAATTTCCTTAGACATATCCTTCTTGTTATCAGTAAATATCCAATGGTGAATGTCTCCATCCTTGAACTAAACTAACCGAGACATAGCACCCTAAATCTAAGCGTAATAATACCCCTTGGCATCAATGGTTTTTAGCATTAAAGAAAGTTTTCTCAAACTTACTTGTTCTTTTAACATCTCCATGGTGTATGGAGAACTAATGGATATACAAACAAGCATTTTTTCCAAACTGGGAGAAGTATAATTCTTGTTCTACATCCTCGCCTTTAATTCCATTTCTTCTCTTAAATTGGGGTCAATATACCTATCTCCATCGTAATCCAAAATATTTTGGTGTGTGATAATAGCTATAAATTCATCAAGTTCTTTAGGCTCTAAAACTATATCATATATATATAATTTTTTCATACCATTAGCTTCTGTTTTTATACCATAAATATCTCTCATCTTACTTTTACATTCTGGACATATAGCATAATTATTAATAAACTCAAGAGCTTTAACTTTCTTTTCAGTTTCGCTTAAATTATCAGGTAATGTTTCTTGGAATTTAGCATATTCTTTGATAACTTCAAACTAAGTTCGTTTGAATCCACAATGAGGACAAAACAAACCATTTTTTTCATGGAGCACAAGTTCGAACATATTAATTACCTAAGAAGTAACCATAGGTCCATATTCTTGATTTTCCATATTCTATATTAAATATGCCATATAAGACATACCAATACCTTCAGGATTAGCCACTTTTTTAGTGGTTTCTATTCCATTTTCATCTACAACTTTTATTTCTTTAATATTTTTATCTTGAGTAAAACAAGATAAATTAGCATAAAAATTATAGTAATCTTTCGTTAAAACTGGATAAATTAACAAGCCTTTAAATGGCACTGGTAAATCCAAACCGAAATAGGCTTGTTCGTACATTTCCATTTTAGCTTGTAACTCTTTAGATATTGCCAATTAAGACACCCCACTCATGTAGCATCCTAATACAACTTTAATTCCTTCAAAATTTCTGTTGTTCCAAATTCCATATTGAGCCTATTGGAATCTACTCATCATTGTTGAAAACTCTAAATTGCCAACACCCTGTACATGAGCGCCATTGAGCAAAAACAAAATAGCTTTTAACAAAGTAGAAACACGACTTTTTCCAGTAATAGGAATTTCAACCCCATCAACCGTATCAACAGGATAAGTTTTATCATCATCACTTGGATTAATATTAATACATTTATTATGTGTAATTATATCAATTCCAAAGTTAACAACAGCTTTGTATCTATCTGTAGGAATAATTTGGTCGATATAAATCTTTAATAACGTACTTTCAACTATCCAAGCATCTTCAAAATGAGGACTTCTAAAAATACGTTTATCGGTTTGTGTTATATCATCAGAACATATCAAAGAAGTAATCTATTGATATGTCGGCAATTCTCTATTAAGAGCATCTGCATCATTATAATATAAAAGTTTCCAAATAATATGAGTTTGTTCTAATTCTTCAGGAGTTTTTTTATTAGGAGATAACAAATAATAAATTATTCTATCTTCCACTCCGTCTAAATTTACAAAACGGTTAAACGCAGATGGCGCATAACTACTATCTAACATTAATAAAAACCTCCCAATTTAAAACTAAAAGTCTCACTAATAGTAACCCCTGCAATATCAGGGTCGGCACAAGTAGCAATTACATCTAATGTACCCCTATTGCAAGCTTTTAAATTTTTAATCTTAAAGGTGTTATCACCAGTTTGTTCAAATTCATAATATTTAGACCAATTTTCTTCTTTTATACCATTTAAAACAACTTTGTACTCGAAGTGAGTGGGAAGTGTACCACCTTTGAAACTTAATTCAGTTTCGCATTCTTTGCTATTGCCAAGAATTATTTTATAATCGTCACAATCTCTAAGAGTAATATGATACTCCTCATCGTGAAGGTCTTCCTTTTTTGGAATAAGATATAAAGGAGCATTATTAGCGACACGTGTTACAGCATCGTCATCAGCACTCCATAAATCTTTATCCAACGCCAAGACCACGAAAGGTATATCTTCTAATCCAGTAAAACCACTCTTTGCAAAAGTTTTGGTAGATGTACTCTTTATAACAGCTTTAACTTTATATATAGCATTATTTTCAATGTCGTTCTAATCTGTGCCACCAAGAATAACTCGGCTATTAATTTTAACAGCATTTGAAAAATAATTTAATTGCATAGTGACATACCACTCAGCTTGAGGTATTACCAAAGTTTTATTATAATACTGGTTCATATATTTCAATTCATTTTCCAGTACAATAGGCTCATACCTTATTTCAGTGGCATCTGTTTGACTGTTTGTTGAAGACCCAAGTAATGCAATATTAGCATTACATCTACGAACTACACAAGAATTCCGTGGATTTATAGGAGACTTATTTATAGCAATCCAAACACTCGTATTATAATGTTTTTCTTCCTCTGTCATAGCGCTTAAATCCTGAAATTCCAAAGAAAAGCGATATCTTTTTCCAAGAGGATTGGGATATTTTAAATCTCTAAAAGAAATTTCTGCCCAATCTGTACCCAAATCTTCACCACGTTCACCCTTAACTTTTCTTATAACAACAGTCTCAAGAGGTGTATATTCAGGCATTTTGGTTGTGTATTCAATTTGTCGGTCTTTTTCTTCTTCTATGTCAACAGTATTATATCTATATTCCCAATCCTAATCGCGTTTATATTGCAGATTTTGAATATAATAATTATCTCCAACCATATTATGCTTTAAACGAGCTTTGAGCATGATACTGCTATCAACAATATCAGTAGTATTTAAAATCGCCATTTTAATCTATAATCTCCTTAGCCTTCGTTTTTGTATTTTTTTAATAAATACTCTGCATAATTGATTGATTCAAATATTAATTTCTTAATCTATCCTTTATCTAATTGATTCGTTAAAATAGCATTGATATTAATTATAATACTTACTAATTCACCATCAAAAAGAATATTACTTGACGAAACATACATCATTATTCCACCACAATACACACGGTAATTATAAGTGGAATTGGGTTCTTGAGATTTGTCATATACATAAAGAACTTTCTTCAATTTTGAAATTATTTCTTCTAAGCATACAATTTTCTCATTAATAGATAAAACTACTTTGAAGTTCTTTTCGTCTTTATCCATCTTTACCCCCTTCCTATAAACTTACTACCACCCATAAAACGGATTTGCCATGCAAGTCTATTTTGATAATTGTATATTTCTGAATCAAGTTGGTCTACCCATTCGTTTTTTGCTTTTAAGATACGGTCATTAGACATAATCTTGAAATCGCTGTCTTGCATTAAATTGCGAATATCTAATAACAAATTGCGTTCTTCTTCTCCCCATGCCTTTACAAGCAAACGAGCAAGAATATCTTTAACATAACCTACCACTAAACTTGTACCATTTACATTTTTGTTAGTTAAGCCTTCAAAATTGTCAGTAAATTCACCAACATAATATTGCTCAACTGCATATTGCTTGCCTTCAGGTAACACATCAGGGAATTCTACAGTGTGAGCTTCTTTATCAATCGAGCCTTGCACCAATAATTCTCCTTCAATATAATTATATATTGAATTATCCTGAATCTCAAACTCAGGGTCAAGTTCGAATTTATTATTCTTGCCATCCCCTTCAAAAACTTGCATGATACCTTTTGGTTCTTTATATTGAGATAAACGTAAAGAAACGCTTAGAGGGTTGTTAAACATAGATATTGCATTTTGCAAATAGGTGTACATTATCTTATTAAATTGCAAAGGATTAGTCTCATACGCTGTCGTAATCCTTGGGTCATCAAATAAGGCTATTGCTTTTCGATAGACATCACTAAACAAAATGCCCATTTAAACCCTCCTTATTTGTTTAATGTCTTATTGAATCAAAATTCATTTGAGCCAACAGATTGTCAAAAACACCCTTGTTAGAAATTCTGTTCAGAAGCTCAACTTTACTTCTAACACGATATTTAGCATCATTTTCATAGCACTTTCCAAGCCAATAAGAACAAATAAAGTCTTTATCAGCTTCAGTCAAAGAATTCATGTAATCCTCAAGTTCACGTTCACTCTTCTTGTAAATATTTACGAGGTCTCCCTTCGTAACAACAGCGTGACCCTCTCTCTTCAAACAAGATACATTATAACGTTCCGCAACGTCCGCGAATTCGGGAGCCAAAAGAATAATTTCTTTATCGAACCACTTACGATATTTGGAAACACATTCCTCAAACTGTTGCCAGCTAAGAACACGCTGTTCACCGAGAGTATGGAAATTAATAGTTAAACCAGTAAGCTGAATAGCGGTTGAAAGACCACCAAGCAATTCACGATTATGAACAATAACAATTTCCTTGTCACTCTTTCTATTACCAAGAATTTCCAAAAGTCTTTCTGTTGTATTAGAAGTATTATCCTGTACTTCTTTTTCCTTAAAAGAACTTTCTGTATTGCCCTCTCTATCACCCAAAGTAGATTCTTTGATTGCTTCTGCTAACTTTTCGTTCTTTGCCTTCTCTTCCTTGAGTTCACTACTCAAAGATTCAATTGTAGACTGGAACTTTGCCATCATAGCTTGAATATCTTCTAACGAGATAGAAGACTGAGTAGCAGGAGACTCCTTAACAGAAGTCTCCGCATTCTCAGCAATTTGTTCCTTATTAGTTTCGTTTACAACTTCTTCTGTATTTTTAATAGTTTTCTTACTTACAGCCATTTTTTACAATCTCCTTTTAAACCTTTTAAACATATCTGGAGCAACCAGAATTTACGAAATCAACTAATTATTATAATTAATTA